TGGAAGGACATTATTGGCAGTGATTTGTTTAATGATGTTGTTGTATTCATTGATGAGTATGAGAAGAAGTTAAAGGAGGATACAACTATTCCCTTATTAGAGTGGTTAGATGGTTCTGTTAATACTAAACAATTGTTTATTCTAATTGGCAATGAGCAAGCTAATAATAGATATGCTAATCCTCTAGTTGATAGATTATCAAGAGTTTTATTTAAAAAGACATTTGATAGCTTATCTCTAGATAACATTAAAGAGCTTGTTACTAAACTATCTCTAAGACATAATAAAGATGAACTAGTAGACGCTATTAGCTGCATTCCAGTGTTGTCCTTAGACAATTGTCTACAAATTATTAAAACTACTAACTTGTTTATAGATGAACCGATTGATACAATCATTGGCATTCTAAATATTGAGTTTAGAGAGTTTGAAGACTTTGTTGTTTGTGACTTAGTAGGTAATAAGATTGTTTATGACAGTATTAGTGTGGCAGTAACAAAGGGTAAGGTAGCCTTTAGAGACTCTAATATTTGCTTAGAATTAAAGTACAGTTTTGGTCAATCTCTAGATATATTAGATATAGACAATGAATATAGCCCTGAGTTCAGAGGAGAAATTGATAATAAAGATATTATTGTTGAGTATGTTAATCCTAACACTATTAATCTAACAGGTCATTATTACTATTATAAGAAGGGTGAAGATGATCAAACTAGATCTGTTGAGCCTATAACAATACAACTGATTAAAGAGTCTGTATATCAACTATCTAATAGTAGGATTAAATATCTTACATTTTGATGTAATACAGCCTGTAAGGTTTGTAGTATATAAGCCTTACAGGTTGTATTAATGGAGGATTAAATTAATGGTGAAAATATATGTAATTAGTGACACTCATTTTGGTCATGAGAATAGTCTTAAATGGACAGATGATAAAGGTAATAAACTAAGACCTTTTAATACACTTGAAGAGCTAAATAATACTATTATTACTAATTGGAATAATATAATTAATCCAGAAGATCATGTATACCATCTAGGCGATGTTGTTATTAATAAAAAGTACTTAGAGCTTGTAAAAGAGTTAAAGGGTCATAAACGTCTAATAGCTGGTAATCATGACATATTTGATAATAAGTTATATTATGAGGCTGGCTTTGAAAAGATAACAGGTGTAAGAGTTTTTCCCGCTTTAAAAGCTATATTAAGTCATATTCCTATTCATCCTGATTGTTTAAAGGATGAATGGATTAATGTATCAGGTCACTTACATTCTAACTCTCTTTCTGATAGAAGGTATATAAATGTATCAGTTGAACAAACTAATTATACTCCAGTACTCCTAGAAGAAATACTAACAACTAGAAGAAAAGAAATATTATGCAGCCTTTAAAGTCATTAACATTTATTAGGATTGGCCCTGTTAGTAGTCATAAATATAAACCTCATAAGAAGGTATTACAATCAACTAAAACGTTTAACAGTAATATTAGAAGATTGTTGGATGAGGCTGGTATATGTTTAACTCTAGATGATTACATGTCTGATGATTTAGATCCTATACAAGATGATTTATTACAACAATGGGTTGATAATAATAAAGAGCTATATAACAAATATAAAGACTTAAATAGGGGTTTTACACCAAACTCATTTCATAGTCCACCTCAATTAAGAGGCTTATATGCTTTTCCTCAGTATAGATTAGAGCCCTTTCTCACTCACTGGGATAAGTCAAAGTTTGATATTAAATATATTAATAGGGGCACTGATGATGAGACATGTAGAATGAGGGCTAAAAGATATTCTATTATTAAATATAACAAGCCTACTTTGTGGTGTCACCATATAGAACAAGCTAATAGATTAGAGGTATCTATTACTACTAAAAACAGTTGGGTATTAGTTAATAGTAAGGACTATTTAAAGGTCTTAGCTAAGTATGAAAAGGATAGACTTAAAGAGTATAGAGAAGACATGAGTAGCTATTATAAGTGTATTAAGAATCCATACATGTTTGGTAATAATGATGAGTTGGAGGTGTTTCTAATAGGCGTATGAACAGGGCACAGAGAAGACATCATAATAATAGAGTTATTACTAATAGGCTTAAAGAGTTAAAACAATTATCTAACAGTAGATATAATTGTTTATTGTCTAAGAAGAATGTATTAAATAAGCAGGATGCTTATGATTGTGGCAATCCTAAATGTACATTATGTAACTATGATAAGCTATATGGAAATAAAGATAATAAAGGAAGAAGATTAAATCAGCAAGAATTAATTGAAATTATTGATGATTACTTTAATGATGTATCCCCTGATAATATAATTGAGCTTATACAACATGATATTTAATAAATATAAGTCTAGACTATATAGAAAGCATAATACTACTTGTCATAATGCTCCTAGTAATGGCTTTGATTACACCCCTTTATATAAGTTTTTATTGAGTAAGGTGGGTCAATCTTGGTCAGATGTGTTTAAAGAGGCAAAGGCTAGACTTAATAGTGTTATACCTATTTACTATATTGTTAGCAGAGATAAAGATGTAACTAATATTACTCCATATGTAAGAGTTGGTGAGAGTAGTTATTACAGTACTTTATATGTTGATGATAAAGGTGTGTTAAGAGTGGTTGATCCTAATATAAATGAGACAACATAAAAGCCTAGTTGTGATTGTTGTACTCACACATTTAATGGTAAAAGATTTACAAAGAAGTATAGGGAGAGTAGTAATGACTAATATAAAAGATATAGATACATTAGCTAGTTATAACATTGATGTTAATAGTATTAAATGGCTATATAAAAGAACTAGTACAGGTGCTATTCAAATATGGGGCCAAGAGTTATTAGATGATAGATATAGAAGTGTTATTGGTCAATTAGAAGGTAAGTTACAAGTTAGTGATTGGACCGTTGCTAAGCCTAAAAACATTGGTAAGAAGAATCAAAGATTAGGGCCAGAACAAGCTGAATATGAAGTTGATAATAACTATACTAAGAAGTTAAAAGAGGGTTACTTTGAGTCTACTAATAATATTGATAGTAGTACTTTAATTAAACCTATGTTGGCTTATGACTGGAAAGATTATAAAGATAAGTTAGATAAGTTAGTTAGCAATGAAGATGAAATTGTATATTTATCATCTAAGTTAGATGGTGGTAGATGTCTTGCTATTAAGAAGGGTTTGTTTACAAGAACAGGTGATGAGATTAAGTCTTGTGATCATATTAATGAGGCTTTAAAAGACTTCTTTGTTATGTATCCAGACGTTGTATTAGATGGTGAGTTATATAATCATAATGATCTAACCTTTAGTGATATTATGTCTATCTTTAGAAGAGAGTATAATACCGATGAAGTGTTAAATGTTAAATATAATAGAAGACAATCTAAGGATGTAGAAGATAAATTAGACTCTAAACTACTTAGTTATAATGTGTTTGATTATATTAGTAATAAGCGTTTTGAAGATAGATATACTGATCTAATAAATTGGTTTATTGATATGAATCTAATCAGTCCTAATCTATTCTTAGTTGGGCAAACCACTTGTCCTATTAGTAATATCTTACTCTTAGATAATATGTATAAAGGCTTTATTCAAGATAACTATGAGGGTATGATTATAAAGTTTAATCAGCCATATATTAATAAAAGAACTAAGTACTTATTAAAGAGAAAAGATTGGATTGACTCTGAATATATCTTATTAGATATATTAGAAGGTAGAGGTAATTGGTCTGGTAAAGCAAGAATAGCTGTGTTTGATGGTTTTGAAGCTGATATTGTTGGCACATATGAAGAGTGTGCTTATTGGTTAACTAATAAACATATGTATATTGGTAAGCCAACCACTGTTAAATACTTTGAGTTAACAGATGATGGTGTTCCTAGATTTGGTAAGGTTAAACAGTTAGCAAGAGAGGATATATAACATAATGTTAGTACTAACTGAAGAGGAATGGTTTGATGAGTATTATCCTAAAGAATGGGGTGATTGGAGACAAGAATATAATGCTAAAGCTTATAGAGAGAATGGTGTTATAAGAAGTGGATGTACTTGGCTTAATTATAAGGTTACAGGCTGGCTGGCAGGTAGTAATGATTTATTAGTAGTTAATAAACATAGTGATTGTAGATATATAAAATCATCACTATTTGAAGTTAGTGATGATATTTGTACTATGTTTTGTGGACCAAGACAACCAGATGGTAGCTGTTGGGTACAAGGCACCATATATAAATGTGAATCTAATCTAGAGTTGTATACTATTACATTGTTTGGTATTGATGATATGTCTTATAGTAAAGACTTTATTGGTTTAGATAGTGTGTTAGAAGGGTGGGATAAATTACCACAGTTGCTAACTGATATGAGTCTTCTATTTAAAGATAGTTACTACTTTACTAATTAGTTTTTATTTAATGTGGAGGTTTGTTTTGAGTAATATAATAGCAGATAAAACAGTTAGACAACTTATAAATGAGTTGGAAAGATTAGCTAATAAGTTGGGTGATGATACACCAGTTGAACTTGTAGTTCATAGTGATAAGATACCAAGGGCAAGATACTATTATTATCCTCTTATTAGAGTTGAAAAGGTTAATCATGTATCTAGAGTTGTAATAACATCATAGGTTATGTAAATAGTAATATGAGTACAAAAGAAGATTGGGAGCCACATATTAATGTGGTGGGTAATGATGTTTGGTATACAGGTCATATAACAATTATTGGTGTTAATAATCTAATAAAAGAATTAGAACAACTTATAACTCTATACTTTGATAATGATAATAAGAAGATTAATCTTTTTATTAGTAGTGACGGTGGAATTGTTACAGCAGCTCTAATGTTATATAACTATTTAAACTTAAATTATAAAGCTATTAATATAATTGGTACTCTTGGATTAAGTAGTTGTGCTACATATATGTTATTTACTCAATGTGATACATATATTTATCCACATATATATGTCTTATTTCATCCAATGACGTTTGATATTAGAGACACAATGCAACCTGTTAAAGCAAAAGAGGGTTTTTATAATCATCTTTTAAGGACAGTTGATTGTATATATAAGACAAAGAACTTTAAGTGCAAATGGAAGACACAAGATGTATATATATTTGCAGATGAGTTGATTAAGAAGAATATAGTTAGTGGTGTGTGGTTAGGTTAATTCTATTACATATGTAGTTATAACTAGACTCATTATAATAAGGCTGTTGTTTATACCAATCATTCCATTTGTTAGTACCTTTATCTTTATTACATCTAACACAACATCCTACTAGATTTGAGTGTAATGTTTGGCCTCCTTTTGTCTTAGGTATTATGTGATCTAAGGTTGTTGCCAGGGAGCCACAGTATACACATCTATAAAATGTTTCTTGTAATATATAATGCTTAAAGAATAACTTATATAATTTAGTATAGAATGACTTAGATGTTGGTTGATTATTACTAACAAAGTGTTGAATCTCATCTGTTATAAACATGGCCTTTTATAAAGTCACAACACATATGTAATCATATTAGTAGAGTAAAATAATAGGAGAATTATAGTGGAAACATTGCCTAATAGGTATGTGTATATGAAGGTATTGAATGAGTTAATGAGTTATAGAGATAGATTAAGTTATACATATGAGTAAACATAAGGTATATTGTACTGTTTGTAATCAGGTTGTTTCTATAGAGTTAGCAGGTAGACCACATGACTTTATGAGTTGGTCTATAACATGTCCTTGTGCAACAGAAGAAGAGGTTGTTATTAAGAGTTTGCCCTTTAACAATATGTATGGCTTGTTTAATATATGTGATTTAGAACCAACACCCCAACTTATTAGTGACTTATGTGATAAATATAGAAAGGGCCATATATATATTTAATTTGTTATTTAATTAAACACATTACATAGTTATAACAAGATGAATAGACAAGATATTACATTTAGATTTGTTGTTAAAGATGAAGAGTTAAAACAACAATACATCAATCATATTGCTACTAATTATAAGTTTGGTGATAGAGGTGTTGACCTTATTGTTCCTAGCTATTATAAGATTTATAGAGGAACTACTGGTAATAAGATTGATCATCAAATACAAGTGGCTGGCTACTATACATATGATGATGGCACTGAACATGAGGTTGGATATGATCTTAGACTAAGGTCTGGAACAGGTGCTAAGACATCATTTAGATTGAGTAATGAAGTGGGTACTATTGATTTATATAGAGGTAACATCATTGCTTTGATTGATCATATATTATCTACTAATCCAACAGTAGATGAACTTAATAGTATTAGTGTTTGTCCTATTACTGGTAAAGAGTTTGTTTCTATTAAAGCTGGTACAAGATTAGTACAACTTGTTAATCCTAATGGTTATGGTTGTAAGGTTGAGTTTGTTGATGAGTTACCTCCAACTGAAAGAGGTGAGGGTGGGTTTGCTAGTAGTGGTGGGGTATAACAATGCAAGTTAGATTATTAACTAGAACAGAGGGTGTTGAAGGTACAGAATACTATCAGAAGACTATTGATGAAATATTAGTAGGCAAAGCCAGAGCTAGTAGTTCTAGAGAGATTAATGAGTTGTTTGATGAGTCACATAAACTACTTAGACATTGCATTGTTAATGGACATTGGTCTGTATTTGATCAGTGTCATTTAGGCTTTGAGATAACAACGTCTAGGGCTATGGGTAGAGAGTTATTAAGACATGCTTCTATACATCCTCAAGAGCTATCACAGAGATACAAAGAAGTACTAGATTGGGAAGGTGTTGAACTTAGATTACAATCTAAGTCTAATAGACAAAGTAGTACTGATTTGTATGAATCAGATATTGCATATGAATTAGTAAATGGTGCTATTGATGATAACTTTACTTACTACTCACATCTTATTGATCAAGGCGTTGCTAAAGAGTGTGCAAGGTTTATACTACCAGAGTGTACAACTACTGTATTACATATGGAAGGTAGTATTAGATCTTGGATTACAATGCTTAATGTTAGACTGCATAAGACGGCCCAAAAAGAGATCAGACTTATAGCAGAAGCAATAAAAGATATACTAATAACCCAATGTCCTATTACTTGTAGCGCCTTATATAACTTTGAAGATGGATACAATATACACATACTTGAAAGAGTTATATTAGAGAAGTATGGTGTATATAATCTTGTTAAAGATAACAACTATAAAAAGATAAAATGAGTCTTAATTTACATTTACAAGCTGGTCTTAATTATATTGATATTCTACAAATAAAGGAGCCTCATGCTTCTATTATTGCTAGATCAAGTGATCCATATACTGCTTATTGTACTTATATAAGACAATTAGAAATTGAGTGTAACTGGGAACCAAATCCTATTTATTGGTGGGATGTTGATAATAGTATTAATGCTCAAGATGCAAAACTATTATGCTGGAGTAGTCCTGAAGATTGTACATGTGATAAATACATTGTTGGTTATACTAAGACTAGTGATAGATTAATAAAGAGCTTAGATGATGCTATACAAAGAGCTAAACAAGAGGGCTATGTATTAGAGTGGGAAGTATGGTAATTAATAAGTATAAACAGTAATAAACAATGTCACAGTATAGATTCTGTAGACTTGTTATGACCACAGAAGATAATCATAATAAGTATTATGAGATGCAAGAGACAAGTGATCATATACAAGTTAAATATGGCAGAGTTGATCAGAGTTGTATTGAGATAACTAAACCTTTACATCAGTGGTCATCTTTAATTAAAAGTAAGATAAAGAAGGGATATGTTGATGTTACTGAGTTTGTTGCTGTTACTGTTACTGAAGACGGGCCTACTAATAACATTATATATACACAAGAACTATATGATGTCTTCTTAAAGAAGATGATGGAGTATAGAGATGGTCTTGTATCTACTACTTACAGTGTTAAAGCTAATCAAGTTACTAGAAGACAATTAGAACAAGCTCAACTATATATTAATGATTTGGCCCAAGTTGGTGATAATTATGATATACAACAAGTTAATGATTTATTGTTAAAGTTGTATACTGTTATTCCTAGATATATGAGAAAGGTACAGGACTACTTACTACCTAACATATCTTTGAATAAACTAGTAGAACAAGAACAAGATAAGTTAGATGCATTGGCCTCTCAAGTCATAGAAGATATTAGTAATAATGTAGAAGATTGTAATGAGAAGCCAGTTATTAATAGTATTGCTTCTAGTCTAAATATAACAATTGATATTGTAAAAGACTATCCTAGCAACATTACTTATATTACTAAGCAGCTAGGTAATAAGATTAGAGCCTTATTTAAAGTTGACATTGAAAGACACAAGAATAAGTATTATAACTACTTAGAAGCTAATAATAAAGACATTAGTAGCGGTCATAGATACTTAATACATGGTACTAGATGCTCATCTGTTATACCTATCATTGAACAAGGGATGAAGATAAGACCTAGTGGTAATTATCACTTCTCTGGTAAGGTATACGGAGATGGAATATACTTCTCTGAAGTTACTAGTAAGTCATTAGGATATACTGGCTATGATAATGATAAGGTGCTTTTAATATACAAGGTATATGTTGGCACCCCATACATATATAAAGGTTGGTATACAGGTAATGACTTTAATCTGTCTTTTAATGAGCTTAATAAGAGGGGCTATGATAGTACTTTTGTTGAGGCGGGTAATGGTTTATTAAACAGTGAAATCATTATTTATAAAGAAGAACAATGTTATTTAGAATATATAATTTGGTTGTAATAAATAAAAGGAATATAATGTAATGAGTACATATTATGGTTTAACAGAGTTTTATAATGATCTAGTTCTAGCAACTGCTATTAGATTAATTAAAGAGAAAGGCTCAACTACTACACTTGATATTAAGAATGAACTAAGAACTAGACATGCAACTATTGACTTTGGTAATATTGATGTTAGACCTATTATCACTCAAGATATTGTGTCTGATAGTATGGAGTTCTTAGCTGATAATAGCTACTTTAGTTATACAGATAATGGTACTTATAGAACATATTATTTAAACACTGTTGAGTTTAATGATAACGATGATATAAAAACTACTAATACTAATGTTAGCCTAGCTGATGCTTTAGAGATTATTAATGATTTAAAGAAGGATGATAATATTACTATTACTTTTATTAAAAAGGATGGTAATATTAGAACTATTAATGGTACTGTTTATAGTCCAAATACATTAGGTTTAGGATCTATATTAGTCTATGATAATGAGGAGCCAGATGGTAAAAATGGTAGTAATATTAGAACTGTTGATCTAAGAAAGCTTGTATCATTTGAGTTTGATAATTTCTTATATACAGTAGTTAAACAATGATTACTTTAACAGATAAGTTGCTGTCAAAAGAGGCGGCAATTTTATACTACTCTTTATATAGTACTACTAAGTATGTTGATGTTGTAGAGCAAGGAGTTAAATGTAGATTAACTCCTAATGAGGTTAACAGAGCTATTAAAGAGTTACAAGACTTAGAGTTAATTGAAGTAAAAGTTAGTATTAGAAAGAAGAAAGGAAGTACTAAATGACATCAAGTAACACAGTTAATAAGACAGATCTAACTAATGTTTATCTTATATTAGATGGTAATAAGATATCTAATAAGAAAGAGTTCTTAACTGAAATTGGACTGCTATTAAAGTTTCCTGAGTATTATGATCGTAACTATGATGCATTAGATGAGTGTTTAGGAGATATTATTGATATATGGACTAACAATAATCCAACAGTAATTGAGCATATTATTAGTCCTTTTACTAGTGTTATAGATGCTGTTGATAAGGGACTACAAGTTAATATTATATGGGTTAATAGTGAGTTGTTCTTTAATGATGATTCAGAAGCTTATTATACTGCTGTTAATATATTAAGGGATGCTAATAAGGATAAAACAACGCCTCTTAATTTCTATCTTGGTACTTATATTTATTAGTTTTATAACTTATAATAACAATAAAAGAAGGAGTGTAATATCTCCTTCTTTTATTATTTGTTATTTATTTAGTATTGACTACTACATTGAGCATTTACCTTTTGTATAGCTAGAGCTTAGTTTAGCTTTTACATTACCCTTGCTATTGGTTTTCTTTGTATTTATCTTTGTTCCTTTGGTGGGGCCTTTAGCAAAAAGGGCTTTAGGTTCTGGTTGTTTGGTTGCCATCTGATTATTGTTATTAATATTGTTATATAAACTATATAACATATTTTATATCTATAAATATGGCATATTTATAGTGTTATTTGGACCTATTATTAGTTCATTAAACCAACTAATAAATATTATGTCTTAGTATATTCCTTTATATAAATGTTATAACGTATAACAAAACTATACAAAGAATTTATGACTAAATATACCCATCAACATAATATAAATAGCCATACTAATAATACTAATAACAATAAATCATATGAGATAAAAGAGGAGCCTAGTTTATTACATGATATAAAAAGAACTATGGGATTAGAAGACTACTCTGATACAAATCTTTTATTATATATATTAATATTTGTATTTGGAATACAAAAGTTAAATGACCTAATATCATTTATTACTGGTTTATTAGCTCTTCCTCAAAAAGTAGAGGAGAGTTATAATTTTATAACTAAGAAGGATTTAATATTACTAGATAGATTAGATGATCTGATGAATCAATTACTAGGTATTACAGGAGCTGATAGAGTTGCAATTGGTAAAATTCATAATGGTACATATGATCATACTAGAGCACATCTAATGAAGTTTAGTATAATTTATGAAGTTGTTAGTAATAAAGTATCATCTACTAAAAATGACATACAAAACATACCTATTGACTATATAAAAGATGAAATACTATTAGGCTCAACTAGAGAGTTTCAAAGAATAGATAAAACAGAACTTAATAGTAAGGGTGATCAATATTTAGATAAGCTTGGACTTCAATCAAAGTCTTATAAGTTATTAGGCTATAAAGAACAAATATATGGAATTATTGAGCTTCATTGGGTTATTACTCCTACTATAAATTATGAGGATGATAGACAAACATTAAATAGGTTTAATACAACTGTTGCTTTACTAGAAGATACATTACAAACTCTTATACTAAAGACTAATTGGTTGCATAATAGTATAAAAACAGTTAAGAGAAGCCCTGTTAAATTCTATAAGTTTTTATTACGTTTAATAAACAAATAAAATAATAAAAGGAGCTTAAATTATAGGGCTCCTTTTATTATTTTATTTGTTTATTGTTTATTTATTATTATTACTCATCGTCATCTTCTTTTAATTCAGCTCTCATCTGTTTTATAGTGTTCTTATCAACTTGATGTAGTACTGGCTGTGATATTCCTCCAAGTAGTAATGCATCCCACAGTGAACTCTTAACTTTAATAATACTTATTAGATCTCTAGCAACAATTGGATTGTATGCAGACACCGCATTAACAATGTCTGCTATTAATGTTCTCATTGATTGTGCTCTTATCTGAGTTGATACAAACTTATCAGCCTCTGTTGTGAGCATTCTCATCTCTCTAAACAACTCAATAAGCACTTGCTCCTTTGTTGTTGATTTGTGTTTAAAACTGTCATTAGCTGCTAGTTTTATATCTTCTAATAAGTTTGTTAGATTCTCATACAAGTCTTGATATCTAGAACTAGCATCAAAGATTGATCCAATCTTATTCTCATTAGGTTTAATGTATAAACTATTAGTCTCTTTATAAGTTGTTAGCCACTCTTCAATGTCTGTAACTTTAATAGCCATTCCAGCAATAGTTGATAATGAATTAGCTATACTTGCAAGAGGCTGACCCGATTGATAAAACTGTATTAAATAACTTGCTAAGCCATGTTGATCAATTAAGTTAGTTGGTACTATTGTAGGAGTTGCTAAACTATTATCTTCTACTAACTTCTCTCTTAAATAATCTAGATCATTAAGTATTAGTTGATAGGGTTTCTCTCCAATTCTGCCATCAATTGTTAGTTGATCTCTTAAATCTTGTTCTATCTTCTTTACAAATAAATGCGGATCTATCATACTATTAATCCAAATCTAGTTTTGATCTAAGATCAATTGGTTGTATTAAATCATCAAAGTCTTCTTGTTTAACATATACTCCAATCAAATAATGCATTATTTGATTTAAACATTTATCAGCTCTTCTTTTGATTGTTGTCATGTCTAAATACAAAGCATCTGCTATTGCCTGCCTTGTTCTCTCTGTGGTTGCTAAGTACATCATAATCTTATAGTTCTCTGGATTAATTGATTTGGCCCATTTAATAGCCGTCTCAACCTGTGTCCAACTAAACTCATGACTCATTAGTCTGTTATCTTCTCTATATACATATATAAAAGGTTGCTTCCAAGGGTATTCCTTTTTAATGTAATTGAGTAGCTTACTCCTGCCCTCATGCGGCCTCAAAATTGTATCCTCTTATACAAAATAGTAAATATTTATTTAATTTGTTAATAGTATAAAGTAATTATATCTATTACAAATATAGGCGCTATTATAGCATATGTTTACTATAATAGCGCCTATAAATTGTTAGTATTTAATTATTTGTCTAATAGTTATAAATCAACTGTTATATTGTTTATCTTATTAAATAGATCAGGATAGCAATGTTGTAAAAAGGGGCAGGGTTTATGGAATTGATCAAGGCATGGACAAGAGTTAGCATAGTCTTTGTTGGGTATTCTCTTCTCAAACTTGTTATTAGTAATATCTTTGTGAACAGAGGTTAATTGTTGTATTACCTGATCTCTAAAAGCTGGCACCATTTGACTGTATACAAGACTATTAGTTCTTAGATTGTATATACCAATGTACTTAGGTTGTTGTTGGGTTAATTGCTCATACGCATATGAATATGTTAGTAGCTGGCTGTTAAAGTCAATGTCTGCTGCTGTGTAGTCTTGTGAGCCACTCTTATAATCAATAATAGCAACTTCTCCATCTTGCATCTCTGCTATTAGATCTATATATGCTTCTAGTATTGGTCCCTTATCTCCAGTGTTAGGCGTTGTTATAATGTTAGTCTCAGGTGAGAACTCTAATTCAACTCCTAATATCTTCTTAATAGAAGGTGCCAAGCTAAACTTGTTAGCAATCTTTATAACATTTAGTACTAGGTCAAAGAAGTCTATATTCTCCCATCTACCATCAACTGATTTGATATAGGAGTTAATAGTGTCCTGCGTGTTAGTAATGTTTAATTTAGCAATCTCTTTTTTCCAAGTTGCTGTCATCTCTGGTGCTTGTGCAACAGTACCATCACCTTTTCTAATTGCATTAGGGCCTGTGTAATCAACACTTGCTCTGTAATATAAATCATCTACTTGCTTGTAGTAGTTATATACAGTTGTTATTTGCTCAGTTAAATCATGTACAAACACCTTACTTAGTACTTCATTGGTAGAGGCTAATATAATAGCTTCTTCTAATATTCTAGGTGGATTATCAATGTTAATATGTGGTCTATATGTGTCTTCTAATATTTGATGTAAACAAGAGCCAAGTAAGGTGGCTTTTGTTAGACTGTTATCTCTAAGTTTATCTACATACTTATATTTGTACATCATAGAACATGTGTGAAATGTTCTTAGTTTACTAACTGAATATGTGGCGGGTCTATTATCTTGTCTGGTAGTGTTAGACATTTATTTGTATATTGTAAGTAATGTATATATTATACATTAAGTGGAGCAATAATATGTTGTGCAACTGTATTTTCAGGACCAATATAATCTCTATGATCTTTTCTTACTTGATCAATATTAGGAACAACTGTTTTGCTAAATGATATCTTAGGAGTGCCATTATCTTGTATTACCTTCTCTGCCTTTAAAGCGGTTGGAGATATAGTGCCAAAGGACATCTTTTGACTTGGATTATTATCAGGAGCAGCTTGTGCTTTTACATTAACTACTAATGAGTTGTTACTTGCAAATTCAGCACTTTGTTTAACAAATAAACTATTTAATATCTCTGCTAGTGGTTGTGTGTCTTTAGCCATCTGTTTATAGTCTTTTGCAGAGAATATTGGTGCCTTTGTTATTCTAGCCTTCTCTCTTTCTACTGTCTTTCTAACATCATTCTCCCAAGCTTGCATTTGTATTTGATTAGTTATATTCATATATTGATTAACAAGAGCCACATTTAATGCGGTATCCATTCTACTGTTCCAGAACTGTCTACCAGTTACTAGTTGATTATAACCCTTACTTCTTATTATCAAAGCTAACTCTTCAACCGCATCTAATGATCTAGGACCATAACCTTGACTAGTTACTTGATAGCCTCCCATTGGTGCGTCTAATGCTCCTACGTTTCTAGCTAGTGTGGTTCTTCCTGTGAAGTCAGTTAGCGTGTCTACTTGACCCGCCCATTCTTGTTTTAATGCGTCTGTTACTGTACCAAAGTACATAGGATTTCTTGTGTCTAAGTCTCTATATCTTTTATCTTGATATATCTGATTAGATGGTGTTAATAGAAGCTGTCCATATCCACCTAACACTTGTGTTGGTAAATTAGTTAGCCATGATGTTGTCTGATCCACAGCTTCTGGTGCTATTAATATTGATAACAATTCAAATATGCTCCAACCTATCATTATTGTGGCTCCCCAAGGTCCTCCAACAAATCCAGATACAGCTTTACCAACAAAGCTTCCAACTGCTTTTGTAGCTGCTAACTTACCTGCTACATTCTTTACTAATGCATCACCACCAAGCTTTCTAAGTGCAGATCCTCCTGCACTTCTTACTGAGGTTGTTAGTGATTCAATTGCTATCTTTTCTCCTATCTCTTGACTTATCTTAGCTCCTATTGTCTTGCTTAGTATGTCAACACCTTTAGGTATGTACTTACTTGTTAATATGTTAGCAACAACTGATAAGCCTGCTCTGCTTGCACCTTCCCATCTAGTATCTTTGTTCTCTGTTATTGTGTTTATACCATGCACTAAGCCAACACTTGCTAGTAAAGCACCAACTGCTGTTAGTCCAAGATTTAATGCTGTTGGGCCTCCTTTAAACATGCTATATGCTCCAGCAAATGCAAATGTACCACCAGCTACTAAGTTAATATATTGACTCTGATCTTGTAGCTTTCTCATGCCATATCTACCAGCACTGTTTAAAGCTTCTAATTGATCTGCTATATACTTTCCTGCTTGTGGTGATACGGCTGCTATTGCAGATCCCATGCTATCAGATACGCCTCTGCTAAGCATTACTAGACCAGCTAATCCTAGTGATAAGGCCCATTTGTTGGGTCCAGTATTTCTAGAAAACCACTGCATACCAACAGCAGTAGCAAATAAACCAGCACCAACTGCACCACCAGTTATTGTCATGCCAATACCTCTCTTATTAAATAAGAACTCATAGCCAATATAACCAGCAGCTAGTCCTCCTGCTAGGGGTAAACCATATCCTTTTATCAACTCACCACTTAGTATTGTGCCCCAAAACATAGCAGCAAATATATTTTCAAAGCCCTCCTTAGCAAGCTCCTCTCTAGCCATCTCCTTCTCTCTTTCACCAGTCTTTGATGAGGATATACTTGCTGCGGCTCTCATTGTTAGTAGATTCATTGATGCAAATTGCATGAATTGAAAGGCGGCCATTAATCCACTACCAAAGCTTAATAGTGTATTCTCAAAGGATAAGGTGGCTCCTTGACTTTGTAGGGGTGCTGGTATGCTAGATACGGGCATTGAACCTTTAACCCCTTGTCCAGTTCTTTTAATAATCTCCTGTTTTACTGCTTCTTGTGCCTCTGTTGTTAGATAGGTTGGAACTGGTCCAGTTCTATTAAACATGCCCCCTAAATCACTTCTTATACCCTTTACTGTATCCATTGCAGCCTCACCAGCTTGTAAGGTCATACCTTGTATGTTATCTCTTACTGTTGAGTTGCCTCCAACAAAGGTTAATAGACTATCTAACCATGCCCACTTACCAGTCTTCTTAGGAGCAAATATACTATCCATTCTAGTCTTTATATTCTCTCTAAGTTGGATCTTCATCTCTAATCTTCTATTGGCAGCGTGAGCCTTAACAGAAGTATGTGTGTTTAGATCTAACTCGTTTATGCTGTTACTAGTAAACTTTGAATAAATGTTGTCATCTCTTATTTTAAATACATCATCAATGCTCTCATCAACAGTGTTAAAGAATGTATCAATAATATAATCATACTTGGCGGCATACACTTCAGTTATAAGATTAATTGACATTCTAGTTGCAAATCTATCCTTACCAAAGATGTTGTAGCCATTACTTTCAAAGCCCTTTATTTTTGAATTTAATAGGTCATCATAGGTTATGTTTTTATAATACTTATCAGTAAAGTCTCTTATACTCATAGGTTTTATAGCACCCTTTGAATTTTTGGCAATCTCTAAGTGCTGTAAATGCTGGCCTTCTAAATAAGCATCTAATACTTGCTTTTGTGTGAACTGATCAATTAGATGCTCTGTTATTCTTTGATTGTTAGAGGTGTTATATGTTACTACTGTTTGATTGGCCACACCCATTACTGGTTGAAACTCTTTAGCATAGTTTCTAGCTATTAGTTGATCTCTTTGTGCTAGTACTGTTGTTGTGCTACCAGTTACTTTATTACTATCAATAATGTCATTATAAAAGGCTTCTAACTTCTGTTTGTTATTGGTATATTCAGCGCCATATCTATCACTAAATTGAGTATAAGATTGATCAAAGCTTAATGCTAGTTTGCTTTGTAACTTGTCAATATCATCTTGATACTTTTGTATTTGAGTTGAGGTAAGTCCTTCTTCTACTGCAAATACTACACCTGCTCTCTTTACTGTTAGATAGTGTGTTCCAGTAGTGTTAGGAGTTTCTATTCCTTCCACTTTATTGTCTGTGAACCAATTATCCTTGTCATAAAACTTGTTTAGTTGTTCATACAATCTTGTATTTACAACAGATGCTTGATTCATTGATGCTCTATAACCAGCAGTGTATAACATGCTAGCAACAACACCTATACCACCAACTGCTGCTAGTATTTGTGCTACTAATCCAAGACCAGGAGGTAAAGCATTAACTAGTCCTTGTAGTGATGACGATGCATAGAATCTAGCAATGTTGTCCTTCAACATCTCACCTAGATCCTTTTGTTCTAGATATTGATTAGTTGTTAGTTGTACTGCTATGCCTTGCATTTCAAAGAAGGCATCTTCATTGTTAGATTCAACTGTTGTTAGTTTAAATGGTGTGAATGGGTTGTCATTATTACCCTTTATCTTTACACTGCTAACATTTAGTCTGCCCCCTATTAATGTGTTTTGATTGAGCTCTCCTAATCCTGTTTGATCATCATGTAAGGATAATTGTCTAAGAGCTTTATAGAATTGATTTTGTATTGCTGGATCAGCTACAAACATGTTGTTAGTCAATGTGTATAATGCTAACTGTTCTGTGGTGCCATATGACATTGCTTGTAGGTTCTTTAATCTATTAGTAACAGACATTGATAGTTGTCTGTTACCTTGCATACCTTCTAACATCAACTTGTTAGGAGTGGTAAACTTAATCCTATCCTTTGGCTTTCTTATTGGTTGACTATAAACAGCAGTTATTATATTAGTAGCAATACTTCTAAGTTGTGCTTGATTTAATTCTTTATCATCAACCCCTCTTGTGGCGGCTATTATAGTGTTAGCAAGGAAGCCCTTCTTAGCAAGCTCCTGTAAACCAAACACTGCTGACATTGAATACATGGCACTACTAAAGTCTTGTGATGCTGATTGTAGTTGGAAGTAGTCTCTAACTCTAACATCATTGTCATCAGGTCTAACAGTTATACCAACAGCTCCTAAGCCTACAAAGGTGTTAGGAGCGTTACTTATTACTAGGTTGCTTAGATTCTTTACTGCTTTATTAATTGATCCCTTTACTGTGTTCTCTGGAGCTAATAGAAACTCACCCTTACTAGTTCTAAAGTTGGGTCCAACTAATCCCTTTGCTAAATCATATGAGTGCTCTCTATCCTGTTTAGTCTGTATTTTTAGTAAGTCTATCAATCCAGTCTTTATCTGTTCAGTTAGACTATATTTATCATTGCTGCCAGCGCCTATAAAAGCATCTTGTATGTCCTTATATCCAAATGATTGAGCAAGATAATTGCTAAGCATTAAACCAGCGCCTAAGCCAACACCTACAACTGCAAACTTAGATATTCTACTAACTCTAATGTTGGTACTTACATTTGGATGTGCAAAGTCAATAGCCTCTAAGGTTGTTGTGTGTTTTTCTATGTTTACTCTAGGTTTACCAATACCATCGTCTACATACAACTTATCTAATACTGCTTTAGGATCAGCTTTAGCAGCACTAACTAGATCTAAGTGTCCAGTGTTTGTTGGATCTAATTGGCTTAAATTGTCTATCACATCTTTAGCATTATTGGCTGCTTGATTCTTTATATTTGATAGAGGATTACTTGTTAGATAGGCAATTGTTCTTGTTACAGGCTTTCCAGTGGCTGGATCAGTCTCTATCTTCTTTAACTCTTCAATCAGTGGATCGCCATTTTGTAAGGCATCAAATATTGTCTGTACCTCTCTACTTTGTGCTGTTAGTCTATACTCGTTGTACCAAGATCTAACATTGTTAAGTGGCCCCTTCTTTCCTCTCAACTCAACAACTGTCTCTAACCTTGCTCTATAACTATCAAATATCTCCTCCGATCTTAGTGGTTGAAAGGGGTTTAGTGTTGCTGGTGTTACACCTGATAAGTGTGCAGTTGCTGCAAATAATAAGGCACCACCAGCAACAGTTGTTAGTCTTCTAGGTGACCATGTATATTTATCTTCTTCTTGTGTCTTAAGATCACCAAATGCTACTTCTGGGTTTATTAGTCCTGCTTTTGGATCTGTTATGAAGTGGTAGAAGAGGCCCCCCATAATTGCTGATTTGCCATATCTAGCTTTTCTACTTGTACTGCTAAACACTCTACTAACATTAGTGGTTGCAGATTGATATAGTTGTTTTACTGCTGATATTGATGGAGCTATCTTAGATATAACTGGACTAGCAGCACCAGATACAATGTTTAATACTTTAATAGCTCCTTTAACATATTTGTTTTGACCAGCACTAGAGAATATGTTAATTGAAGACATATCATATGCAATCTTGTCAGTGCCATTTAATAGTATGCCTTCTAATCTTGTTAGCTCTTTAGCCCTTTGAAATGTGTTTTTATAATAATCTCTAATACCATATGTAATAGCCATACCACCAATAAGAACAGCTCTTATTGGATCTTTATCATCTTTGGCCTTCTCTCTATCAACATAGGGTTGTGTTGTTTGTTTAAACACGTCATATAAGTGATTGCTAAACGCACCCATTACTAGTGCGTTAATACCAATTGGCAACATTGATAAGTAGCCACCTCTTAATCTTAGTGACATCATTCTCACATCACCAGTTGCAATGGTAAATGATTGTGCTGCTATCTTTAAAGGTAAGGTGCCAATAGTTGATAAGAAGGCATCTCTACCTCCCTTCATTGATTGTACAAGGGGTGGTAATGCTGCCTGTGTTCCACTCTTTGTTATTTGTTTATTAATACCCTTTGTTCTAACACTGTATAACGTGCTAACACCTTTTACAGCAAGTCCACTCCATAGAGCAACATTACCATATAAATTTAAATAGTCTTGCATGGACATGCTATCTTTGTTATTTTCATTCAGCATTAAACCTGTACCCAGGTAGCCCGTTCTAATTAGTATTCCATCATTGCTTCTTGCATTCATTGCAAAGGCTATTGGTAGACTTAAGTTGATAGGTGCAAAGCCAAATGCTGGTGGACCTTGTAAGCCTAGATTAAGCGTTGAATATGTGTTGCCTTGACTATCCTTTATAGTCTTATAAACACTGTAGTATTGAAAGACTGGTGTTGGTGATTGTATTGCTACAACATATGCAGTACTACCCTTCTGTGATGATAGTATTGGATTCATTATCTTACTAAGTGCTATGGCAAATAAAGCACCATTAACTTCTAGTGGTGATACGGTGTCACTAACTGCTATGTCACCTTTATCTGCTTCAGCATTGTTATAAGCATTATTAATCTTTCTATTAACATGCTCTACATACTTGCCTAATTTAGTAATAGCAGTAGTGTTTGTCTCATCTAACCTTGGTCCGTTGATGTCACCTTGAAAGGGAGTTAAGTATTTGGCAGCACCACTTATATAGGCTGTTAATAGACCTGTTGCTGCTATTGTTGTTGCTAATAATGGACTCTTAGCAAATATATTAGCAGTTTGTTGTGTGGTCCATAAAAGGCCCCGTGTAACAGCAGATGTAAGCTTATAATCATTCCATCCAGTCTTACCACCGCTTAATAAGTTAACAGTGTGAGCTATATTGTCAGCTATTGATGTTGTACCTATTATTACTGCTGGTACTGCTAATGCATAGGTAGATAGTAAGGCTGATCCTGTCAACTGCCTTTCACCATTAATAGCAGAACTAATAACATATCTGGCCGTCTGCATTGCTGTTAATGATAGACCTAATGTTATGCCAAATGAAGTCATGTTCTTCTTAATTTGGGCGTTTAATGTTTGTAGTCCTACTATCTTAGAACCATCTCTAACAACACTAAACACTACTTCTTTATCACTAGCAAGCTTGGCTCTAAAGGAGTTAATATTGCCAGCTTTATTATTTAATACACCTTCAATCGCTGCTCTACCATTAACAGCGTTGAACTTATAGTTACCAGTACTACTATCTAACTCTGTTGCTATCTCTGTTATTGAGTTAAATACATTATCACCTTGATATAACTTTGCATGTATTTCAGGCATGAACGATGAACTGTTCTTCCATGCCCATGTTGTAATACCTGCTAATCCTACTAATGTCTCTACATTACCAATAACATCAGCTATATTATTGTTAGCACCAAAGTACTTAGCAAACTCTCTACCAGATACAAAGTTAGTAGATTGTAGTTCTATTGTTGTGTTAGTTGTTGTCTTGTTAAAGTTTAATTGTTGTAGTGCAGTTGTTAGTAGTGAGGCACCACTTCTTTGTAAGAACTCAACACCTAATAGGTGTGGTATGAATAAGGCTCCAACTATCCACTTAGCACCTGCTAGTTTAGTGCTGGCAATCTTCATGCCAGTATAATCACCGCCCTTGTCTAGAGTGTGTAATGAGAAGCCTAAACTATTAGTAGCATTGCCCTTATTAGCATACTTGTATAAGGTGTCATCAAGTGTTATTTGTTTTATGTTGGTTCTACTACCAGATGCTTTCTTCCATTCACTTTGATAGTTAGCTTCAAGGTCTAACAATTCTAACACTTCATCTTGATTTAAAGCGTCAGTGTTAAATATCTCTCTACCTAGTGTTGTTGAGGACTTATATGATCTAGCTTTCTCAGCCTTATCAAGTCTCTCTACTACTACCTTCTCAGCATTAGAGTATGTACTTGCAACTTGTTCAATTGCTTCTAAGTCTGCCTTTGATTGGCCCCCTCTATCATTGAATGCTAGTATTGCTCTAGTACTTGTTGCTATGTGATTAGTTATTCTGTAAGCAGCGTTATTACTGTTATTGCCATCAATGTTGAAGTACATAAACTCATTAGCAGCACCCCAGAATCCTTGATTACTAATAGACGCATTAATATGTCTTGTAAAGCCTTCAATGTCTAACAAGTTACCAATCATAGGGGCTGTAACTTTATCTTGCCTGCCAGCAAATATGCCCCAAGCCCAGGGCATAGGTATTAGGTTTAATATTGCTTGTGTCTTCTTAGCAAGTATCATGCTTCTTTCTAGTGACACATTAGTAATATCTACTGCATACTTCTTATTAACAACGTCATTAATCTCATCAATTAGAACAGAATCCATAGCTCTAGTTACACCTTTATTGGTAGGATCAACTAAGGCGGTCTTATTTCTGATTGCTTCTATTGCAGTGCCAATCTTAATAGCTCTCTTATCACCATTAAAGTCAATATCAATTGTCTCTGATGCCCATTCAATTGTTCTAGCTACACCTGATATAGGCTTAGCTCTATCAACGATCTTAATATCAGCAGGTCTATACACCTCATTAACATAATCATTAATAGCGCTTCTAAGTTTTATATATTCAGCCTTGCCAACAGTGTATGGATTAACTATGTCTAATAAGAAGTGTTGTGCGGTTGATTCAAAGAATGATGCTCCTCTATATCTAGCATAGTTGTCAAGATAGTAGGCTGATAAGGTGCCATTCTTTACATCATAGTATGGCGTGTTTGCATTTGGCCCCATTGCTCTTTCAATCTGTTGCAACTTAAAGCCAACATTTGTGTCTTTATCTCCTCCAATTAATACATTAGCAATTCTATGTTTTGCTTCTGTCAATTGTCTAACTAGTGGATTACTACTAGTACTACTATTCTTCTTAATGGAGTGACTGTCAGACGCATCTATTAGGGCCTTTTGTGTGTCTAATATGCTCTTAGACAGCATTGCCTTTAAAGGCTCACCAACTGCTAAGTACACACCAATTGATGAGGTTGTTGCTAGTATGGCTGCTGATGAGTTTTCTAGTAAGTCTTGAAATATACTATTCTTTGTTGTGTAGTAACTGTCAGCGTCACTCTTATATGACTTTAATACTGGGTTATTAGTTATATATGATTGATCAATGAGAGCACCAACAGCACCAAATAATGAGGGTATAAAGCCCTTCTCTTCTTTATACACTCTACCCATGCCATTAGGTATAAAGAAGTACTCATTAATCCTAGATGCTAAAGAGGGTGAATTAGCAGCATAATCAAACACCTCTGCTATCTTCTTATCCCCCCATGTCATTTGATCTCCTTTTGCTAGATACATTAGGCCTTGCACTGTACTCATATCAGTCACTTCTATTGCTGATGTGAAACGGCCAGTACCCATCATAGATGCATTGTATCTAGCTAGTTCAAATGATTCAGAGTGAGTTCTCTTGTTTGATATGACAACACCCTTCATTGACTTTGAAGGATCAAATAAGGGACCTAGTAAAGGATTATGAATGCCTTTCTCTCTTGCTCTAGTAGATATAACAGCTTCATTCATAAAGTTGTTATTTACTAGATTATCTAAGCTTAATAGTTTACTCTTATCATCTGGCAAACTAAAAGCATTTTTTAAGACGGCCTCTTCTGTTTCTTTGTCTAGGGCGGGTAATAATCTTTCTGTGTTTAGTAGAGTCTTTAAATCATTACCATTCTTTAATTGATATCTTCTCCAATCACTATTAACATTTTGTTGGTTAGGAAATGCGGTAACAATGCTTTTACTATTAGATGATATTTTGCCATTACTATCTAAGAAGATTGCAACCTTCCACATAATACTTGGAACTTCAACTCCATCAACATATTTTCTATAGCCTTGTGTTCCTATACCACCACTGCCATAATTACCACTTAATACAACTACTTGTTGATTATTATCTTTTACTTGATCTCTTAAATAGTGTTCCAAGTACTTCCATGCACCAGTGTTTAGCTCTCCTGCTTGTGCGGTCATATTAGTGATAACAAATGTTGCTTTGTTTATATCCTCATTAGCAGTTGCTAGAGATGATGGAAAGTTGTGGCCTCTTTGAAAGCCCTTTACTCCACTATCAAGCATCTGATATCTACTATCAACATTAGTGTCGTACGTAAATATGTTTGCTCTTTCTGTTGATCCAAGATTCTCCTTTCTAATGTTATAAGCTACCCAATTAGGCCTCTTTTTCTCTTCATTAAAACTTGTAACAAATAATGATCTACCACCTACTTTATTCTCTAGTATTAAGTTATTACTAGATGTTGTATTAGCTCCAGTTGGATTACCAATAAGTGCTAGATTCTCATTAGAAGATAGAGTACCTTGTTTATATAAGTTGTCCTCTATTATTTGTTGTCTTTTAACTTGCTGTGGATCAATGCCAACTAAGTTAAAATCATATCCAACTGTCTTGTTATAGCCTTTTAAATAGTCATTATATCTACTTTTGTTATCACTAAACATTGTAAAATTACCAACTCTATCACTGTATGAGGCCCCTTTGTATTGCCAATTCCAGTCACCTTGTTGATATGGATTAAAGTCATTATTAAGTACACCCCATCCTAGTGAGGTGGCACTATATAATCCTAATCCTGTTGCAATTTTACCAAGTAGATTCATTGTTGTTTGTTAAAAGGTTACTGGTTGATTTTGTAAGAAGGTGCTGTTGTTAATATATATGTTTTGTGGGAATAAACTGTTCTTAAATAGAATGTTTCTTATGTCTACTGGTTTAATGTAGTTAATAGTAAATACTTGATCTGTAGGTATATCAGTTGTTAGTAGTAAGTCTGCTGTCTTGTCATAATTAACAGCCCTTTGTATTAGACTTGTATTAGTAGCTATAACAGGGGATATTGAATAGTTACTTGTTTTATTAATAGATGTCACAACTAATACGTCATTATTATTAGCTAATGATATAGGAGAGCCAGTTGATGTCAGTGTTAACTTTAACGTGTTAAATCTATATCTATCTATGTATTGATAATTGACTAAATATCTATTAGATGGATGGGGTATTAACCAGTGTTCAGTCTTTATATGACGGTGTTTAGTAGGTCTCTTCTTATATAACAAGGGTCTTACAACTGGTGTCCATTCCCAATATTCAACGGTGTAACAAGAGCCTTCTCCCCACCCAATTGTTGGTGGTAATGCTAGTCTTATTTGATCTTTGTATATACCTTCCCAAGGAATATAGTATGTGTAATCAGATGGTATATAAAACGCATCATTTCTAATATTATGAGGGGCTCTTATCTTTAAATAGTATCTAGGTGCTAAGAAGATGGGCACTGTTACTAAATCTAACTCATTGTCAGGGGTTATTGTAGTTGGTTGAGGTATTATAGGATCTTGTTGTGTTTCTATAAATGGTTCTAAGGTGAATATAATTGGTGTTCTTATAAGCATGTTATTAGTAGTTAGTAATAGTTATATTTAGCTCTCAGCTTATGTTGTTGTAATCTATTTATAGAGCCTCCGACTGTTATCTTTCTAGGAGTATTTATATTCAATAGTTTAGGTGCGTTCATCTCTATCTTATTAATAAGATTACAAGCAGAACCATATGTATAAGCTTCAAAGACAGAAACAGCTAGTGCGTCTGGTAAGTCCTTAGACCCATATGGATGAACAATCTGTCCATTGTCTTTAATAACTAGTGAGGGTAGATCGGTTTTTATAATACCCGTCCAAGGACTATCTCTAGGAAATAACACGTCACCTCTTTGTATTAACTGTCTAAGTAAGTTGTAATAGGATAATTGTTTCTCTCTTGAGAATGATACTATCTTAGTATTTAGGCCTCTACTATATAAGTTTTGATTTAGAGAACTTGAGTTAAAACCATCAAATGATATAGACATGATGTTCATGTATTGTGATATGTATATCAATATCTCTTCAATGTTTATATATGACACCTCTCTAAACTTACCATACTCATCAATGCCTGGTGTCCAACAAGCTACACCTATTATTTCTATTTGTCCATTATTATTGATAGTTGCTATTGATAATGCTGTTGCATCCTTCTTAACACTAGTGTCAACATGTATAAAACAAGCACTATTAATGTTGGATATTCTATTAATTCTTATGCCTTTATAACCTCTATCCTCAATGTCTAAGTTATATTCAGTAACATCAATTGATGATTGAATCTTACATAACTCATCTAATAAGGAGGCTTCAAAGAAGGCGCTTTCATTGGATGATCTTATGTTCTCATACTCTAGTCTAGCTCTCTTTGGATCGGAGGCATACTCAGATATCACATCAGGATTACTTCTAGTAATGGTTGGATTAACATCAAAACATGTTAACTCCATTACTAATGAGTAGGGGTCTCCTTGTGCTTGGTGTTTAAGTGTTACCATTGGATCAGTAAAAGACCAAGCAGATGATACTACTATCTTCTTACCTTTTCCCTTGAATCTATTTAATCCCTTACCAGTGTTCTGATATATATTTAAACCAGTATTAATACCATCTGCTGTTGTTTCAAAACGGGCCATCTCATCAATAAATAACATCTTTAAGTTATAACCAACTAGTGCTTTAGAGTTGGTATGCTTAGCAAAAAGTGATACAAATTTATCAGGACATCTAATCTCATCACTGAGTACTATTATTTTCTTCTTCTTGATAAGAGATTTAAAGAAGTTAGAGTTCTCTAGAAAGGACTTAATAGCTTTAAAACTTGTCTCTGATACTTGGTCTGCTGTTTGTGCTATTGCAAATAAGGCTATTGGGGAGAAGGACATCAGACCATAATGAAGACCTGGATCTTTTAATGATATGAGTGTATAAAACTCATATAAACATATAATAGAACTTAGACTTGACTTAGAAGCGCCTCTTCCAGCTTCTAGTATTAAGTTGGTATAATGTCTGCCCTCTAACCAATTAGTCTTTCCTTGTTCTCTCCATAGATTAAGTATGTCTTTATGTACTTGATCAAGGGGCTCATTATATATGGCCTTTAATATGGCTTCTTGTGTTGGCCATAACTTAGTATCACCATCATTAAATAGTATTGAATTAGCAAAGGTAACAATGTCTATATTGCTACCTTGTGGCGTGTTTATTGTGACCTCCGTTAGATCTGCTAATAAATCATTTAAGAAGTCTTTTGTAGTGTATTCAGCTTGTGGTCTGCCCATAGTATTAAATTGTTATTGTTAGATCTAACTCATCAGTTATAGTGGATATTGGATTACCTGTTAACTTGGCTACTTGTATCTTAGATATGATAGATGGACATACTAATAAGTATTTATTATTAATAGTCTTTGTTCTTGTGTTTGTACTGTTAATGTTTACTAGATTATTGTTAACTATTATCTGTAAATATAATGCAGATGTTGGTTGTATTATCTCTATTACATTAGGTGCCACTTCTACTAGATTAATAGATGGTTCTGGGGTGGCTTCTAACGCATAATAGATGGGTAATTGTGTTGTGTTGTGTATAGATATGGTGCTCTGTTGAATAGTACTAACAATTATGTCTTCTTGTTGTAATGGGTTAGTCACAGCGTTTCTTGATACAAATAACATGTATAAACTTGTATCAGTCTTTAAATAGGTAATAATTGGTCCACATTTAATTAGATCTTTAGATGCTTTAAAAGAGTTAGATGTTCTTTCAACTTGAAGCGTATTACCTAATATATCAAACACTTTATATGGACCAAATACCTCATCAATGTTATTTGATAAAGGGTTTATATAATAAGTTTTATAGGGATGCTTAGCAAACTTAAACTTATCCCATGTTCTTAGTTGCCCCCATGTAACATCTATGTTTATAAGAGCATCATCTAACTCACCATATGTTGTGTTATATGCTTTTACAATCTCTCTAGCCATTAGCCACTTCCAAGTCTAATTACAAATGTGTAGTCTAGTGTTGCTGGTGGAACAATATTAAGTGGCGTGTCTGATATGGGTTTAACTAGTAATGGAATGCCTTGATCATTGCCCCTATTATTAAAGTTTAAATCAGTGGCACCTGCTACTAAAGCATTGTACACATAACATATATGTGTGGCATTAGTAATAGCCGTTGTAAAAGATACTGGTGCTTCCACTTTGGCATATATTTGTTGTCCTATTAACTCTTCTTGTATTGTTAGTTGAGGAAATATAAACCTCTTATAAGTGCCCGTTAATTCATATTTAACAACGTCTTGCATTGTTATATTATCAAGTGCTTGTAACTGTGATAGGTTGGGTGATGTGCCACCATATATAGGAGCATTAATAAGTATTGCTACTGGCGTTGTAATTACTTGTTGTAATATATTCTTTCTTGATTGTAATGTGAATCTCATTTGTTATTTAATTAGTTGTTAATAATAAGTTTATTGTGTCATTTGTATTAGGCAGTTTAATACCAATATACTGTTCTATAAAGTCTGACTGTAATACTAAATTAGTTGATTTACTAGGCACTTTAAATAGGGGTGTTGGTGGGTATATTGATTGAAATAATATGTCAGTATTAAACTGTTTATATACAAATAATAGAGTGTTTGTAGGGGTTAATGAGGTGCCATAATAGGTGCCTTCAAAGTTATAATCTTCATATATGTATCCACTATAACAAGGGTCTTGTGTAATAGGTAGTTCTTGTGGATATAAATTGTATAAAGTTGGTGGTCTAAGAGCCAACCAATCAGAGTTGTTGTAATAGAATAATTTGAAGTCAGATGATATGTAATTAGAATAGTTAGTTGTGTCATCTGTTAATGGTATATAGTAATAGTTCATATTGTTTAGTATCTATCTAATCTAACTTTGTTTCCATCAGGTATAGCAATGTATGTACCGATTCTTAATCCTGTAGTAGTTGATTTTATTTCTAATATAGATTTGTTCGTTTTATTACTACCAAGATATGTTACATATATGTCTTGATTTTTAAATGGAGGATAATTAAAATATTTGTTTATATCTGTTGCAGATACAGTTTGTCTATTATTTATTGATGTTAGAAATTTATTACTAAAGTCTTTACTATATTGAGATCTATTTATTTGAGCCTGTTGTTGAATTGGTGTTGGATTATTAGAGGGAGTTAATTCTGTATTATTAGAATTATTGCTAGTATTAGTAGTGGTATTTGAGGATATATTAGTGTTAGTAGATAATCCAGGATTATCAATAATAACATCTAATAATCTTGCTAGGTCTGTACTATTTTTATTTGGGCTATTTTTATCTGATTGAGAGGTGCCTGTGTATATTCCATTATTATCAACATCAACATTAAACTGTCTTCTTACAAAATCAATAACTGATTGAAAGGCGGCTGTATTTTGACCATTAATAGGCCCTCTGTATAAACCTTTTTTATTTAGTACTTTTTGAATATCAATTATTTCTTGGTTGGTTAATTGATCAATCTTTTTACCAAATGTAATAGGACTTGTTTTATTAGTATTATTATCTGTTTTATTAGATATGGACTTACAAGTTGCTTGTGTTAAATCTATAATCTCAAACTTCAACATGTAATAGTTTCTATCTTGTCTTACATATATCTGTTTGAAGTCTTTTATATAACCCTTAAATCTAATGTTAGATTGGCTATCTCTAAATGTGGTGGCTGTTGACTTTTCTCTAGGTGTAAATGAGCCATCAGATGTGTATATTATTACTTCAATAAGGGATTTATTTCTAACTGCAAATTCATATAACTCATTAGCAGCAGCATAGGAGTCTTGACCCTCTTTAATTGTTAGATCCTTCCATCCTTCCCACTCACTAGCATTAGCAAGAGTATCAGTGCCATCATATCCTGTAAACATGCCTGACATTGATACTGTTAATGTTTCTACTCCAAGGTGTTGATAGATGGGAAAGAAGCCTGGTATTTTTAATTTAGATATAGCTGCTGATGCTTCTATTTGTAGTCCTGGCATTTGTAATGGATTAGACTTACCAGGGTGCTTAGTTTCAATTGATGGCGGTAATAACATGTTGAATGTCTTACCATTAGATGTTAACTTAACCCTGTATATTGATTGTTTAATAGCAACAGTTTGTTGTATTAATGAGTTTGAATCTCTATTTAAAGGTACTATTGGTGATCTTGTGGTGCCTTGTATTACACTGTCTGGTAATGGCTGGCCACCTACTCTTATAGGTGCGTTTGTCATTATGATGTATATGCTTTGTAGCCTTTTACTATAGGTTTATTGTCTGATTGTGTAGCTAAATCAATTCTAATTGTTAGATAGTTTCTAGTTGCTTGTGTTGTACCTCCTACCTGATTAATTATTGATACAAGAGATGATAGATTGTTGTTATATATGTATCTAAATGTTTGATCATTGCCATCAACTAGGTATGATGTGGGGTTAGATAGTCGGTCCCATGTATATCCTTGATTGGATGATATGTATACTATTACTTCTGTTGAGTCTGGTATTATTGCATCCATTTCTAAGTAAACACTCTTATAACTAAAGTTAGTTCTAATGGTTCTTGATATGTATGTAGATGTTGTCTTATTAGTACTAATTAGTATTGGTGATACAAGAGAGTACTTATTAATGTCTAATACAATGTCAATTGAGTTGGTGGGGTTGATAGGTGCTTCATTTGTATATTCAATGCTATTAATTCTAAACTTACCTGGATAATATATGTGGTCAAACTTATCAATGTTATCTCTAACTGTTATTGTTGTTGGTACTGATGTTGATGTGTATATTGGTTTATACAACTCAAACTTTAAGTCTTTATTTAGATAAGGGGTTGCTGTGTTATTTGTTACTGCTATTAAGTTTGAATTAACAAGTGAACTGTTATTAGATATGAATAGATCTATTGGCCCGTTTAATGATGTTATTACAAGTGCATATTGCCCCTTTGATAGGGTTATTGGTAGATCAAATGTGTAGGGGGTTGATAGGGTGCCATTAACAGATGTTTTAATGTTTATAGTCTCTATTATCGTCTGACCTATTACCTCTTGTACTTGATTGTTATATCTAGTAATAAGTACTTTAATAGTTGGGTTAGCTGCTGCTACTCTTCTAATATATAAAGAGCCTCCAACAATAGTTGTATTGTCATTATCAATAGTAAACGTTTGACCAATATAAGTATTATCAACTGAGTATGTATTATCTAACAATGATGATGTAGCAGATGATGTGTTATTCTGCACAGTAATTATGTCATTAGCAGTACATCCTTGTGGTAATGAGAAGTTAAATAAAGCCTTTCCATTAGCATCTGTTCTAATAATAGTTGATATTAGTTTGGAACCAACTGTTAATCTAAAGTCTGATGAGTTAGGTGTTAATCCATATGCTTCTGCTGATATTACTGTTTGTGTTAGTAATATAGTCTTATCAGATGTTCTCTTATATATTGATGTGTCTAACTTAGAAGGCCCCAACTTTAATACACCTCTAGAAGATGTGTTAGTTGTTATAAATGAGTCTGATGTTAGTTGTGATATAAGAGGTGTTTCTGTGTAGTCTTGAACAATAACATATGAGTTAGTATTAGTAATCTTAGTGTTAGTACCTCTATTATTTATTGTTATATCCTTTGTAATCCTACTAAACTTATTAAGTATTAGATTACCTTGTTCTATGTCACAATCAAATAAGGGGTTAGTAGTATCAGCATTGTTAGTATTATTAAAAGTATCAGTTATTAGATTAGACGTTGTATCTATTGGCTTTAATAAGGCCGTCTCTAATAGATAATCTCTTATATTAGATAAGCCTTGTTGTAGTACTTGTATATCCTTATTAGTTATTAGCTTGTTGTAGTTGTTAGGGGACCACTTATTATTAGAGTATGTACCAAGATCAATCACATTGTTAAGATCTAATCTAATGTTAGATGATACAGGCTGTACTTGTCCTAACTCATTTAGTATTAGTTTATATTCTAATAGATTTGTTGTTATTGGAGTGTGATATGAAACTACTATCTTATTACCCTTTATATAAGCAATACCAGGTGTTATACACCCGTCTTTATATGTAAGGCCCTTTTCAATGAAGTTGCCATATATCTCAAATAACTGTTGTCTTATATAATCTTTACTCTTATCTCTAACAAGGTATTTATAAGAGGCGTTATTACATTGGATAAGTGGATAACCATCATTAGTATTGAAAGAATAGTTATAGGTGTATTTATTGTCTTGTCTTGTTATGTTAATAGCTAAGTATATAGTAAATGTAGAAGATGTTGAATCAATTGTTGTTTGATCTGTCTCTATTATGACTGGATAATTATTTAATAGGATTCTAGCTGGACTTAGAGTTATAGAGTTGTTAGATATTAGTAATACTTTTAGTCCTGATAACACTTGATAAGTGTTAAAGTTATTCTTTGTATAAGTACTTATATTATTAATAGCAATATCTTGTATATCTTCAAACTCTAATGCTTGTGGTGGTCTTTCTCTGGATGCTACTGGTAATAACTTTAAGTAGTAGGGATTATACCTACTACTTTTATAATTAGATAAATTGAGGATTGACATAGATGTATTTAATTGTTAATGGGTTTGCAGTGTCAGTTGATATTAGATCTATTCTATACTTAGAGCCAGTTGATGCTGTGTTATAAGTAACTCTATATATAGCCTCATATAAGTTTATATTCTCATCAATTAGAGACGTTGTTGTTAGTGTTGCAATCTTCCATGTCTCATTAGTTTGTTGTTGACTGTGATACACAATTAGTGATGAAGAGCTATCTCTAATATATCCAACCTTAATAGTTACTGTTGAATAGTTATTACCAAAGGATGTGTAGTTAGATACTATAGTACTGCTAGAATTAGTAGAATAAAAACTAATAGAGGAGCCCTTTATTAGTAGTAATGGTGATATGTCTAATCTATTAGTAAATAGTGTGGCTCTAAATGATATCTGATTAGACTTAGCATCTAATTGAGTTACTCTGTTAGGTATAAACTTATTCCATATGCCATTCTCTGTTGCATACTCATATATGATTGATGTTAGAGGTGGTACTACATCTCTTGTGTTAATAGTAAATGCTGTAATAGAGTTTACAGTGTATGTACCTAGATTTACTTGTTTTGTATTAGCTGTAAACACATCTCTAATTAACTCATATGTTAGATCATAGTCTGTTAATTCTAGACTATTAATACCATCTTGTGAGTAGTATAAACAACCATTACTAAATAATTGATTACCAAAGTATTTACCAGTTGTTATGTCTGGCTCATTAATCTTAGCAATGGCAAACTTAAAGCCTTGTTGTGGTGATTTAATACACAGTATATAAGACTTATCTCTCTCTATTAAACATGGTACTAGAAAGTTTAATCTAACTTTGTTATTAAGAAAGATTGTAGCTTCTCCATATGATATTACATTTCTATCTTCATCTAATAATAGAATGGTCAATTCAGCAGCTATTGATGGTGTTTGTGAGGTGTATAATACTATGCCATTTAACCAATAATAATCATCTGCTATGAACGTTTGTTCTAATGTGTATATTACTCTGTCTTCTGATAGGTATGGAGGTATTAAACCACTAGTTACTTGCTTATTAGTAGCATCAAATACTATGTGATTTAATAGGTTATTAAACACTGAGAACTTACTTCTAATAGAGTATACGGTGTTTCTAGCTTCTATTGTATGTGTACCAGTTGTTATGTCATTAGGTATTACAACTCTGACTGTAGCCTTGCCACTAGAGTTAGGTTTAAAGGTGTTTAATAAGGTGCCAGCTAAGGTGCCATTTAATAATACTAATGTTGTTTGTACTAACTTATTATCAATGTAGATTTTGTAATTAGTAGAAGCAGGGTCTAAATCTGTTAAATATAAATCAATTGATAATGATGGTAATAATGATACGTTACTAGATATGTAGTTCTCTGATTCTTGATCATATGAGTTAGAGTTAAATGCATTATTAGTTGTAAGGGCCTCTTCTAAGCTGTTTGATAGAAGACCAAATAATGATTGATTATTAATATCAATTCTATTATTAGTTTTACTATTACTACTATTAAATGAGTTACAAGGGGTGGCTTTTGCTTTATTATTATTAAAGAAGAGCGAGTAAGAACTAAGTCTTAATATAGGTCTATAAGAAGTCTTTATTAGATCTTTATACTCTGTTATTCTATCCTGTTTTATATATGTTACAGGGGTAACTGATGTTGGTAATGATACATAGTTCTCATTAATATATCTAGAAGCTTCTGGTGTGTTTATTGATGCTTCTTTGTATGTATATCCATTAGTTATTGCTTGTTTGTTAGGACATATAGCAGCAGTATAACCACTATTATCTAAGTCTTGAGAACTATAAGTTAGAAAGTTATCAGATATTAGTTCTGGCTTATCTTCTAAGGCAAATACAGCTTGTGTCAGTCTAGTAGATAACTCATATAAGTCTTTATTAGTAAACTTATTAAGACCAATTGACTGAAAGGTTGATTGATTTATTGATAGTTTAAATGTTGTAATTGGTAGTAAGTAGGAAGGCACTGAGGGTAATGGTGGATTAATACCAGCTTCTGATAATATATAATCAATATTGCCATCCCTATCTAATGTTATTACACCAGACTTAGATTGATAATAACTATAATCAACAGAGAATGATTGACCAATTGCTGGTGTTCTATTAATAAACTTAACACTGTCATTACTTAACACATAATCAACATTGTTAGTAAGTATTGATGAGTATAAGTATGTTACAAAGTATGTTGTGCCTGGGGCTGGTTCATTGGTTGATGGTAGTGACCAATCAATTTGACTTTGATTAATAAGTCTGTAATCAACGCCTTCTATATAAGATGTAAAGTCTTTACCAACTGATATTATTCTAGATACTGTTGCTTGTCCTAGGTTGTCAGACGTACCAGGAACAGCTCCTCTAATGATGGGTTTACTAGTAGCTATTAGTGTGGCACTTAATCTATTAATAGCTGATACAGGAGTAAAGCCTAACTTATAAGCATTAAGTGTAGAAGATGCATTACTTGTTAGTGTCTTTGTAATAGTAATACCAGCACCAACACCAGTAATAGTATTATTGCTATCTCTTTTTAATAGAGAGATATTGATATTAGGCACTGTTGCTGAATTTCTAAGTGTTATAAATCTAAATGTGATAGTACTACTATTAGTAAGTATTACCTCATAGTTCTGTTTAATAACAGATAGTAAATCATTATTATTTAGTGATAAGGTTGCAGAGGTAAATGTTGTAGCTGTGATTGACTGGTTAAACTCATTAACTATAAATAGAACTATATCAGCAATTGAAGTGATTGTATTTGGTAGTGATATGTCAGCTTGTATTGTATGTTCAACGTCATTAAATACAATGTTTGCTAGTTGTATTCTTATCAAACTTCTATTAGATATTAGTGTTGATAATTGTAAGATACTAAACTGATATGAGGTAAAAGCTGAGGTGCCATTATATGTAAATACAGCATTATATATCTGTGATACTGGTAGGTTCTTTTGTATTGTTAATAGTGTATTATCTGTCTTAACAATCCTATTACCCTCAACATAGCCAATGCCAGGTGATATAGATACTGTCTCTATGTTTATTTGTGTTTTCTTCTCAACATCAATGTCTTGTTGTAATAGACTATTATTAGTATTTAATACGTTTAGCTTATCTTTTAAAGTATTAATACTATTGTTGTTAGACGTTATAAGAGCTTCAGTTTGTACTATTAAGTCTGCTAACTGAGTTGTATATTGTACTATTATTTGCTGCTTATACTGAGATAGGGAGGTATTCAGTCTATTGTTAGAATCAATTAGAGCTTGTATCTGACCTTGTATAGTATTAATATTACTAGTTAGTCCATCTTGTTGTAGTAATAAGTTGTTTAGATTGTTAGAGTTAGATGTGGATGTTGATGTGGCAATACTACTAGTGTTAAATCCTCTAATAATAAAGTTACCTTCAGCATCATATATGTAATTAGCTAATAGCTGTTTAGTTGGATCAGTGGGTAATATTCTAATTACTTTATTGTTATTAATGTTAGCAATAGGATACATAGAAGAAGCATCTACTGCTATTGATGCTGTCCATCTTAATCTATAAGCACCAGCAGCGCCCCATAACTCCCCACCTTTCTCTGGATCATTAAGTGATGGATCATTTGTCTCTGTTACTATTGTCTCTGTTATTAGAACACCAACAACTGCTGTTGTATTAGCAACTGTAAATGTTGAGGAGGGGATTGTTATAAACTGACCTTCAATGTATATAACTCCCTCTGTACACTTAAATGTTCTAACTCCTGATACAGATGTTTGTTGTAAGGTTATATCTAATCCTGATATAGGAGTGCCATTCTTATAAATAGTGTCAAATATCTTCTTACTATTAGTATGTACTAAGTCTTGTAACTCTAATAACTCTCTAGATTGTAATGGTCTGTTATTGTTAAATAAGACTTTAATCCACTCATCCTTTATAGTGGAGGGAAAATCATTTCTATATGTATTTATTGGTGCCATGTTTTTTTTATAAATTATTATAATGCTATTAGTTGTTGTACAAGATGTCTTTGATTTAATTCTCTTGTTATTCTTGTGTGGTTTGTAGATATATATACTTGGCCCTTATTAGTCATCTGTTCTGGTTTGAACAATGCTGTACTGTTAGGAGCCTGTGCGCCTACTACAATTGATGTTGTTCTAAAGTATGCACAAAGATAATCCTTATATCTAATATCTCCTTCTATGTATATATGAGTGGCCTTAGAATCAACAATAGAAGGATTAGTAGGATCTATTAAATAATATCTATCATCATTAATAAGCTTATTACCACATGATATACCACCACAATTAGTCTTAGTTGCTAGCATTATTAGTCTAGGTCTTTTGTATATAATTACTTCATCAGTGGCTGTTTGTTCTGTTACTAGTGGTGGTTGTGTCTCATCTGTCCACTCTGAATATCTACCAATTGTTATAAAACATGACTGCTTTAAATAGTTGGCTATGCCTTTTAGAAATATACTTCTACCTTTTGCTAGTCTATTAAAGTTAAATACTTGCATCTATCTCCTCCATTATTTTAATTGCAGTTGAACTGCTTGATATTATTGAATTTACTCTTGGTCCATCATATAGGGTTGATAAGGGGCCTGTTACAAATATGTCAGTACCTTTAACTCTAAAGTTAGTGGTTATATCTGTTTGTTGTAATCCTAATGTATTAATAGGTGTTATACCTGTTCTACATATGTATCTATTATTGTATTTACTAATAACATCTTTTATGTCTTCATTCAAATATATGGGTATTGTTGTTAGTAGATATTCATTGTTTGGTGTTATTGATGGCCCCCATTGTTTGACATTAGTTATATATCTTTTTCTTGAGTCAATAGATGGTAATAATGCACAGTAGTTAGATAGGGCTGATCTTGACTGCCATATACTATAAGATGGGGCTGGATATTGATGTATCTTAGGTAGTTTGTTAATATAAATGCCAACATTTGTGCCCTTGTTATATAAGTAGGAAGCTATGTCATATGCGCCTTGTCCACTACCAACTACTAATAACTTGTCATATGTGTTGTTTAATATGTCTAAGTTAGTTACTTGTTTGTAGGATTTTAAGTTTGTTGGTGTTAGTCTTTCTACTACTCCTTGAGCAAGTATTAAATAGTCAAACTTTATATAATCATTATTAGCTAGTTGTACTTTATTGTTGTATATGCTTATAACTTTACTATATATAAAGTTGATATTTGATTTGCTCTCTAACATAGACTTTATAGTACATATATAATTGTAAAAATCAACTCTGTTTAGTCTTCTAGAGTCACTCTCTATTGCTTCTTGGGTGTCAAATATTATGTCTTCTTGGTTTAATATTGATCCTAAAGAATATTCTCTATAATTATTACTATAGGTTACTAGGTCAAATGACATTGGTGATCTAAGTTCAAAGTTAGCAACAGTTGATACTGAACTCCAACTAGTAGTGGGACTATCATCAATGATGTATATATTATTAAATATATCTTGTCCTTGTATGGCACATGCTAAGCCTCTTGGCCCTGCCCCTATTATTACTAATGTTCTATTATGCAGCATAGGGTTTAAACCATATTGTTGTTGTATTTATACCAACTCCTAATACAACAGTAGAAGCTGTAGTTGAGTATGTTGAATTATTGTTAAGATAGTAGATAGTACCTGCTACTATGCCAGTTAATCCATCAATAAAGTTGTTAGATAAATATAGTCTACCACTTAAATAGAAAGCTAGAAAGTTTATAATTGGTGTTGTACTATCACTTGGTAATGCTAATGCCCACCGATCACTATTAACTACTTTAAATACTTGATTGTTACTTGGGATAAGAGAGCCAAATGATTGTCCTGTTATATACTTAGAAGCTAAGTTAGTGGTGGTTCCTTCTCCACCAGTAACAGCACTAATAATAACCTCTGATGCACCATCACTTATAAGTATGTTAGATCCTGCTCTTAGTGTTTTGAATCTAAGTACGGATGACACATTATTAACATATAATCTACCTGTGCCAATACCTATATTTTGGCCCGTTGCATTAGAAGATCCACCAGTACTATTAATTACTATTTGATTGTTATTACTTGTATCAATAGATATGTTGGAGCCTGCTACTATAGATTTGAATTGTAGATCTGATCCTGTCTTTTGTTTAAATAATGATACGCCTGTACCAACAGTTGTAACAGTGTTAGTCTCACCAACATTAGTAGCTGAGATGGTTACTATGTCAGTATCTGGTGTAATAGATATATTAGAACCTGCTACTAACGTCTTAAAGTTATAATTAGTATTAAAGTTCTTATATAATTGAATGCCTCCTCCAACATTAGCAATTGATAGGGGGTTTGGTATGGTGCTATTAATGGTTAGGTTATAGTAATTAGATGAGTTAGATCCAGCTAAAGTTATATTAGATCCAGCTATTATGTTTAAAGCTGGATAGGTGCCAGATAATACATTATTTATATATAACTTTGTACTAGGAACAACATTAGATAGGATTGTAGATAAGGTTGTAGCTTGTGTCTCATTATTTTGTATATTTTCAAATGGTATGAGGCTATTAAGAGGAATTGTTGTTACTAAGGGTAACTCAGGAATTGTTATGTTACTCATTACTTTCTATTAATATGTTGTCTTGAATTGATGTTTCTTGCGTTATTGGATAGTTTGTTTCTTGTAGTAATATTCATAGTACTGGCGGCGCTAAATCACACTGTCCATCTGTTAGTAGTATTAACTGACCATTAATGTCAACTTGACATCTAAAGTCCTCTTTCTTAATAATATCAATGCACGTATCAAAATTATTAATAACTGGAAGATCTATAGTAGATATAAGATTTGTCTCAATACCTAGACTTTTTATATTGTTATATCTATCATAAATGTCTTCATCTATATATCCTTTGACTTCTAAATCAACGCTATTACTATACTTACCAGGCCATAAGCTATCTCTAATTAGTCCTAAATTGTTGGTAAAAGTTAGGGGTAATAATTCTTTACTATTGATAAATAATCCTTTATATGTATTTATTAGGGCTTCTTTATATATATAACTATCTTGTATATATTTAGAGTGAATATATAAATCAATTATTGGTTTTGTTATTGCTTCTATTATTTGGTCTAGTATAGGAGTAGAAGAAGATAACCAACCAAAATCAGTTGGTATAGAATCTTTAAATGTTGTTATTACTTCTTTTTTATGTAGTTTATAAGATTCAAATATATTAGATGATAAATAACTTGTATTTGATATGTTAGTAACTGTAGTTATTAGAGAGGTGGGGTTTGGCTTATATATTGATGCTTCTATTAGATTAAGTAGTAATAGATGAATAGGATTATTCGTTATTATTTGTTTTGCATCTGTCAAATACAGGTTGATATTAGCTAGATAGGTTATCTCCGATTCAATATAATCTTTAGTAGTTATAGTTGTCTTGTTAATATAGTAATTAAACAAATCGCCATAAATCTTAGACTCTATTGTCTGTATAGGATTATTTAGAGATTCAATGTACTTGTTATTAGTTATTAGAAATCTCTTTTCTATTTGATTTATAGTAGTTGTAGCAATTGATAATATGTATATATCCTTAGTTATTTTATAAGCTTCAGTTAAAGCTATTACTTTTAATACTAACTCCTTTAAGTTATAACTATCAATAGAGATTGTTTTGTCAATATAAATTTGTAGTAAAGGGCTATTAGTTAGAGCTAGTACAATAGTTAATAACAATATAATAAGATCTGACTCTTCTTCTTTTATGTAATTATGAGTCTCATATATTGCGGGATTAATACTTATATCATCTATTACTTCAGTGTTATTTGTTACTAGTAAATTGTATAAAGATGGACTAGTTTTATTCTTTATATATGAGTAGTTATAACTATTATCAGTAGTAATTGATTGTATAGTTTGAAGAAGAATATTTGTTAGTACTTGTTGTTTTGTTTTATATAATATTAATCTATTATCATCTTCTATATCTAGATCAGTATTTAATAGATATATTATTGTTAGTAATACTTCTTCTATGTTGTGATATAAGGGGCCCCAAACAATATTTGTATTAAAATTTGATCTTAAATATAAAGGGCTAGATACAAATTTGTATGTTGTTACTATTTCTTCTATGTTGAACTTAGTTATAACAAGAGCAACGTTAAATCCCTGTGGAACTTCATATTCAATAGTAATATTAGGTGATAATAATCCTTTGTTCTTTACTATTTGTATTTCTTCTCCTGTTTCTTCATGAATTAAGAATATGGAATATATATAGGCAAAACCATATCCATCAATATTAGCTTTTATGAAATAGTACGTCTCATCCTCAACTACAACTTTATTATTAGTTTTTATAGCCTTTGTCCATATACCAAACTCTTCAATGCATTCTGATTCAATACACTCATCTTCTATGTAGTTTGGCGTGTCTATAAGATATAAGTTGTTTAACTTAATTGATAGTGTATTAGATATATTAAATGTTGGATATATTAATTGTTGGGTGCCAACTATCTCTTCTAATATCTGCTGCTCATTCTCTATAATCTCTGAGCAAATAGGGATGCAATCCTCTTCTATACATCCATCTTCTATACCTTGTCCAGTTACAACAAGTTGTGCTGTAGGCTTTGTTGTTTTAATCTTATTAGTTGACCACCATATATTATTACCGCCCTGATCTAAATATGTTAGTAGTAAATTAAAATAGTAATTACTTTGATTTAACATTAATTTTTACCTCATTTGGAATCAATAAATACTGACTAATTAGAGGTGTTAAATCAGTTGATGGTTTAACTATTCTATTAATATATCCAGTATATGAACTAATAAAAGTTGACAAGTTATTTAATATTAAAGTATCTCCAATTGACAAGCTATTAAAGTATATATTTATAGCTTGTTTAACACTACTGTTAATAATAGATAAGGAGTCAGTAATGTTATTTGTATATGTCACTTCTACTATAATATCTACTTGTTGGTATTGTATTGGTTCAATTACTAATAAGGTGCCAATAGGTTTTATCTCATTTAACTTATTAGTTAGTAGGTCAATTGTTAATTGATCTTGTGTGTTTACATATATTGTTGTATATCCTGGGGCTGGTCTTCCTTCAACAAAGTAGACATCACTAACATAGTTCTGTGCTAATGCTTTAATAGATGGCAGGGTTACTATGCCTTTATTATTAATATAAATAGATAACCTATCTCTTAATGAGTTATCAGACTCAACACTTGAACCACCACTTAATGAGCCAATAATAATATTACTAGTATCTCTAAACTTACCAACTTGAATAAATAACTTTGGATATATAGGGGATATAAGAACGGATGAGGCTGATAGGTTTGCTTCAAAGGTCTTAGATATAGATGCAATGTCAACCGTTATCTCCTTATTAGCTGGTAGTCTTGTTGCTGCCACTGTTTCATAGGTTAATAGTCCATCTTGTGTTTGTAGTAATGTTCTAGATGGCAATACTAAATCCTCAGTTGACTTAATAATAACAGAGCCAAATGCACTTGTACCTTGTCTTCTAATAAGACCATAGTTATTAGCATATATGTCTAAATTAACACCTGATGCTGTTGTTACTAGTCTAGTATTTAATAACTCTTCTATTATTTGTTCTTGGTTATAACATGATATAGCTATACCCCTTATTAAAGAGTATAAGTTGCCCCTGTTATTAGCTGCTGTTTGTAAGGGGCCATCTCTAAACTGAAGTTTTATATCATCTAATATCTGTTCAATTGTTCTAGACATTTATTGTTATCTCCTGTGTAGATGTGTCTGTATATGTTATTAGATAGTTTATAGTTGCTAAAGAATCAACTGATGCTTGTATGTTCTTTGTTGGCACATTAACATAGGATGCAGCATCTCTAACATCATCATTTAATGTTGCTATTACATCAGTGTTTATATTCTCTCTAATCTTGTAATAAACATTATTACCATAGTTACTATCAATAGTAGAGTCAGGAGCATACTCATATGATATATAACCTTTAGGTGTTAATAATGCCTTTCTAAATAATGAGTTAGGTGTTGTCTCAAGTATTATATCTCCTCTATTATCTAACTCAATATCTGTAGTACCTTTTATATCAAACATGTTGTTATATTAGTTTATATGCTGATTGTGGAAAGTTAATATGCACTGTCTTTTCATCTTTTACTAGACCTATTGTTATTGATTCATTATCAACAATGTATAAGCCTTGTTTGTAGGATACATCTATGGTGTAAAAGCCTTTTATAAGAGTGTAATTAATAGTTACTATTCTTGGCTCTCTTAGTATTAATATGTCCTCCTCATATATAGTTAGCTGTTTGTTGCATTTGAGCCAATCTAGTATTGGATTAATATCTGAATAGGTAATTTTTATAGTGGCTATTTGACTATCTGTTTTAGGTATTAGATATATGGCAAATCCTTCTGTTATGTATTTAGTAGCTGGTATAAACATGTTATTTTATCTCTTATAAAAGTATGTATGAGTCTAGTATGTAAGGTGCTAATCTATTACCAATGTCTATAGATCTATACTCATATAGACTGCCTGTGATGTTATCTTCTAAGGTTAATATAGTATTAGTATTTATAAGAGTTGCTGTGTATTCACTTCCATTTCTACTTGTAATTACATATTCAATGATATTAGATGTGAATTGAGTCCCAACTTTATAAGGTAATAAGACTTTATTTGTAACTCTATCAGTGTAGAACTCTGAGTATACATTTACATATGTTCCTATGTCTGGTAATGGATTATTGTTAAATCTTATTAGATCTCTACTATCTAACTTGAACTTAATATATGATGGCCCAATCTCTATTACAGTTATAGTTGCTTCTTCTGCTGATAACTCTATTACTTGACCACAGTTATCAGGGTTTATATTTAATACAACATTATTATCCTTTGCTGATTGTATTATTCTAGAGTTATCAGGGTTTATATTTAATACAACATTATTATCTTTTGCTGATTGTATTATTCTAGGTAGATAATCAATAATGTCTTGTAAGTCTGGGTTAGATATTGATTGTAGAAAGGGCTCTGTTTGTTTTAATGAGTCAATACATCCTAGTAGTTTAGCTAGCTCATCTAATAAGGGTATTCCAATGCCTGTTAATGCTGTGAATATACTACCAGCTACATCATATATATCCTTATCAGTTATGTTCTTCTTACTTATTAGAGATAACACCTTTGATGCTACTGCTGTGCCTTTACTGCCTAATACATTAGATACTCCTGGTATATCTAATAGTGCTGTATAGTTGCCCTGTTCTACTTGTTGATATATGTTAAATGCTTGCTCAGCATATGTTATGTATGTTGCTATTTCTCCTCCTGCTACATTAGCAATAGCTCTTGCATACTCTTGTGGTGTTGTTATTCTGCCAGCAGCTATATCTTGTGTTAATGAGAGGGCTGATTGTATCTTAGAATCTGGTATTAATCCTTTAATAGTATCTACATACTTGTTATTTAATAACTCTGATATGCCAGCTAAGTTAGCATTATCAATTAGTTCATCCCCAAACTTAAAGTCAGTTACAGTATTAGGATCAATGTTAGCTATTTGATCATTATTACTAAACCAACCAGGAGTTGTTCTTAGTATAGACATTTTAGTTGTAGTTGATGGTTCACCTAATACTGTCATAGTATCTAATATGCCTTGTCCAGGTGTAGCAGGCGTTCTAAAGTTATTGCCACCACTATTAAGATCTGATATAGGATTAGATATATCATCTTGTATGTTTGGTGGCTGTTGTCCTCCCTGTCCAATTGGTCTTTTAGTGTTAATAAATGTCTGTATCTGATTAACTATAGACTTATCAGATAATATATTATTAATGGTTGTTGGGTAGTCAGTACTAATAGTTATTCCACTTGTTTCTACTATTGCAATTGCCTTTGTAAAGTCACTATAATTACCTGTTATAAAAGGTCTAATGTCTTTACTAAATGACTGAACAACTTCAAATTGTTGTAAGTTTGTTATTGACTTTAATGACTCACCATATGTTAGTTGTGGTGATATCTCAGGCACTATAGATGTAGATTGTGTGGTGTTTTTATTAGGATTAATAACATCCTCTGGTCTTTGTAATACAGGATGTAATATGCCTAATTGAGAAGCAGCTATTACTACACCTTTGGTATTATGTTGTTTGTTCTTTGTTTGGTTAGATTGAACTGGTGCCTCATCAACTGCTCTATCAGTCTTATTAGCTTTTACTTGTTTATTGCTAGCAGGCTCAGATGTCTTACTTGGTTGTACTAATGGATCTTCTAATGATATATCAACTGGCTCATCTAATGTTGGTGTGGTTGGTTGTGTACTAGACTGCGGCTCTAATACAACTAATGGAGGTTCTGGTGCAACTTCTAATGGTGGAGGCTCAGCAGGATTAAGAACAGGGCTGGTTATTATTTCTCCATTACCAACACTTGTGGTTATATCTGTGTTAGTAGTACTACTATTATTATTAATAGTAGTTGGTGTGGCAATATTGAATGGTAAACACTTAGATAAGAAGTCTGCTAAACTGCCAAATGGAAACTCTGGTAACTCTGGCAAGTCAATAATAATTGGTGGTAATACTTCTCCTAGTATTGGTATTAGTGGTGCTAATCCTGTACCTGCTAATATGGCAGTAGGTGTTACTAGTATGCCAGTGTTTTGTGTGCCATTATATGTTAAAGCATCACTAGTAACTACCGTTTGAGCCTTACTTGTAATAGCTGTTGTTGTTGAAGATTGAGTGTTGTCAATTGATATGACTCCAAACTTATTACAGTTATTACCAATTGTATCTCCACTTGTAATGCAGCTACCATTAGCCTTTGATGTTATATCTCCTATTGATAATAATTCAATATTAGGAGGTGGTAATTCTGGTAATATCTCAGTTGGTGCTGGGTCTGTTGATGCGCCTGATGCTGTTGTCTTATTTGTTTGACCAGCAGCTATTGTTATACCTGTTTGTCCTATTACTGTTGTTGGTCCTCCACTACCAAATATAGCAGCCTCCTTAGCTACTACTGTTGTTGTGTTATTATATAAAGCTTGCTCATTAGTTACTACTTGATGACTGTTAACAGCAGTTGTCTTATTATCAGATGATGTAGTTGATGTGGTATTAGATACAACCTTATTGTCATCACTAGCACTAATAGTTCTTTGATTGGTAATTGTTATATGTTTGTCATCTTGTGTTAATGATGTGTCACTAAATTGAAAGGAGGTTGATATCTTATCTACCTTTGTATTAGCAATGTTTGTAATAGAGGGGCTTCTATTAAACATACCTAGGTCACTAGTACTAACAATGGAGCCAGCAACTGTGTTAACACTTGTACTTGATATGAAGTTAATAGCACCTGTATAATCATATACTTGTGCCATTGCTTTGCTACTCTCTGATAAGTCTTTAACTCCTTCTTGCAGCTTAGCAGATGTGTCTTTAAATGGGGCTGCATCTGGGGCTGCTTTATTGATGCCATCTATTACTTTATTTTGTTGTTTAATCCTATCAGATGTGTCTTTAGTCTCTTTAACAAGATCTGATGTTATATCTTCTAATGTTGATAACCACTCTTTAGATGAGTGTAATAAGAAGTTGTCATAGGATAAATTACTGTTTAATTGTGTTGTTGCTAAAATATTATCAGCAGACTTAGTAACTTCATTGTAGACAGTACCATCAAAGGTTACTTTATCTAGTTGATCTAATTGTATTGTTGGCTTGTCTAGTTCACTAAATGTTGTTGTCATATATTGGTATCTCCCTTGTTATTATTTGACTTATCTCTTCTCCTATTGATTTAGTTATAGGACTAAACAATAGTAAAGATGTGGCCTTTATTATTAGATTATTTATTCTATCTATGTTGTCTATATAGTTTCTATTACATAAATAATGAGCCCTTCTTATTAGACTAGATGCTAGTAGGACTGTAAGAGTATTAATACCTCCTGGTCCTATCAACTCATCATTATACTTATATAAGCTTTCTACTGGGTCTATTAAAGTCTCTTCTAGTGGTATATCATTAATAACTAACTCACCCTCTTTTATAGCTTTATATACATCTCTTAAGAAGTACATATAGTTGATAGATATTGTTTGAAATATAAAGTCTATATGTTGTCTTTGTTTAAAATTAGTTAGTAGATAAATGGCCCCGTATTTGGACAAGTTGTAATTATGTAATATCTTTAAATGTCTAATAACTGTGGCTACATCTGGTTGCCTATTAATGACAGTTGATATGTATTTATATATAAACTCATCATACTGTTTATCATCTTGTTGTATTGCTTGTCCTAAGTCATTGTAATTAGAATATAACTTAATGAGTGATAGACAAGAATAATATGACTGCTCTGATGGTGATAAGTATGATGCATTCTTAGTAGTTATAAAACCTAGATAATAACCCAATGATCCATAGCTTGTTATCCAACTTCTCTCATTGTTAAACATTCTAATTGAATGCTCTTTAATAGATAGTAACTCCTTATTACCTATTGATTGTTCTCTAATATCATATGTATTAGAATCAATAGTATTTATAATATTTAATGTTATTAGTATCTCTTCTAACTTATATATAAGCTTGTATAAACCAATAGTTGTTGTTGCTTCATTAAATAGTGTTAATAGTTTATACAAGTTATTAGATGATTGATTCATTGTTATAGCTAAATCATTGACTATAACCTTTTGATCATTACTTAGATTATTAATGTTTATTGGTAATACGTTTATCTGTTTATACATGTTGTTATCTTATTATGTATGTTCTTTGATATAAGCCAAATAAAGTGTCAGCTATATTTGTATTTAAATATATATCTAATTGTTTTAATGCTTCATACTTATTAGTTATTATTAAATTTGTATTGTATTGAGTGGCCCTTATATCTAATAACAGTTGACCATCTATTGACCAGTTATTAATCCTAGCAACTAAGAATATAACATCATATATTGAGTATTCATTCTTAGTTGGATAGGTGTTAAATATATAATTATCCTCATCTTGTTTCATTTGTAATACATAAGATGAAGCAGTCTTATAATTAGTAATATTAGATGTTATAAGAGTGTTGATTATAGAGCCTCTATAATCAAAATAGACAGTGTTGTCATTATAATATGTAGGAGTTATAAGATAGGTTATTAGGTCTCTTTTAAGAGGTGTTATGCCAGCGTCTCCTAATATCTTATTGTAATAAAACTGCCACTCAGTACAACAGTTAGAATATGCTTCTGTTTCTATGTAGTTCATTGTTATTATTAGTTATTATTAATTAGTTATTATTAATTATTATTAGAATCTAATACATTCTTGTGGATCAATATAACCAGCACCTAAGTCAACTTCAAAGTGTAAATGTGGTCCAGTTGAAAAGCCAGTACTACCCATGTCACCAATCTGTTGTCCTACTTGTACTTGCTGTCCTTCTACACATTTAAAAGCTTCTAAGTGGCTATATGTTGTTCTTATGTTCTCAGGACTCATAATCTCTATTCTATTACCATATCCATCTTGCCAACCAGCAAATATAACCTTACCATTAGATGCTGCATATATTGGTGTGTCAATTGGCCCTGCTAAGTCAACTCCATTATGCATTCTACCCCATCTCCACCCATAACCAGATGTAAATACAACCTCCGATAAGTTACATGGACTTCTTAGACTGGTACAACTACCAAAGCCTTGCTTATTAATAGAGAAGCCAACACCACTATTAGTTACACTATTACTTCTAACTGTGGCCCCATTAGTTGATCCTCCTGTTAATGGTTGTATTAAACCTGTTATCTTACATCCTGGATTACTTATTTGAAAGTTAGCTCTATATAAATCATCCTCTTTAATAGGTGGACATGTTATATCTGCAAAGTTGGTACTACCTTGATTACTTAAGTTGTTGTTAGTATTACTGTTAGATAGGGTGGGTGTGTTGTTGTTAACAAGAGGCCCTCCTGGTAATGTTGTTCCTTTTAAACTATCAACTAACTTACAAAATGATTGAGCATCATATTGACTACCTTGACCCTTATAAGCAAAGCCAGAAGAAGAGTTAGGCAGTGCTGCCCATTCTTCTGAGTTACTATCAAGTGTTGCAATGCAATTACCAGCTATCACATTATCTAATGTACCCCTAAGAGAATCCATTCTATATAATGCAGCTATATCTTGATCTCTTGGTTTTCTTATATCTAAAGGTCCTAATCCAGCTTGTATTTCACTCCACGTTCCAGGCACAAATTGATATCTACCAAATGCTGCTGATGTTCCAGGTGGAATAATTACATTTGGATGAGCAGGACTTGTTGGTACATATGTTGTTCCACCATTAGCAGTATAGTATGTAGGTGCTTCTACTTTGCTAATAGCATTTAAGTATGCAACAACATTGGTGTTAGTTAATAGGGCCTCATAGTCTTTTCTTGTTCTAGCCATTACTCTAATCCTGTATATATAGTCTTGTTAGGTAAGAACTTATTATAAGCCTTTATAATCTTATCCTTATCAATTAGCTTCAAGTCATTAGATGGTGATATCTCTGAGTGTATATATACATTATTAAGTCTTATATCTAATAGAGATAATATATAACCAAGTGACATATATTGAGGGCCTGATAAGGTGCCATCTGTTGACTCAAAACATATCTGATATGATTGTTGATCCACATTAGTTATACCATCTACTAGACAATTAGCACAGGCTTTTGCTTGTCTAGATGATTCAACTAAGTATGTTGTATTACCATTAATATCAATGAATAAATGATATGAGAATGGCGCTGTTGGTGCTGCTTGTAAGAAGTCTTTAGCACTTGATGTTGTTTGATGTAGTACTACTATAAACATGTTATTTGTTACTCTATTTATTAGTCTTTTTATAAGTTGCATAGTCAGGATCTGCTAATATCTTATCAATTAGAGGTTGAGTCACTTGTCCTTTTGTATCATCTTTTAATCCATAGTATAAATATAAAGTTCTTATAGCGGCTATCTCTTGATCTTTAGGTAAACTATTATTCCATTGCTTATTAGATACAAACCCTATAACTTGATCTCTAGTTAGTGTTAATCTTGGCTCTGATGTTTTAACATCTAACTTACTCTCATTAGGTTTGTAGTTAGCTGGTACTTTGGTGCCACTTGTAGGAGTGTTTGTAGTTGTTACATTATTAATTGCTTGCTTAGTTGCTATTGCCTTTGTATTACATTTCTTAGCAGTCTCTAATGCTATATCATGTAGTCTTTGATATTGTTCTGCTCTATATCTAGTATCAATTAAACTGTTACTATTTCTAGGTTGACCGCCTAACTCTTTTAGCTTCTTAGCCTTGTCTAATGCTACCATTGCAACCTTAGTTGATTTAGCACATTTGTCCTCCTTATCAGCTACCACAATTTGATAGTAGTTACCATTTATATACTTATACTCAACACCTCTAAAGTATGTACCCTTGTCACCTAATCCACTATCAACTTCAATGCCATTAGGTAGTCCTTGTTCTCTAACAAGTGACACTCTATCACTGGATGATTTTAATAAGTCTGTATTCTTATAACTATCTTTATCCATCTGAGTAGATGTAATAGCTATCTTATTGGCTGATGGGTTTTGTGCTCTATCAGGTGTTATTAGAGGCTGTGGTGCGTATGTATTATCAGCTTGTAGTTGTCTTAACTTATATCTCTCTGTGTCTTTACCCATGAAGACATCCATGTTACCAGGAAGTGATACAGCACCCAATATTACAACGCTGTCATAACTACCATATAGTGATGTGACTATAACCGCATCACCCACCTTATAAGTTGCATATTCACCTACACCGTTACCACTGAAGTTATTAGTTACTGGTATACAACCCTTAACTATCATTCCTCCCATGTTATATACTTGCACATCATATCTTTGTATTAAGTGGCTCTGATACTCACCATCATCTGTTAAGTTAACTATCTCTCCAATTGATGTCCAATTGTTAGATATGGCAGCAAATGATTGTAGGTTTGTAAAGTATCCACCAGGATTGTATAAGGGGTTTTCTAGCATATGTTTTATTTATTATTTGTTGTAGTATTAACACATAGTTGTTATATATAAACATGTGTTAATACTACTTATATTGTTCTTATTACTGTTGTACTTTATATAATGTCAGCAATGGCTACTATCTTTGTAATGAAGCCAGCATCAGCACCTGTTGCTTTTAATGAGTGTGTAATGGCTCTTACTTTATACATTGGTAATGCGTTGTTTAAATCATCAGTAAGAGCGCCACTATTGTTTCTAATCTCCTCTAGCACTTGAGATAAGTTAGCAATCTTCTTGTTACCATCAACTTGTTTAACACCATTCTTCTTCTTTAGCTCTTCTACTTTGTCGTATAAGGTTTTTAAGAAGGCAGATGATGTTGCTGTTTGACCATTAAATGTAAATACATTCTTACTATGAAGTACAGTGTTAAACACTCTAACAGCTTCACCTGGACAGAAGGATGAATCACCTAACACTTTAAATATGATTGTAGTATTGTCTCTAGCCATGTTAGATGCTGTTGTTAGTGCTAAGGCTTGTGCTGCCCCTTCTTTATTATTCTCCTTTGCAATCTTAGGATCAGTTATAATATGTTGCTTGATTGGCACCTTTCTATTTCTAGTATTAACAGGTGTAATATCAACAATACTTAATAGGTCCCCAAGTGATGCGTTAGTAGCATTGTTAAAGTCAGCACTAGCCACTGTAAATCTGTTATAAACACCAATAGTACTTGTTTGTACTCTTATGTTTTTAATCAATGATCTTGACTCTGGTAACTTGTCAAAACAGTCAAAGAAGAAGTACGTTCTATTACCTCTATCTGGATCATCTAAGCCACTAGTATCAAGTATCCTTGGGCCAAATATAAAATGCCCATTAACATGTGATGCATAGCAGTCAATAGGCATAACCTCTGTTACTTGCATATAACCTAATATCTCAAACGGACTCTTATTAATTATTTGCATGTTAGTAGCACCACTACCACTTACAAGGGGCGGCATTAATGTCCATATATGAAACAAAGGATCATAGTCATTATAATTGTTACTACTAATATCAGTTGATGATAAGAATGTATTAGCTATTACCCATCTACTAGGATCTTCTATTGCTGCTGCATACTTAATTCTTTGCTCTGCTAATGCGTCTGTATATATCTCTTGTATGGTAGCAGTTTGATCATTAATCCTTCTCTTCTTATCAGGATCATTTAAGTCAATCTTATTATCATATAATGTTATGACCTCTCCAACATTAAAGCCCTTTCTCCATTCTAATCCTGATGCTGACTTATAATTATTATCAAGATATATGCCACCATTAGCAGCTCTATATACACCTTCTAATGTCTTATGTCTAAGCCCTTCAAAGGTACCTCTTTCACCCTTATTCTCATTTAAATAGGGTAGTGTTATAAGCTTAGTGTCAGCTAGTATTCTACTTCTATCTCTTAAGTTGTATATGATTTGTATTGAATTAGCACTGCCAATGAAGTCAACAGTGTCTATGAATCCCCAGAATATAGGAGCTAGTTTGTCTTTATCTGCTGTATAATCTGCTTTTTGAATACCTTTATCTCTTTGTAAGTTATTAATCTGAAGCTCAAGCTCTTGTAGTTTAGTATTTAAATCCTTTAATAACTTTTCATTATTACCAAATAACTCTCTGCCTTTTGCATCTCCAATAAAGGGTAAGTTTATACTATATAATTTGTTTATTTCATCTTGTATTGCCTCTTTTTGTTTTTGTAAAGATTGTACTTCTTTAATAGTATCTTTGTCCTTCTCTGGATCAAGTTTATTTGTTTTTAGTGTAGAAAAGCTATAAGGATAGTCGTCTAAGTCATTCATACTTATACAGGGTTCACTCTTATATCCAGCATATATTCTTACTTCATCATCTGCTGATAAGAGGCGGCCTTCATTGTTCTTTAATAGTGTTAATTGATTGTTTTCTCTACCATATGTAAAGCCCTTCTCAACCTCTACTATAGAGGGTATAGTGCCATCATCATTAAGCTTACAAGTTACTACTAACTTAGCCTTACAAATGGGCCAATCTCTAGTTAGCTCTACCTCTGCTTCTGTTAGGTACCAATTAGATTGCTGTGATAAGTCAGACCCACCAACATTAACAATGGGTAAGTTAGAGTAGATTAAGTATTCAGTGTCTTTTATCTTTGATGCTGTATTAGATTTTATATCTTGTTCAACCGCAGTAGCAGCAGTAACGTTACTAGGTAAATAACCTTTCATATTAGTATCAACATATGTAAATAAATCAGCTCTTAAATCATCTAAAGAAAAGCCTTGAAATTCCTCAATCTCTGGTGTAAGACCTGCTACATATTTAAAGTTAGATGTTACTGTTCTTCCCTGTCTTTTAAATTGATCAATAACCTGAGACTTAAACCTATTTACTCTATCAACTTTTACTAAGTAACCCTGTTTAATGCTATCACTAGAGAATTTATAATCTGCGTTAGTTATATCTTCTATTGATTTAGCTTGATTGCTATTTTGTGTGTTTGTATTAGTATTATTACTAGTTGTTACTTGTCCATCTGTGCTATTAACAATGCCATCTCTATTACTTACAAAGGTGACTGCAAACACTGGTGTTGATGCTGCATCCTCATAATACTTAGCCATCTATTCTCCTATTAGTTGTATATGTTTATATGTAAAAAGACTGTACTTATTAGTATATAGTACAGTCTTTATAAGTTATATATTGTGTGCTTAATTAATGGCTAATATCTCATCAATAAAGGTTTCAACTGATTCTTTATAATATATCATCTCATCATAAGTACAAGTAACATCATAAGCTATAACCCTTCTACCAGGCATTAAAGACACTTTATGTATCTTTATCTTACAGTTAGTTAGTTCATACCTACCATTTATAATAGAGCCTCTAAGATCTTCTACATAATACTGTTCAGTTGTAAGTGTAAATAATGGTGGGTTACTTATTTGTTCAGAGTCTTCTCTCTTAACCTTAAAGTGTTTTAATATATCTTGTGATACTAAACATCTCTCTATTGTTATTGTTTTATTTAGTTGGTCTAACTTAAACTCCATACCATATAAAACAACCTCCTGTTTATTGTTTGTTGGGTCTGTTGTATAACCATATATCTCCCAACTTGTTCTTGGATCTTTTATTTGTTCAGTCATTAGATTTGGCCCTTTCTATAAATTGTTCTACTGTTTCATCTTCTATATATTTTAAATGATCAGATACACCTTCTAAGTTACCATTAATAAAACTACCGAACTTACACCTTCTTAGTTCATATCTACCTTTGTTATTATTTAATGGTTTAAATGTTGCTAGATTTAGTGGTGAGGAGTTAAAAGTTATATTAAACCTAGGTGATCTAATAATTTCTCCATTTACTACTTTAAAACTATAATTATACTCTACATCTAAATATCCATCTTCTAATACAAATGCAACTATATCTTCTCCTATTAGAGGAATATAATTATCGTTTTTATAATATAATTGATCTTGTTTATTAGCAGATCTTAGTGTTACAGATAATACATTAAAACTGCCCACAATATCAATCTTGTCATTTATATTTGTATATACAATAATCTTTCTATCTGTATTAATATTCATAGTTAATTAAACAAAATAAAACAGTGTTACTACTTTTAATAATAACACTGTTTTATTTTGTTTATAAGTTTGTTTGTTTGTTTTATTTAGATAGTTGGGCTTTGTCCACCACCTGCTCCACCAAATACTTGAGGTCTTAAACCACCAGATGTTAGAGGAATATTAGAATTGGAGCTAAGAGCGGTGCCACTAGGAGCATTAAAGGCTGGACTTCTACCACCATTTTGACTTCTAAAGTCTTGAAGTGACTGAGGTATAAATCTAATACCTTCTGCTACTCCCTCCCAACGTTGTGCAATTACCCTTCTACCAGGCATGATACCAACTGATAGAGAGTCAATCTTACAGCGTTGTAACTCATATCTACCTTGTGTGATTGGTAAAGCTTGATTGTTAATGCCACTTGAAGCGTTAGTAGCTGATGGATCAAGTGTTAAATTGTTTATTGCAAAGCTGGCATTAGAACCACCTACAATCTGATTGAATGAAGTTCCACCACCTCTATATTGAATGCCTGGGGCTGTGGTTCCTTGTCCAATGTAATTCTGTGCTAGTTCATAAGCATTAGCATCAAAGGTTAGTTGGAATCTAGGGCCTCTTGTTACTAGTTGCTCTCTTACCATGTTCTGAACGCCAAAGGTTCTTTGCATGAAGTTCATATCAACTAGACCTTGCTCAATAACAAAAGCTATTTGAACTTCACCATTTAGATAAACTGGGAATCTTGTACCTAATGGTAAATATGTTTCAGTACTATCTCTAATAGTTAATGTAATAGATTGAAAGTCACCAAACAAGGCTATCTGACCTGTTGCTGAGTCTTGTAACCAAGCAGCAATGTCAAAGCCTTGAATGGGATCTAATATTACATTATTAACTGGCGCTTTATATATGTCTAACATTTATTGTTTACTCTGTATTATTAACCTATTTGAACGCTACCAGATACATCTCTGGTTAATGTAATCACAATTAAGCCAATTGGATATATTGGTGTGTATGATAAGGCTATATTTAAGGTGCCAGTAAAGTATGCACTAGCAGGGTTATTAGTCTCATCAATTACTGGCTGATTGTAGGAACTAATATAACCACTTCTTTGTAGTAATGTCATATAAGCTGATATAGCAGAGGCTATTTGTCCTCTAATAACTCTAGAGTTTGTCTCACCTTTATAGCTTTGTAAGTTAGTATACAAGTCTCTTCTAATCCTGTCATTAATTCTAACTAGATTGATGTTATCCTTACCAGTAACATTTGTTAGTGTTCTACCTTGTATTACATAATAACCATCTAAGGCGGGGTCAATAGCAATCATATCAACCTTAGCATCAATGAATTGTTGCTTGGCACTAGTAGATATGTAACCATCTAAGTCAGTCTCAATTACACCTTGAATAGAGCCAGCACTTCTTCTAGCAGCAGGGCTTATGTTCTCAGGAATATAGCTCAACTTACCTGCATAGAATGCAGACAATGGAACGCTGAATCTGCCAGTATTAGTAGAGCCACCATAGGTTGCCCAACCTGCTACATATACACCTCTTTCAGTGTTAATACCAGCAGTCTCAACTCTTGCTAAACCAGGTGTTAGGCTTCTAGTAGAGGTTAAGATTGCAATCTTTCTACCTTCTAACTCACCACTGTTATTAGCCACTGCTAACTGTGCTTGTCTTACACTTGTCCTAGCACCTAACTCACTAGCAACAACAATAAAGTTAACTCTTTGTTCTGCCAATGATCTCACTGCGGATACATAGTCATTCTCTGTTGGTAGGGGACCATCATAGCCCTTCTTCAAGAACAAGTTAGTAAGCTTAGAATTACCAACATAATTAATATGTCTAATGTCATTTGTATCAGTAATAAATAGGTTAGCTGGTGCTAATCTTTGTGGTGTTCTTGTTACAATTTGTGATGGGAATAAATTACTACCTGTTGACACTGGTAGATAGTCAGCAATGACATAACTAGATGCAATTGATGTGATTGATCCATCTGCTGCTACGTCTCTAGACAAGTCAACACTAAATGATTCAATCTGCTTATCATTTGTATTGTCATTCTTATCTTCAATTACAACTGTAAACTTACTATTACCTGTGCTATTAATTGTAAGTGCTAAGTTATTACCCCATTGACCAGGACTAATAGCTGTGAATCTAATGAGAGGAAACCCATCAGCAGTGTATGTTGTTAAGAAGGCATTTCTAGCATTGTTTGATGTTGCTGAGAAACCAGTCTTATTTAGGCTTGTATAGTTACTAAAGTTAATACCATTTAGGTTGGAGAATGTAATAGATGCGCCAACAATGTTAGCAGCAACTGGATCACTTAAAGTTAATACATTGCCAGATTTACTAATAACAGTAGTGCCTTGACTGATGCTAGTACCAGTAACAATTGAATCAATAGATATGTTAGTTGCATCTGCTACGGTCAATGATGTGGAGCCAGATGTTGCTGAACCTGTAGTAACTACTTGGCCGTCTGCCTCATCTAAGTCAACCCATAAGCTATAGCCACTTGCAATTGTTACTCTGTCAGGCTCATCTAGATCAAAAAACTCAGTTGGTTGGTTGATAATATCCTCTGATAAGAATAGTCTTGCACCTTGTTCATTTGGCAGTCTGTCAATAATACCAATAGGGGTTACACCGCCTACTAAGTCTTGTATGTTGTTAATAACATCTGATGCTGTAGCACCTTGTGCAACTGGTACTGAATACTCAGTTGAGTTAACTCTAACAGTAAACTGTTCACCAGGATATAACTCAATGGGTACTCCAGTTGTACTAAACTTAAGAGATATACCTTCTGCTATTGACTTGAATACACCAGCATCAGTTGTTAGATCTAATGTTGATCCTAAGACAGCACCACTTATAGTTGCTCCAGTAGTGTCAACATATGTTGGAATATCAGCACTATCATTACCCCAAGTAACAATAGGTAAGTTAGTAGCAAATGGGTATTGAGTTATGGGTAATACAACCCATTTTAATGTTGCTTTATTAGTAAGTGTAAAGCTGCCATAACCAGCAACTACTGTTACTAACGGTGCTGATAATGTTATTACACCAGTTAGAGGATCAACGGCTGTTACAGTTGTAGTTGTAGGTGCTGTTAATACTCCTGACTCAGTACTTACAATCTTAGATCCAATTACAACCTTCTCAGCATTAGCAATAGATGTTGTAATAGTAGTAGCAGATGTTGCTTGATTGTATGTAGCATTTAGAGTGATTGGCCCCTGTGTTATTTTAAACAAGTATCTCTTATCTGCTGTTCCAGTATAACTGCCAGATGATACTATAAACGTTTCAATGTAACTAGTAGCAGTGCTTACTGGTTGACCAATAAACTTTAAATTAATTGTTAGATTGTTAGCCTTTGTAGCAACTCCACCAATCAATAAATCAATCTTTGGTGCTACTGGTTTACCAATAACTCTCTTAATACCAAACTCTCTAGCACCTTGATCATATGCTGCTTGAAAGGATTGATTGGCAACACCTGTATCATATCCATATATTCTTGCAAAGTCTTTAAAGTCTGAAAGAAGTACTGTGTTTAAAGGGCCCTTTGTAAACTCACCAATAATGGCAACTCTATTAGCTGCTGAGGTGTTTATAGGGGCACCTAATGATGGTGTCTCATTAAATATTACTTCTGGGATTCTCACTGATTATTATCCTGTATTGTATATTGTATGTTTTGTATGTTAGTGCTTAGTTTTGATGCTTTAGGAGGAAATGTTGTTACTAGACAGGCTGTTACAACCTCTTTAAAGTAGGGAGATCTCTCCCACTCACCTCCTACAAATGAGGATCTAAGTACTTCAATCTTTGTGTTTAAATCATCTATCTTAATGTCATATATTATTAGTCTTAACAGTTCAATGCATTGACTTAATATATGCATAGACACATCTGTATATAGTTCTAATGTTCTACTATTTTCTATTAGTATTTCATCATTATTTATAGGTAATTGTGTAGGCACATTTTGAATTATTAGTGGTGTTGATTGGGAGCCAGCAGTAACACTGTTATAGTAAAAGCTTATATGAATCATAAACATTACTTCATCTTGTTCTTGCCCTAATGTATATGGTCTATATATAACACTGGCTGTCTGTGATGTTGGCTCTTTTGCTGTTAATGATGTTATTGGTGCTGGATATACAGCGCATGTTAAAGTGTTACTTGATGTTTCAATCCCACCATATAATCTGTAATTAGTAATTGGCACCTTCTCTCCAGTTATTGGATTTGTTATTAGATTGGCTAATATCAAAGGGTGACTTGCTATCTGTGTAGCAACGTTAATACATACTTGATCTATTCCATACATATTGTGATCCTGTTACATCGTTTAGTGTTCCAATCTTATCTCTAACTTTACTCATCTTACTATTGCCTCTTTTACCAATGTCAACAGTTGATGCGCCTTTATTAATGTTGCTGTCAGATGGGGGATTGTTAGTAATTCTTAGTATTGTTGTTACTGCAACTGATCTTGGTGAGGTGTTATATGCTGTTGATTGTGGTGCTTCTAAGTGATAATAGGCAGCAACAGTTATACCCCCTACCCCTTCAAACTTAACATCTACTACTACTTTTACTTCTGGATTAGATATCTTATATGCATTAATATAGACTGCATTGTTGTATATCTGTGCTCCTACAACATGAGTATCATCTGCTACCCTATACTCTAATAGCTTTTGTACTAGCTTAAATGCTACATCTTCTGGTTTATCACCAACTATTATGTTAATAGGTATCCAAGGCACATCATTAGATAACGTTGATATTCTAAATAGTAACTTACCAGCTTGTGTGCATTGTGGATTACTACTATCAACTACACCAAAGTAGAATGTATCTATCTCAACCTTGTGATCTATTGTCTTGTTTGTTGTGGTTGAAGATGCAGTTGATGTGACACCTTTATTAACATCAATTATGGCTGATAAAGGGCCCTTTGGTTGTAAGGATTGATATAGTAATGAGGTTGTACTTTGTACTCCTACTACTAATCCATTTATGTAGTCATATAAATAGTTATTCTTGTTATTAACTAAATTACTACTTGTATAAGTAATAGTTGATAGATCTAATAATAACCAATTAGTAGTATTGGTTGGATCAATGTTAATACTATTAGATACAATACATCTATAAGCATTATTGTTATATATAACAACGTTGTTATTGATGTATGTTGTACTGCTATTGTAAGTACCAACATATCCAGTAATTAAAATACCCTTATGTATAGTTATAGGTCTAACAATGATGGCTTCACTTGCTATTAGTGTAGATAATCTTCTAGCTGTAAATTCAATATAAACACTGTAAAGAGATGTATTAAATCTAGCAGTTTTATTCTTAAATGTTGTTGTTAGAGGGTATAAATCCTTCTTTTTAAGACTTATGTTTGTAATATTATCAGTGGTTCTAGTAGGTGCTGCTATTAGATTTGAATATGGATATACTTGAGTACCAGTTGTATAAACACTAGTACATAAAGCATTTATATCAGATGTAAGTCTAAATACTATATTCTCTATTGTCTCTCCATTAAATACTTGCGTGGCCCCTTCATTTAATAGAGGTGGTGTGCCTGGTTCTGACTTTAATATGTTGAAATATATAAAGGCTATATGATTAGGATCAACTGTTATAGATGGGACAACCTTAACATTATCAATAGATACAATATCAGTCTCTAATCCAACATCAAATGCTGATGCTGGTATTGTTGTTTTGTCTAATTCAGGTGCAAAGAAGAAATACTCTTTTGATGTTTTACTACTATTAGTTGTAGTACTGTTGTTATTAGTATATAAGAATATAATTCTATCTAAATTTGAATAGGCTCTTTGTTCTAATGTGTTACCCCTTTCAATTAACTTTAATGAGTCATTAAGAGGTAATGATCTAATGATGTTTGCTGCTGTTAACTCTGCTGCTACATTAATAAGACCACTACTATACTCAGAGTTTGTTATTAGATTTAATACCGCTTGATATGTTGTTGGTGTCTTAAATAGTTGTGTATTATCTTTATCTTTAGCAGCAGATAATACAAGTCCTATGTTATTAAACTGTTGTAGCCCTTGAAAGATAATGTCAGTATCAGCTATAAAGGAGGCCCCTTGTGTTAGCACACATAGAGGCCTTACTAGCTTTATGAAATTAGTTGTATCAAGACTACTCTGTATGTCTTGTGCAAAGTTCATTTGTTATTGTTCTGTTCTAGATAAGATGTACTTGATAGCTTCTTTCTTATTTGTATAGTCATAACTTGGATCAAATTCTAATACTGCCTTTTTAATGTCAGAGGCTGATCTAGCCTCTAACTCATCCTCTGTTGAATTTAATATAACGGTTGTTAGTTCACTGTAAGCTTGTTTAGGTGCTTCTTCTATTACATATTCATAGTCTTTTGCAACGTCAGTAGATTCAGTTACTTCTTCTTTGATTACTACTTTTCCCTCTAATACTGAAGGCTGAATCTCAGGGAACTTAGGCTCTGTTACTTCTGGCTCATATGTGTTATCAGCAAGGGCTACAACTGGCTTGTCTTCTTCATATGGTGATATGCCATAAGGTGAGAAGGTTTCACCACCTACTTCATAGAATGGCACGTCACTCTTTGGTAGATACTCATTAGCGTCTGCTGGTTTGTTAGAGGTGTAGGTCTCTTCTAACTGATTCTTAACATGATAAGGAAGACTGTCTCTTGCTGGTAACTCAATGTGCTCCCTATATTCATACTGTGGGTTATATAGACTGATTAGCTCAGCAATCTTTGTGCTGTCATATAGATCAAAACTAAGATATGTACCAGCAGTTAAGTAGTACATATCTTTGTATTTGAAATCAGCTATAACTCTTACTCTAATAGTTGGATCAAACATGTCTTGTTTTTATACCTTTGTTAGTTATCTACTTAATTAGATAAGTGTATCATAAACAGGAACAAGATTGCTAAGAACTACTGGACCTAAGCTAGAAACTGTAACTTTAACAAGATCACAAGGGTTGTTATATAGAGTTAAAGATGGTCTAGCTTTAGCTTGCATTAGAGCGGATCTTTGAATGTTGAAAGGATTATCTAAGTAGATTGGATTGATTCTACCAAGACCACTTGCTTCTCTTACAGAGAGGATATTTAAAGGTCTATCTTTGAAGCCCTCATTACCAGGTTCAATGTATGATGGGTAGTAGAACTCATACACTACAAAGTGTGTTAAACCAGACAATGCTGCACCAGTAATAATGTCAGTTGGATTGGTGAAAGGAGTAGGTAACAATGCACCAGTTGTAATGTTATATACGCCAACTTCAACACCACCAATATTAGCATTAGCATTGTTTAATGATGTATAGCCAAAGATTCTCTTACACAAGAATGTCTTGCCAGGTGTCTCATATGCGGTAACAGCAGCAGCAGTTGCTAGTACTTTTAACTCAGCAGGAATGTCACCTTGGGTTGCTCTAAACTTAGCAAAGTCATTAGCTGTGAAGGTTGCTAGAGCATTAGCCTTACTAGAGTTATCTTGTGGTGTTACTTCTGTTAGTACATACTTCAAACCACTAATAGGTAATCTTTGACCAGTGTATCTAGGATCTGCTAGCTTGTCTCTTTCACTGGAGTAGAAAGAAAATGCTCTAAAATCTGCTTCAGTTGCAGTGCCAGCTTGTACTCTTTCAGTTACTGCTAAATAGCCACCTAACGCATTAATTTGAGTCTCAGCAGCAGGATTTAAGAAGTAAGCTAATACTGACTCACCAAGACTAGTTTGGCTAACTGTGTAGTTAACACCAGCAGTTTGTGCGGCTGTCTTATCAGCAGGTTCAACAAAGGAAGGAACAGCACTTAGTACATAGGTTGTTGATGCTTTTAACAATGCAGCAAAAGGTGCAAAGTCAAAGGTGGATAGTCCATACAACTTACCTTCTACTTCAAGGTTGCCTCCAGTAAATGTAATAGTTGTACCAGAGATAGCTGCTACTGGCTTCTCTACTACTGATGCTTGATTATAAGTCTTTAGACCACCACTATTTCTAGCGCCTTTAAGGACTTGATTAACTTGATACAATCCCATTATTATTATTTCTCTCTTATTATTTGTCTAGTAAGTTATTCTACTTACCTTATTTTGTCTATAAATATATAATACAATGTCATATATAATGTAGGCCTTTAAATAACAAAGTAGGCACGTATATAGGAGTTATATGAACACTAAACCACAGAATAATACACAGAATAAAGAGCAAGTTGTATTGCCATTATTAAATGCTAAAGAGGCTAATAGGTTGGCCAATAATGTTGATAGGGATGAAGAGTTACAAAAGGTTGCTGATATGATTAGACAAAGAGCTACTAATGGTTATACAGATGTTGTTATACCCTTTATATCTAATGTTGAATATATAGAGAAAGAGCTAAGTAAAAATGGGTATGTAGTTATATATAAAGATGTGTTTAGTCTTAATATTAGTTGGAGATGATTAATCTGTTGTTTAAGTGTTTATATTTATACTTATAACAATGTATGAGAACAAGAAATAAGGTAGCTGGTATATACTCTATAACCAATAAAACAACAGGTAAAAGATATATTGGTCAAACAGTATATCTTAATGGTAGAAAAGGGGACCACCTACTAAATCTAAGAAGGAATCAACATGATAATGATTATCTTCAGAAGGCCTTCAATAAATATGGTGAAGAGGACTTTATATTTGAAGTGTTAGAGGTGGTGCCAAAGTTAGAAGATGGGTCTGATAATATTGCTCTGTTAACAGCAAGAGAACAATATTGGATGGACTATTATAAGAGTTGGGATAGGGACTATGGTTATAATATTAATCCTTCTGCTAGTACAAATTATATGTCTGGTAAAACTCATAGTGAAGAGGCTAGAAAGAAAATTAGTGAGGCTGCTAAAGGTAGAAAAATGAGTGACGAAGATAAACAAAGACTAATTACAAGTAGAACTAATAAACCTTCTAAAGCAGTTAGAAAAATACCTCTTAAAGAGGCTAAACATGATATTAAAAGACTTGGAACAAGAATAGAGTTTGAGTATCATGTAACTGACTTAGAAGGTAATCAATATGTATTTAATAACTTAACTGAGTTTTGTAATCTACACAATTTAAGTAGGACTCATTTAGGTAATATGATTAATAAAGGTACTTTTTATAAAGGTTGGTCTGGATATAAAGTTGATATAAATAAAGATAAAGATATAATAATAAGTGAGACTGCTAAAAATGGCCCAAAAAGGGGGAGATTATTTGAGTATCATATAAAAGATAATAGTGGTAATGAGTATATATTTAGGGATCTTACTACATTTTGTAAAGATAATAATATAAGTAAGCAATCTATTCATGATTTAATTGAAAAGGGTTCTTATTATAAAGGTTGGTCTGGATATAAAATTAAGATTAAATAAATAATAAAAAGAGGCTAGAAAATAATCTAGCCTCTTTTTATTAATATAAAGTTTATTTAATTAATTGGTGCTCTTACAAACTTCCATATTGCAAGTCCCCAAGGACCCCAATTCTAGTATTAATATCTTGAATTTCAGCTACCTTCATGTGAGCAACTCTATGAGGATATAGGAGATAAGGTAGACCAGCATTGCCCATTTGTACATACATACCAGGCGCAGAAGGAATAGGAGTATCTCTTTGTTCTCTCATCCACAATCCAGGCTCACCACCGCTTTCTTCTGATACACAATATTGAGTTCTGCCAGGTGCTTCATAGCTACCATTAGGTGCAGCTTCAGATACAAATACAACCTTGTTTCTAGGCCATAGATACTTTCTGACACCATCAACTGGATCTCTATACCAAGTTTCAACGGTTCTGATAGGAATACCAGCAATTGATACAATACCTTCTGGACCGACACCAATAGAACCTACCATATTAGCACTTAGTACATCAGATTCAATTTGGTAGCCGCCACCAGTGTTATTAATCAATACTTGCTTGTCACCTGTTTTAGCGCCTAATCTAGGAATAAGGCCCCCAGTTTGCATCTTGATCTCATTGTTTTCACTGATGATCATCTTAAGATCAGGATGAATATACATGGCGGTTACTTTGGTCTTATTAGTGGTTTTAAACCAATAAACAAACTTCTGAATGCAGGATACAATTGCAGCGTCTGGTTCAGTCCAAGGAACACCACTAGTAGAGGCTTGAGGAGTATTATAGTCAATCAATCCTCTGAATAGATTGGCCTCATTTCTACCTCTATAGCCACTAACATTGTTGTAAGACCAGAAGTTGTGAGCAGGGATTTGAGAGCTAACTTGTACTGCTTGACCACTTCTAGGATCAGTGTAGTTAATACCACCTAATAGTGTTAGACCTCTATATACGTCCCATGTCAAGTTATGTGCTTCTACTAGCTTCTCAACTTGTCTAGCAACATATGCTTGTGGATCTTCAAAGTCGTTTAAGGTGTCATCTTTGATTCTCATATTAACATCACCCCAACTAATATAATGAGATCCTCTCATATATAAGGGTTGAACATAACGTCTTTGAGTGGTGTATTGTGCAATGCCAAGTAGTTGATCAGGCTCACCAAACTTGACAGGTGTGAACAAGGTGCCACTAGTTTCAAAGCGCTGCTCTATAGCAACAATTGGTTGCTTAATAGTTTGATCGGGAAACAACTCTTTAAGGGGGGTTGATCCTACCAAAGGAAGAAAAGACTTAGCTAGTTCTAGGTATGAAGGTACACCTGGCTTCTCGCTAGTACTGACTGTCTCCCAAGGGGATGCATATGCATCCATGTTAAAAGATGGAACTTGTTGTAATGCCATTATTATTTGTTCTCTTTATTATTTGATTTATATATTATTTGTTATTATTTACTGGCTTTTGCTTTTACTTTTTCTAGGTTAGACTGAATCAAACTATTAATGTAGGATTCTTTTTTGGCCTCACCAGTAGCACCAGTTTGTTCAACTTCTGGCATGATATTAGCACTTAGTTTTACTAGTTCAATGATAGAGTCTTCTAAGGATAACTCCTTATCACCTGCTTTGCTAGATAGTTTAACAACAGAGTTAGCATCCGTGCTAGTAACAATAGACTTTGCTAATGAAATAGCAGCAGGACTTACTCTCTGTGTCTCAAATAATGAGTTAAGTTTGTAGTTTAGCTCTTTAGCCTTTTCACTAGAAGATAACGCAGTAATAAATTGACTAGTCTTATCAATTTCCTGTGCTTTTGTTGCTAGTCCTTCTACTTTACTAGATAGCTCATCTACTTTAGTTAAAGCTGCTGTTACTGCTTCTGTGGTCTTAGCGTTAATAGCTTCTAAGCTTTCATTGAACTTAGTTGTTACTGCTTCAATGGTGCTTGCAATCGTCTTTTGTTGTGATTCTACTACTCTGTTTAGAATGGCTTCTAAGTCAATAGAAGTAGATTCATTTTTAGAGCTCTCAGGAGCTTTTACTTCTTCTTGTAAGGTCATCTTTGTTTCTATTGTTGTTAGGGGTATTAATGTTTCTTCTACTAATGCTTCAGTTATGGGTTCTTTAATTGTATCTTCAACTGAAGTTTCTATTTGCTCTTGATCAATAGTTGTTGATAATTTTATAAACATTGAAGGAAGAATTGTCTCATTTCCCTTCTGTGATAAAAGTACTGCTTTACTATCACCAAATGGCATAAAAGGGGCGTTTGTTAGAGCGGTTCTTAGGAGGGTTGGTCCTATTACTTTGCCTGTCTGTTTATCCTTAAAGTTTTGTTGAATCTCAGGAGAGCTATATTCATAATCACCATTTCTAAGTAGATCATATGTCTCTTTATTAATATTGTATATGCCATATAAAATCTCTCCTTCTTTAACTAGATCTTCTAAGTCTCCTCTTTTTCTCTCTCCATCAATTGATGCTGGATCAGGTGAGTCAGTTGGATGACCTAATGTTGCATAGGGTTTAAATCCTAGTACATCTTGTTTGAAGTTATCAGTTAAAGTATCAATATACTCATCAGTAACAGACATTAAGCCAAAACCAGGTACATGCCAATTACCCTTAATAAGTAAAGGTATCTTTGCTTTTGTCTCTGTTATGTTAGCTGCAATTGAGTCTTTGTTTAATACAGGATACTGCATTACTTAGATATGTTGTATTACATTTTATAGGATTAATACTATTATTATTTAATATATATTTGTAGGCATTTATATACTATATATGAACATATATTGTTTTGTATATACGTATATAATTAATACAGTATACAAATAATAGTAGTAAATAACAATGGAAGAAACACTAAATATAACATTTACAAAGCAACACCCTTTATCAGATGATGTTAAGGCTAAAGTTGTATCTATACTATATGTTTTAATAGCAACTTATATTGATGCTCATGGACAAATATTAGAGGCGCATTGGAATAGTGAGGGTAAAGGCTTTATTAGTATGCATGAGCTCTTTGATGATACATTAGGAACTATTAATAATTTAATTGATCCTTTGGGTGAAAGAATAAGAGCATTTGGGGCTCCTGCTAGAGCTAATCTAAAGTTTGCATCTGCTAATACGTTGTTAAAGGATGCAGCGTCTATTACTAATGATTTAAATGGTAACTTGAATATTGTTCTGTATTGCCTAAGAACTATTAGAAGTTATTTATACTCAGTTATAACAGAACTTAGCTCTATGGATGAAACAACAAGTAACATATTACAGGAGCATTGTGCCGTTATTGATAAGTTAATATATTTGAATCAAAGTAATATTTAGACATTGTGTGAATAATATTTTATTAGTTAATAAGGGGCTTTAGTTAGCCCCTTATATTTTTTTTGTATTTAAAAGTTAGTTACATGGGTAAACATATAATGGATCTTAGTAGAACCCCTAATAAAGAATTGTACCTGTTAAGTGATAAGCAAGAAGCCTTTCTAATGTCAAAGACTGTTAATGATGATATATTTACTGGAGATTATAGGTATGTATTTATAAGAGAGTTGTTCTTTCCTTGGGATAGTAACTCTCCAATTGATGATAGTTTATTTCTATTGACTATATTTGAAACGGCTAATTTGCTTTTACATTTGTTTAATCCCTCTCATTTAATTAATATTCCTAGTAAGCATATCAACATTGATAATGTTAATAGGTTATACAAAGGAGGACCAAAATCTAACATTAAAACGTTTGAGGTTGTATATACACTTAATCCCCTACAAAAGAAACTAATAAAAAGATTTATTATCTTTGATGGTGATATGTCTAAAACATTAGCCTATAAAATTAACTTTAACTATAAGGTTAAAGTTGGTGGGTTTAATAGAATATACAACATTGAAAACTTTAATGATTTACTTGGCAATTTATTCATTATATATGATTGGTTTGTTGATCTTATGCCTAATGAGTTTGAATAGATATGGAAAATATAAATAGATGGGAAATTGATTTTTTGTCTTCAATTAATTGTTATAATTTTGTTGATAGTTTATATTCAAAAGCATTTATATACTATTTATTTGGGATTGATGGTGTCAGAGATACTAGCAATATTATTATAAGTACTAAAGACGAATACAATACAAAGTCCTTTAATAATATGAGTCTTATATTTATATATACATACATTGTAAATATTATTGATAAATATAAATTAGGTACATTAAATAATAGACATAGTTATATCTCTAATAGAGTTAATAAGAAGATTTTTAATAAATTAAAGATCGCCAAAGTTAATCTACACTGTGGTATTTATGATTTTAATCTAAATACTTTAATGCAAAATTATAATATTAGATATGATGTAATTATAAAAGATGCATTGAACCGTAGTGTTATATCTGATTATACTACTATTAAGTTTGGTAGTCAGTCTGTATTTGAACATTCTATATGTATCTCTGACTTTAATAATGACATAATAGCAAGTATGTTAATGTTGTATGATGATTTTATTAGTAATATACCAGAAGGCGTTTAATGAAAAACCCAATGTTATTCTTGGCTATTAATGACTATATCTGTAAAGTTATTAGAGATGGTTATATTAAGAATGTACAAATTAAAGTTGAAGGGGAGGATAAAGGCTTTTTGTTCTATGAGGTTAATAATAAAATACATAAAGTTCCTCCTATTGACAATGCACAGGATGTTATTAGAAATACTATTGCTGGTCAACTAATAAGTGAGGGATATATTGTGGTTAATGCATTAGATGACACGTTTGTTGTTAGTAATAATAAGGGTGATACATACTTTGTAAATGGTAATAGTTGCAGTTGTGCTGATAGATTTAATCCTTGTAAGCATATGCTCTTTAGAGACTGGTATCAAGGATTTAGAAGAAAGCAGGTTAATTTATTACATATGACTAGAGATTAAAAAGAGGTTATATAATTATATAACCTCTTTAAATTATGATTTTTTATTAAGTTACAATAAGTTCACAAAATCTATCATCTATAGGCTCCCTATAAACAGCTAATCTACCTAGTGTTAATACCCCCACCCCCCATCAGTAATATTGGTAGCGTTTATAGTTCTTTGGATACTATTGCTGAAATGAGAAAATACACCTGTAGGTGGGGCTACTAAAACAGAAATATTTGTAGCCCCACCTGTAGTCCATTGACTTGATACATCTTGAGATTTTATTTGTATTGCTTGATTAGGGTTTCCTCCGTTTATAGGGGTTATATGGTTATGGCAGCAACTCCTTTAATTCATCAACATTTTGCGCCTCATCCATTTGGATTTGAAGCGCGGCATACTTAGCCCGAATCGCTAGCCGTGCGCTCTCAGCGTCACTCACATCTTTGTCTGGAAGCCTTTTGGCGATCGCCTCATCATAAGGCTTAAATTCTTCAGCACGAGCAGCACGTCGCTTATCATGGGCGATAAGCTTTGCCTTGTCTAGGTTAATTGTAATCATTCGGTATACTCCCATGCGTTACGAAATGTACGGTCTTCAGGAACGTACTTAGCGACAATCTGTTCAATCGGCATCGGGGTTCCATTCTTCAGCGGTGTTACCTTCCGCTACCCAAGCAAGATACGCCTGATAATCAGTGTTCGCTGGGTCTGGTGAAATATGCCATACCGTGTTATTTGATAACATCACAATAATGATTCCTGAATGTGCGCCAGTGTATTTATCTATCACTGGTAAATGATAAAAGGTTGTCATGTTTCAATCCCTAAATGTGCGCCAGTGTATTATCTATCATTGGTAAATGACATCACAATTCCGCAGAAAAGTTGAGGCAATCATTCAACAGACTGGTGGAACGACCGTCGGTTGCCGATGAAAAACCTCCAAGCTGGATTTTGGATGCGGCAAGAGTTGTAACGAGTCCACCCGCTGCGGTCGCGATAAAATCGGTTGTTTGTGACCCTGTTTGTGATTCGGCAACCGTTGGGTTTAAAGCATTCGGGGCTGCAACAGCGGTGATACTGGGCGCGGCTCTCATCGGGGTTGGGAATCGCACATTAAATCTCGCAGTACTGCTACCATTAAAGATGCCAACAGAACCATTACCTGCGACGAGGAAATACCTCTGACATTTTGCAAGTGTTGTTCCGTAGTCCTCAAACTCAAACGGTGTCGCCACCGACCCAGCCTCCAACTGCACACCAGTGATTTGCCATGCACGGTCTGTCGCGCCAGCAAGGTTCGTTTGACCGACAGCACGATTAGCGGTCGTCGTACCCCAAGTTGTTTGCAGTGTGCCAGAAGTAAGTGATGGTCCAGCAGCAAGCCAAAAATACAATCCAAGAGACGTAGCGTTGTCGTTGTCGAATGCGCCTGTCGTATCGGCTGGGAAAGTGATCGTTTTCTTTTCCCAAGTATTGGCGGCGTTTATTGTGTAAGAAGCGGAAACTTGTCTGTTGTTGTCAGTGTCTTCAAGTTCCGCAATGTACGTTCCAGTGGTGCTTCCCTTCACCCAAAATGTCAAAGAAAATGCTTTGGCGGACGCAGTACCTTTTAGAAACTGTTGAAGGTTTTGACCCTCTAACCTATGTTGAATGATAAGTCGGTCGGTTGTGGCGAGAGATGTGTCAGCCGTAGTGCAAGTCATCTTCAACGATTTACGGAAACCTGAACCTGTCGGCGCATCATTCTCAACTGTTTGAGTCCAAGCGCCAACATTTACGACATCAGCCAAATAGCGGTCAGCCGTGTAATATGCGCCTAAGCCGCCGCCCGTGATGCTCGCCGTTGATGTTCCTCTTTGATGTACCTGCATCGCACCGTTGATGACAACATTCCGATAACCAAGCGACTGCTCACTCCAAGCAATTTTGGCAGTTGTAATAGAGCTGTCTGCTAGCTTAGCTGTAGTTATTGAACCATCAGCAATCTTCGCGGTTGTCACAGCATTACTGGCAAGCTTCGCCTCAGTGATTGAATCATCAGCAACGATATTACTACCATTGCTAATAGCTGTTATTCTACCTTTACTATCTACTGTAGCATTAACAATTGTATATGAACCAGCAGCTACACCAGTGTTAGATAAGGTGGTTGTTAGTGATCCAGCAGTAGTTGTTATGTCTCCAGTTAATGCTGGAAATCTAGCAGCAGCCAATACACCTGTGGCATTTGATGTTGATAGATCAACAGATGATAATGAGGCTAATGATCCTAGTCCAGTAACATCTGATGTTGTTATGTTTAATAGAGTCTTTGCTTGTGCTGTTGTTATAGCTATAGGGGAGCTATTACTACCACTATTATTAGCAAGAAAGGTGTTATTAGGCTGTGTTGATAGTTTTGTTAGAGCAACAGAGTTGTCTGCTAGTTTAGCTGTAGTTATAGAATCATCAATAATTTTTGCAGTTGTAACAGAGTTGTCTGCTAGTTTAGCTGTAGTTATAGAGTTGTCTGGTATTGTTGTTGTTATTGCTGTAGCTCCACTACCTGTTATGGCCCCTGATAAGGTTATTGTTTGGTTAGATGATATGTAGTTATTAGGATTGGCTGCATTATAGGGTGTATATGATAAGGCGGTTGTTATATCACTGTTATTAAGTGTTATAGCTCCTGTTCTATTGTTAAAACTAGACACAAAACTAACAACGGCATCTGTATATTTATACCATCTGTTAATAGGTTTTAGATATATTAGCTTTGCAATTCTATTAGTAGGTGTTAGTGTAAACGTTTGTACTAACAATGAATCTGTTAGATCTTCTTCTGATTGAAAGGTTATATTATAATTACCAACATTAAGAATTGTTAGCTCTTGTGCGTTGTTGAGTGGCGCTCTTATATTGGGCGTTGATATTAGTGTTACATCAGCCGTTGATGTTATGTTTAAACATGAGTATGTGTTTTCTAATGATAGACCTGCTGTAACAGTAACAATAGGACTTGGATTAAGTCTAGCAACAGTTGTTACTGGTATTGAATTAGTTGTTCCATACTCCTTCCATCTAATAGGTGATACAGATATAAGTGTATACTCTTTCTCATTATCTAACTGTAAGGCCCTCTTATATAACTCTGATGAGTTAATAGATGTTAGTGCAAGTCTCTCAGTTGCATTGTTAAATACCCATCTATAAGGGTGATGATTGTCAGTAGGTTGTACGTCTTTATGTGCTATTGTCATTAGTCTATACCTTGATATATGTTATATGATTCAATCTCTACTTCTTCTCCATGTAAAAGGTTTATATCAGTATATGGATGTTTTATTTTAAATGTTAATACTGTATCTGCATAAGGTATATAGATGCATATATTTGTATTAACTTTAAGTAGCTTTGATGTTATTGGATTTATATATAAATTACCATCAATATCAAATAGTTGTAGAGTTAGTTTGTCTGTTTCAAAGTTAGGGAATTGGCCCTTTGTTTTATCTTTAATAGTAAAGCTTATATTGTCTTCAATAAAGAATAAACCTTGTATTTGTTGTGTTATTTCTTCTACTGTATGTGTTGTTGTAGACATTATCTATTCATCCTCGTCTTCATTGGGTATTCCTAGTTGATTTCTAATAAACATTTTATCCTTCTTATTAGTCATTGGTTGTATTACTCCTGCCTCTGTTAATACTTTAGTACTGTCAGACATTACTTTATAATCAACATATCTCATAGGTTTAATAGCAAACTCACCATAATCATCAGCGTCTGGTACTAATACAGAACTAAAGTTATATCCGATAAGTGGTCCTACTACTTGTTCTAATAACACTTGTGTTACTTTAATGGCAATCTGTGTTATTACCATGTCAAATATTTCTAGTTGTCTCTCAGATGATCCACCACTGCCTAGACCTCTACCTTCATCTCTAATGATTAGATTGGGTATACCTAAAGCATGTAACATGTTCTGATCCATTAGGTTCATAGCATTAATGAATGAATCACCAAAGTTATTACCTGTTGTTAATGCTTCTACTTTAGGCTCTGGTGCGTCTTTATTACCTTGTCTCTCAAGTATTAATACAGAGCCACTTGATAGTGATTGTACCTCTTCTTGTAAGGCCTCTCTAAACATCTTCTTTCTAACAGTGCCATCAATGTCTTCTATGTCCTCAGTTGTTTGTGTTGCTGGAACTATAAAGTACATTAGAGGGGTGCCATATCTGTCAAGAGCAACTGAGTACATATCTTTAAAGGCTTCCTTGTATAAGGAGAAGTCTACTGCTGCATATAAGGCGGGTGTTCCATGTGGATTGTTACCCTCATCTTTGTATGAAGCTAATACTACTTTGTCTTTTGGCAATCTTACATGTGATCCAGTGCAATTTCTATCAACTTTATATGCTTTATTATTCTCTGTTAGTATTGGTCTTGGTACCCACACTCCAGTGTTGAATTGACTGTTTAATACTTGCTCTCCATGTGTAAGTGTTCCATAGTTATTCAGTCTTAATATTATTTGTGATGTGTGATAGTTGATTAGATCTTTTACCCATAGTTGAGGGGTGCCATCTTTGTCATATCTTCTCTCCCATATAATCTCTGATACTGACTTGCCAGACCATAACATTGTATAGGTTATATTCTCAATCCAAGCCCTAACTTTATTCTTTAAATTGGCTTTTACAAATGCTCTTATGTCTTTATTCTTATGATTATAAGCGCCAATCTTAGCTAGTACTGATAAGGTCATCTTATCAAGCCCATCTGATATGATTGGCTCCTTCTTTCTAATGTAATCCCATACTGCTAGTTGATAGGGATGTGGCCCCGTGTTTACATACAATGAATCTCCATTACTAACAAATGATGTGGCACGTCCTAACTGCTTATATGTGTTAGGACGTACCTTGTTATCACCCACTACTAGTAATGGGGGATTTGTCTTGTATTTAGATATGTTTATCTCAGCAGATCTTGGTTGAGATAATGATGTTGAGGCACCAGCTTTATTAGTTGGTTTTGTTGTTTGTGCCATGTTTTAATTAAATCTTATACTGGGCATTGGTATGTCACTAAAGCCAGACTTGTGAGGCTTAAAGGATTCAAATTGTTTCTTTAATTCTTCCTTCTCAGCTTGAGATGCTTTGTGTCTTTCAATGTTTAGCTTGTTAATTGCTATTTCAAAAGCTCTTCTCTCAATCTCATCAAAGTCTAACCAGTTATTACCATATGGTATATCACACGCCTCACTTATTTGTATGAAGTTATTTATGTTATAGGCTTCTATGAACCTCTTAGCGTTCTCTTCAAAGAAGGCCTCTCTAAGATATATAAACTCTTCTGATAGTGGTATATCTCTGTAATACTTTTCAGAGGGATTTATATCATAGTTGATTATATGGCTATATGTTATTACAGTTGGCATCTTATATAAAAGTGCCAACTGTATAGCATGTTGTGTTAGGCGGTTATAGTAGTAGTAGGGGCTGAAGTAGTAGGTGAGACCTGTGATTTCACTACTGACTTTCCCTCAAGTAATGCCTTTGCTTCTGCTTGTGCTCTTTGCTTAGCAACATCATCTGTGAATGCAATTGCAAAGAATACTTCTAAGTAGTATGATACATCCTTCATTGACCAGTCAGATACTTGTTCAATGATATCTAGATCTAAGGCGGCTTGAATGGGCTGACCATTAACTGCTTGTAACATAGAGAAAGCTAATAGCTCTTCTAATGCCCAGCCTACTTCAGTTTGTTGTTGTCTCCATCTCTTAGTTGCTACTTGTCTGTCTCTGTATGTTGGTGTTCTAAAAGAGATAATGGTCTCAGAAGGTAATTTGATCTCAAATACGGTAGATGCTGTACTCATTTAATTTGTTGTTATTAGTTGTTAATACTTTATATAAACATATATAAGTTAAGTGCTTACTTATGTTTTATTGTTATTTGTAATCATATTACTATTGAAAGTAATAATAGTCAAATATAAATAGTAAGCAACTAAATGTCAAGTTATTTCTCAAATACTGAATACCATTTAGAGTCTAGAAGAGAGGCTGTTAGTGGTTTATACAATAACATACAACAAGGTAATAAAAGTGCTTTAGGTACTGCTGTTAGTTTTAATTTATATAACAGTGAAGGCTTTAGTAATGAGGCGGCCTTAGATAATACTGATTGGCAAAGAGCTTTAGGTATGAATAATGACATATCTAATGGTCTGTATGGTGTTGATCAATCAAATAAAGGCATAGCTTTTGATAATAGACTTGTATATGGTATTAGTCAAACGGTTACTAGTAGGACTTTTAGTGAGTTTGATACTAGTATGAGTAATAACTTGAAAGACAGTAGAAATAGTCTTAAGTTTCTAATGGGTGAGGCTTATAGAATTGATCCTACTGAGACTAAAGCTTATGCCAGTCAAACTGTATTTGAGAATATATTTGGAGATGCTTTAAGACAACAAGGCATGTATTTAGGTAATAATAGTACTAACAAGATTGATAACTATTATATAAATCAAGCTTATAACTATGCTTCTGCTTTTAATAGGCTTAGACCTAGTGAAGATAAGAAAGGGTTAGAGGCTAGAGGTCAAGAGACATTAGCTAGATTAGTTGATAGTGACTTGTTTGGTGGAGGTCTTGTTCCTACTATTAAAAATGGTGCTACAGGAGATGATATTAGTGCTTTTAATCAGAATAGATTTAATAATAGAAGGAGAGGTGCTGGTCAAACTATTACTGATCTAGACTTTGTTAGAGTTAGATCTATGACTAATGAGTTGACTGGTGGTGGGGTTAGTAGAGCTAAACGTCTTACTAAGTCTATTGATGTTAGTATTGAAAAGAGTTATAAACAGAAAGCAGAGACAATATTAGATGATGTTAAGTATCAAACAAGACCTGGTATATTACCCTTTGTTGCTATGTTTGAGAGTGCTAAAGACTTTATTACTATTGATACGTTTCAGTATCAAAATAAGGCTATCAGTGATGTTGTTGTTAGTAAGATTTATAGAGAGTTAGTTGTAAATAATAATACTAATTTTAAGATTAATGTGACTGTTGGTACTCCTATTCCAAGTGATGATGGTACTGGTGCTGCTATCTTTGGTCCTAATATATTAGAGATACAAAAGTTAAAAAGATTAAGAGATCAGATAGTAGATGAGTGGGTGTCTACTAATAAGTATAAAGATAGAGTAGAAGCTGAGGCTATTGCTAATGCTGCTTTTAACTTTACATATGCTGGCCCCGCTCATCACAGGAAGGTATATCTAACTAATCAGTTTGCATCTTTAGGTAGTATTAACTTAACTAGTCCTGTTGGTGATTCTGTGTTTAAAGCTGGCTCCAACTTTGAAATGATGGTCATGTTTAAGAGGAATGATAAATTAATACAAGAAAGAAGATGGTATTTAGAAGAATCAAGTAAGGGCTTCATAAATGGATCAAGACTTGGAGATTATAGTAATAATGGTTTTGCTGGTAGATTCTTTATGCAGCAAGAAAGATTTAGAACATTGTCTAAAGACTTTGATCCTCAAAGATTAAGAGATCAAAAGGCTAATGACTATAAACAATATCTATCAGCATTAATGTATAACCAAGTAGTTGAAGCTCAGAAGGAGGAGAATCAACTTAGAAGTAGAAGCACTCAATCTAATATTAAGTATGCCACTGACATTATGTATACATTGAAGGCTACTATTGACTATTTAGATAGAACTGTTGGTAATGAGGTTGGTGGCACCTTATTTGATCATGTGGGTAAATACACTGGTGATCTTAGAATGAATATGGTGTTAGACCAAGCTTACTTCTTACATGTTAATCACTTAGGTTATAGAGGATACGTGGATAAAGATGATCCTAATAAACCTAATAAGAATAACTTTGAAAGGGGTGAGATGGGCACCTTTGATAGGAATACCTTTGACAGTGATAGTGGCTTTAGAACTAGACAAGATGCTAAGTATGATATGTATAAAGCTATGCAGAAGAAGAACTTTGCTATGGTTGCATTGGGTCTAACTAAGATTGTTGTTGATAATAAGAACTTTACATCTCAAGTGATTGAGCCTACTTGGGATTATATTAATATGGCTTTAGATGGCCGCTTTGTTAGTGATTACGGTGGGTCTATCAGGGGCTTTGTTAGTAGTGTTACTAGTAGTACTGATACTTTAAGTGATAAAGTTAATAAGTTGAATGCTAGGTTAGGTATTAATAGTAGTAATGGTAATGATCTAACTGCTTATCAAGTATTGGCAATAGCAAGTGGTAATATTACTGGTGCTAATGTGCCTAGACAACATAGTAAGTCTTTTACTGCTTATAAGAGAGAGAGTAAGGGATTTAGTCAAATTGCTAGCTACACTGGTAGTGCTAACTTGTCTATGTCTAACATGGGTGTTGGCTTAAATGGTAGATATTTAATGGGTAATGATAATGATCCATATGTTAGTGATGAGATGGGTGTTGTCTTTACTAATAGAGAGATATTTGAGAGTGAAGGTAGAAGGGTTGGCTCTTCTATTAGAAATCAAGCTGATCAGGATTATTTAGATAACTTAAATGCTATTAGATTTATAAATAATGAGAACTCTATGTTGTTAGAGGAGGAGTTATATGAGACTAAAGAGTTAAATAAGGCGGTCATAATGTCATATAACCAACTAACTTATGGCAATAGAGTTACTAATGATATTATGCCATCAATAGAGGGTTTACCATATTGGGCTAAACAGGGTAATAGTAAGGATTTATTAAGACTAGAAGCGAGCCTTAAAGAGATGAGTAAAGGCTTAGGTGATGCTATGTCTATTACTAGAAAGTATGATAGATTTGGCACCCCTTTAATGTTGGAAGTTAGTATTAATGTTGGTGGCATGTTAGGTATGAATCTAAGTACTGGTAGATTGACATATACGTTGGGCATGTTACAAGGTACTAACAATCAACCTGGTCCTGTTTTCTTCCAGAAGGAAGGTAAGTTGATATACAATAGCAACTTTACTAATAATAGTGGTCAAGCTATTGATTGGATGTTTACAAAGGGCCAACTAAACACTGGTCAATCAGTGGAGATGTCTAGCATTGATAATACTACTAGCATCTTTGCAACTATGATTGGGGAGATGGCATATAGACAAGGTATTACTAATCCAGCTAGTAGATTGGTTGGGGTTGGTGAGGCTGATAGAGTTAGTCTTGTGTTTGATTTTACTACTTCTATCCTAGGTATTAAGAGAGATGTTCTTAGTAGTATGAGAGGTGGTGCTTATACTAATAGTAGTGAGTATAGTAACTACTTATTTGAAAGGGGAGAACACAAGAGATTAGCTAGTGAGTTAGAAGGTAGATTTAATACTATGGGTGTTAGCTATCTTGATAATACTAGAGCTATGGCTGGTATTGATCCTTATAGTAGATTAGTATTAATAAAACAAGTAGAGGCTCTAAGAAGTGCTAGTAGTGGTAGTGATGTTGAAAGAGTTATTGGTCAGTTAGGTAGTCTATTAGGTCAGCAAGGCTATGAAGATCTATCACTAGAAGTTCTTAGAAGTAATAGTGGTTTTAACATTGAGAATGATTTAAATAGTCAGATGAGAGAGCTATCAAGAACGATGTTAGAACCATTCTTAGGCTTTCACCAAGCTATTACTTATGGAGCGGGTGTTGCTGCTAGTAAGAATCAGCTATATAGCTTGGATAGTGGTAATAATAGAGCCATTGATATGATTAAGATGGCTCAATCTAGTGGTAATGAGTTGATGGGAATACTTAGATGGGCTAGAACATTTGCAAGAGATGTTGATGTCTATAGTGGCTTTGGCGTTGATATGGAGGGCAGTCCTAGATACTATTTAAGTGGTGTTGCTGAGGGCGTTTCAACTCAAAGTAAAGATGGATACCAATTAGAGACATTTGGTATTAGAAATAAGTTTCCAACTGATAGAAATAGTGTTGAGATATTAGAAGGTACTGGTATTGGTACTCTCATAAGTAAGCAAAGATTAAAGGCTAAGTTTGGTGATGTTGATGCTGGTTATATCATGCAAGAACTTGGTATGAAGGAGGATGATAAGGGCATACTGTTTAACTTAGATCCTAATAAGCCAGCACAGATTGCACAGCGTATTAAGAATGCACTAGGTAGTAGATTGTTGTATGAGGTTAGTGAGGAGGCTGCTAATACATTATTAACTGGTGAAACTCTAAGTAGTTTTAAGAGGGATAAACAGAGACTTGTTAAGAGCTATGTTGATAGGTTGGTTGGTTTATTAGGTAATAGTGATAAGGATGACCAAGCTAAGAAGTTTATACAGAATTATTTAAGTGCTGAGGAGGTAAACCTTGGTACTATGTTTGACACTGATGTTAGATCAGTGTTAAGTGAGAGTGCTTATAATAATGTTGTTGAGCAGAGAAGAGAGCTGTTTAGTCAGTTTGATCAGGAGCTAGATGAGGAGAGTAGGATGGCCCTCAACTATATGTTTAGATTAAAAATGATCAATCAAAGTATGACCAATCCTAATGAGTTGGGTAGTATGATTGGAGGTAGAAGAGATAAGCCACAGTTTATGATATTACAGTTGAATGGTGGCTACAGTGATCATTTTTATCTTAATCCTAACTTTAGAACTAAGTATTATGCGGCGGCTCCTAGTCCAACTACTACTGGTATTAAGGCTAGTATGCTTGATACTAGAACGTATGTTGGTGAGGTTAGATTGAGTGGAGAACAACTGGCTAGTGATGGCTTTGTTATTAAGGATGGAGACACCTTTATATATGATAGAATATATAACAAGGTTGTTCAATACACAGAAGATAGTAGAGGTAATAGAGTAATTGGTAACACCTATGTTGGTGGTACTGGTTCTAGTGATTACTTGATAGGTCAAATAGAAAACTTTAGTCTATTTGGTAAGCCTGTTGCTAGTGTTAAACAAAGATCTACTAGTAATAGACCTGGTGAGGATTCAGTTCAATATATATTAAAGGCTAAGGTTAGAGAGGGTGGAAGTGGTCCTACTAATGAGATTGTCTTTGAAGTTACTCCTTTGAATATGATTAGAGCTGGTAGTAGTAGAAGACAAGAAGGTACTGCTGCTGCTTTGTTGTTTAAGGGTGTTGCTGCCTTCTTAGATGGTGGTCAGTTTAGTAAGTTGTATAGCTCATTTAAACAAGCATTGGGTTATAGCACTGATAAGTCAACAGTTGGTGTTAGTAGTTTTAATAAGATGAATGTTGGCTTGTCTGATGTGTATGGTCTTGTTAATCCTAATAACTTAAAGAGTGGCTTCTTTGTTGGTCATGGTGGTGTTCTATTAACAAGGGATGTTGAAGTTAATGGGGCTAAACAAAGAGTGGCTGAAGTTTTAGTTAGACAGGATAAGAAGATGTTAGCTATGGCTTTAGTTAGTCAGTTTGGTTTAGACATAACTAAAAGCATGTTTGATAATAAGGGTAATAGAATTGAAGATAGAGATGCTAGACAGAGAAATGATAAGGCTGTTAAAGCATATCATAGAGAAGCTTTAAGTGGTCAGTATGGCACATATCTGAGAATGTTGGAGATGCAAAACATTCTTAAGGGTAATAAGAGTGGTTCTAAGGATAATATATTTGGTTCAATTCCTCAGTTCATTATGAATAATGGTGAGTTGACTAATGCTATTAATGAGGCGTTGACAACTGGTGGTGGTAATTTGGACGAGCTATTACAAAGATATGTTAGTGATGTCTTGTATGACTCTTCTAGTAAAGATAAGGCTTATGTTATTAATAGTAGTGACATGTATACCAAGGGTGTAACAGCACTGTTAACTGCTATTGACATGTTTGGTCAATTGAAGAATCAAAAGGGTGATATTAGTGTTGTCACTGATTGGCTATTTAAGATGGGTATTAGAGATGATGAAGGCAAGTTAATTGGTAGACAGACTAATGATCCATTGGTTGAAATTGCTGCTGCTTTGGGTGGTCAGAGTAATGCCTTTAACATGTCTAATCAAGAGAAGGATAAGTTGGCTGAGATGATGGGGATATACTTACAACAGAACTATGCTGTTGCTCTTGCTATTAATGTTTTACCCTCTGCTAATAAAGATCCCCTAGGTAAAAACTTAAGAGCTAAGACGGAAATACAACATCTATTGACACCATTAGAAGCTCAGACTAAACAGTTTACTAGAACTGGTAATAAGGGTAACTTAGCCTATGTCTTAGGCACTATATTTGCTGCTAGTGATATTGGTGCTATTAGTGTTGGTATGGCCGATAGTAAGGAGTACTTAGACAGTATTAATGCTGTTGATGCTTTAGATCAAACCATTGTTAGTGGCTTCTATGGTAAGAAGTTCTTAGGTGTTTACTATAGCGCTGATAGTAATAGTAAGCAGCTAATGAGTGAATATAAGAAGATATATAAGGCTAGTATTAGAGAGGGCTTTGATGCTAGTAAAGCTGAACAATACTTTATAGAAGGCAGTATGACACTGGCTGAGGCGGTGTATGCTGATAAGGTTTTAAATAATAAGATGGATGATCCTAATAGCTATACTGTTAGAACTAAGAATGTTGCTATTAGTATTGTTGAAGATTTAAAGAGAGAAGCTATTAGATATAACTTGGAACAGAGTAAAGGTATGGGTACTGATATTACTCAACCCAAGCTAAAGATGTTGATGGAAATGGGTAATACTACTGCCAATATACTAATGCCTGAAGTTATAGGTGATCCTATGATGGATAGTGCTACTGGTGATTATAACTATGTGTTTAGCAGTACTAGAAGTAAGTATATGTTTATGCCTGGTGCTGAGTTGTTAAATCAAATTGGTAGCAGCTTTGGTGACTTTGTTAGTGAGATCGTTGGTAGAAGTATTAACATGTATAGCTACTTTACTCCTGGTACTGCTGAGAATGATTTACTAATTAAACTGAGTAAGGCTAAAAAGGCGCAGAATGGTAGTGTCATGTTTAATGTTAATTTGAGTAGAGAAGAAACTCTAATGCTTAATAAGTTTTATAACTTAGGTGATGAGTTGATGACAAGCATTATTCAAGCTAGTAGTGACACCTTAGTACAGAAGGCTATGGCGGGTCATGGGACTGAGTTTGATGGTTATGTTAGTACTCCTATTCCTAATATGTCTATAGCTGCTAACATGAACGTTATGCCTCAATTTGTTAATGAGAGATATGGGGCTCCAGAGGGTGTTGCTTATATTAGACAACAACTGTTTAATGTCACTGCTGAGGCGCATCTTAATTATGTCAATATGGGTGATAAGCTGACTGGTGATATTAGTAAGTATAACAAGGATAAGTTAGTTGGTGAGTTTACTAAATCATTAGGTACTGTATTAGACTATCAAAGACAAATGCTAGTAAGAGGTATGTCTAATCTTGCCTCATTAGAACTACAACATAGAATTGGTACTATTGCTCATGCTCATGAGTTGGTTAACAGGGCACAGAAGGGACAGCCCATTGATACTAAATGGATTGACGCTGCTATTAAGAATGCTAGAGAGTCTAGGGATAGAGTTAGAGCGGAGTTGGATAATACTGGTGCATATGATCAGGCATACGTTGCTAGTTATGTATTGGCTAACTTACAGTTTGCAAAGATTAAGATTGAGAAGCCATCTGTTGTTGGTGATATTAATAAGTGGATGAAGAAAAATAAGTTTCAAGAGGCGGTCTATCTTGGCAATAATCATGAGATTAGAGACTTTATTCATAATGGACCAAATAGAGACTATAGCATGGGATTAGATCTTATTAATCAGTATGGTAAAGAATTAGAAGGTGCTATGAGAGGTAAGCACACAGTATACCAACAAGCTACTACTAGCATTAGAGACTTGTTAAATGATACTAGTGCAACCTTTGAAGAGAAGGCCTCATTTGTTAGTGAGTATATAACTAAGAGGATTGATCTGTTAGGTGACTTCATTGATAACTTTGCTCCAACTGCTAAGGACAATAAGAAGCCAAGATCTAGACAAGAAGAGTATTTAACACAGTTTAATAGAAAATTGTTGGGTGTTGGTACTAATACTAGTGGCACCCTTATTGGTCATCTAACAAGTATAAGAGATCAGGTTAATGATTATAAGAATAAGGGTAATACTAGTACTCAGTTCTTACACTATGCTTTGATGGAAGTTGGTATGGCCTATAACAGGTTTAGTCAATTAGATAATATGCAGAATCAAAGCTGGAGATCTGCTCCTTTTGGTTCAACGGAGCCACATCTAGCAACGCTGATGAGCATTAGAGGTGTGGATGAGTTTAATAAGATGGTTGACAATATTAAGGTTGATGAGGCTAATAATATTGTTAAGTTTGACGTTGATAGAAGTAAGAGTCTAGCAATGTTTAATGGTCTATCCTTTCTTACTAGTAATCTTGGTGACTTTGATGGTGATAACTATATAACTCTGTTACATAAGATCACTGAGAAGATGAATAGCATCAATGATATGGAGCTATCTATTAAGGTTAATAAGGATAAACTTGTTAATAGAATGATGTCTACTGATGATTATAGTAAGATACAAAAGGCTATTGCTAAGGATGAGAAGCAACTAGTAAATGATGCTTTAGCTTTAAAGGGCTTACAACTTGATGTTACTAGTAGTACTAATCAGGCTAAGATGGCAAAAGATGTGGCCTCTTATATGGGCGTTGATAGTAGGTTCTTTGTAGGTGCTAGTGAGGGGGGCTTTAGAGATAAGACAATAGATATCAGTTCTATGGCTGTGATGCTTGAACAAGGTAGAGGTTTATATGGCGGTCTACAAGGTGTTAGTAGTTATATGACAACTGCTGTAGATAACTTGTTAAATGTTACAAAGGGTAGTGGCACTGCTACTGGTCTTATATTTGATAAGAAGTCTATTGGTGAGTTTATTGATAAGATGGATGATAGTAAACACGCTGATAGCATTTATAAGGCGCTCTTCATGTCAGAGCTTAGTAATACCTATGATAGTAGCTTGCAGGGTGAGTTGAATGACACTTTAAAGGATGCTATGAGGAAGTCTTGGGAGGAGTTACAAGATAGTAGTAATAGTATTAATAATAGTGATAATGCGGTGGATGCTACTACATACTTTAGTAGATTAGTTGCTAAGTTAGATGCTACTAGTAAGAGTAATGATGCTTTGAAGAAGGTTATGGGCAGTGGCTTAGGCATTGGCATTGAAGATAGCACCTATGATGTTCTTACTAGGACGTTGGGTAAAGCGGGTAATGATGTGCTAGGTAGAACTTATAATACGTTGTTAGGCACCTTTGTTGCTGATAGTCCTATTGTAAGCTTACATCACATGTTAGAGGGTCAATTTGATCAGATAGAACAACAGATGAATATGACTGACGTTGATGGTAGTACTGGCAATCTAATTAATAGTAATGGTAGTGGTAAAGGTACTGACTTTGTTGGTAAGTTGAGAAATGCTTATAATAAGGCTCAGAAGTTACAGGGTTGGAATGAAGCCATACAACAAATGCTTAGAGATAGTATTAAGCTAAAGGGTGATTCTAAGTCTGTTATGGCTAGTTTGGAGATGAAGAGTCAAGAGTATGTTGGTGCTGATGAGGTTAAGAGGAAGGAGATAATTGACAGTATGGCTTCCAGTATTGGTCCTGGTGGTGGTATGAAGGCTCTAATGGACTTAAATATGATGATTACTAGAGGTACTGGTAAGTATGGTGATGCGGTTGAATATGGTCTATTAGAAGGTAGTAATGAGAGACTTGTTGCTGAGAGTCTAACAGATGGTAGTGAGGATGCTCTTATTAGATATAAGGTTGCTAGTGGTCTTAGAAGTATTACCACCATGTTTAACTTTGAGAAGAACTTTGGTGAGATTACACTAGATAAGGATGATAGAGGTAATAAGAGATTAAAAGTTAGTAATAAGGCGGTCAGTAATAGAGCTTTAGAAAGTGTTGTTGCTCAAGGCTTATATGGCTTCTTAGGTGATACCAATGTTAGAGGAACTATGTTGGTATTGGCAGAACAAGCTATGGGTAGAGATAAGGATAATACTGCTGTTAGAAGTGTTAATGAGTTGTTCAATGTTGTTGATAGTGTTAATCACTTCAATGATAAGGGTAACATGTCTGACAGTCATAGAAATAAGTTGTTAGCTGATCAGATGAATAAGTTTGCTGCTGAGATGATTAGATTTAATGATGGTGGGGTCTTTACTACCATGTTAAGTGATCATTTAGGTGGTGATATTAAAGGCATAGATGTTAGCAGTTTAAACACTGTTAGAGAAGGTAGTAATGGTCTAACTACTGCTTCACTGTTACTATTAACTCATCATACTAGTATCACTCAAACTAAAACGTTAATGGGTGATTATGGTAATGGTTTAGATAGGTTTGTCCATATTAATAAGGCGGCTCAAACCATGCAGGGTAACATTAGTGGTAAGTTTTATGAGAGTGGTACTAACTTATTAGGTAGTGACTTGTTTAATGCGGCTTATAGGTTGGCAGCACAAGGTAAGTTGGGCACTGAAGGTAATAATGTTATGACTAGATTGTTTAAAGCTGTTCATGATCCTAATATGACTAATGCTGATGCTATGGCTAAGATGTTATCTAACTTTAGCGGTGATGAGGATAGTGCTAGAGAGATGGGTGACATGTTTAAACATCTTAGACAGATTGAAATTACTCATGAGATTGGCTTGGGGGATACTTTGTCTTATAAAGAGAAGGTTGGTGATTTGATTGAGAGACAAACTAAGAAAACTAGTCAGGGATTTAAACTGCAAGCTATTAGTGAGGTGGCTGCTGCTATGAGTGCTAGTGGTGACATATCTAACATTCAACATAAGAAGATTAGAGCTGAGATTGAAAATGCTTATAGTGGTGTTGGATATTCTGAGCCAGATAGAAAAGAGATTATTGATAACATAATAACTAATGACTTGTTAGGTGGGTTGACTGAGAATAAAGACTACTTTAAACCACAACAAGTTTATAGAGGTAATGATGGTACTACTGTTGCTCAGTTGAAGGGTAAAGTTGCTGATGGTGCTTTTAATATTGTTGGTCCTGCCTTATTGAGTTTAATAGGTGGTGCTATATATGGTACTAGTAAGGATGAAGCGGGTTTAGATCCAGCAGGTATTATTGGCAGTACTATTAGTTTGATGGGCTTTAACATGCCTCATGGTAAAGGACCTGCTAATGTTGCTGGGGCCATATTTAGAAGTAAGGCTTATAATGATCCTAACGAGGATTGGACTGTTAGTGTTGCTAAGGGTGTTAGCACTGAATTGTCAATGGGATTAGTTGGTAGTTATGTCACTCCTAAGCTAACAGATATATTTAATAGGAATATAGTAGCGCCTCTTGTTAAGAATAATGTTCCTATTATGGAGAGTGGTACTAGTGCTATATTAGGTAGCTTTGTTGGTGCGATTGTTGCTAACATGTTGGATAGTGTATTTCAAAATGTAGGAGGCATTGCTAGAAATAAGTTTAATCAGGGTGATACTAGCTTAAATAAGATGATTGATGGTCTAAACAGTAGTATGATTGATAGTGGTATTGCTATTGCTGAGGCTGAAAGAGATCCACAAGGTAGTGGCTTTGTTGAGTTTGATGATAAGTTGGATATACCTCCTATTGTTATTGGTGTTTGGGTCACAGATAATGACATTGAAAGGATGTGGGATGGTAATAATGAGACGTATTTAGTTGGAGGACAAGAAGGTTATGTATAAAGTGCAAGAACTATATGAGGGTCATTGGTTAGCACATGATAATATTGGTAATCACAATATAGATGGTCTTATTGAGTTAGTTGAAGGCTTCTATAAATATAATACAAAGACTAATAGAAGGGGCAAATATAGGGTGTTTGATTATAGTATTGGCAAGGTTGTTTATGAGTAGTATTGTAGGTAATTATAAGATTATTAATACTGAAAGGCTCAACTAGATTGATACTAGTTGAGCCTTTAGTTTAAGTGGTATGTAGTTTAATCTGTTCTTTACTGTTGTCTTATTACATATCTCTGATGCCATTTCTATATGTTCTCCATGTATTGTGTATATAGTCACTCTTACTTCAAATAAGTCTACATTAGCGGGTAAGTTTATATGGCCCCATTGTTTATTCTTATATAGTGAGTGAGCTTCTGATATAACTATCAAAGGAGGTGCCTCTACCGTTGTTACTTGATAGACTGCTATATGCTCCTTTAGTATTTCTATTTGTATAGGTGTTAGTCTCTTTTCCACAGTAGTTTATATGTATGTTGTATATACCTGTACTGATGCAATTATAAATTATATTAGAGGCTATCTGTGCTACCTCTTCTATGTCCTCATATTGAATACAAAGTACTAACTTGTTTCCTTGCTCTTCAATTGTAACATCATCACAATCCTCATCATCTTCTATTAGTTGTTTGATGGATGATATGTCTTCTTCATCCGTTGGTGTTTCTATTATTAGATAGCCTTGTCTCATTTGTTTAGTTTGTATAATATGTTTTAATTTAATCTGTGTTTATAAGTATTTAGTCTGTTTTAATATTTGTTCTAAGTCATAATATAGCCTTCTTAGTTCTAATAGAAATACAAAGTCTGGCCCCTCTTTTACTCTTGTCTTTATCCTATCTCTTAGCTCTTTTAAATATATGGGCTTAGATAGGATGTAATAGTTATATAAAAAGTATATTATTACTCTTGGATTGTTTCTGTAAGGGTTAAGTGTTATTAGATTGTTGTATAAGTTGATAGGAATAGTAATTGACTTGTCATTTCTATATGTCTTCTTGTGATATATCTGTCTGTATATAGCAGGGTTAATTAGGGCTAGTACCTTCCTCTTTCTCTTGTATCTACCATCATATTTGGGAGGTATGTACTCAGGATTAGGATCTACAAACTTGTAGTTGGGGAATAGTGATAACTGCTCTACTGTTTCTGTGTGATACTTGTAGTCTTTAAAATCATTGTCTATGGGATTTAATAACAAGGACTCTTCATTCATAAAACTATGTTGTTGTAGGTGTAGCTATTATAGAGGTTGTTCTGTTTCTTCTCTGACTATAGTTGTTTAGAGGAGTCTCATCTAATGAGGGGAAATCTGTATATATACCACTAACATTAGGAGGCACTTTTGGTGGGTCTAATAGTGTTTTTGCATATGTTAGTTTAGGATTATCAGTGATGGATTTTATTGGTAACTCATATGATATAACTTCTACTCCTCTAAAAGAGAATATTAAAGGCTGTAAAGCTAGAGGTTTTATCTTTATAGTGTTAACATTTATTAGTAGGTTTGCATCTAAATTAAGAGGCTCAAGCACTGTACAATTAGACGGTATTGACACCCCATACACATCTCCTACTTGTATGCTAAATGGTTGTAAGTATTGTTCTAGTTGCTGTGGTGTAAGAGGCGTTTCTAATTGTTGTATTTGTTCTTGTGTTATAGGGGGTGTCCATGTAACTTTAAGAGCTTCTGTGTTAGCAAGCTGTCTTATATAATTTAAATGTGTTGTTGTTTGTTCCCATGTGTAAAATGAGGGCTGTACTTTGTTGTTTATTAGTTCTTGTGTTGATGAGTAGGTATCAATAATAAACTCTTGTGTTATCTCATAATAAGATGATGATTTGTAAACAGGACTGTAATAACCTAGATCTACTAATCTTATGTTCTTAGCATTAATATTAGGAAATGAGTATACTTTAAAACTTCTATATGTTATTTGTTTGTTATTATTAACTGTTTGAGTTGATACTACTTGTTGTTTATTTAGACCAGGAATAAATTTAGATATTGTTTGTGGTATTGGTGTGTATATTGTGGTCATATTGTTCTTTATATAAGTATGTGTATTCCTTAACTAAGTACTAGAAATGTTGTATTAGTTGTTTGTTGTATGTAGCCACATGAGGTAGTATCTAGTAATGTGGCAATTGGTAAGTTGTCTGCTAATACTGTTGTGTTGGTGGTTGATATGATGGGTCCAACATAAGTTAAATCTGTTAGTCTTGCTACTGGTAATGTGTCTACTATAAATGTAGATGATCCTGTGCATATTGGTGCGCCACATCCATATGAAAAAGGCCCTCCACATGATCCACAAGAGGGGCCTATTAATCCACAACATGTGTCTAATATCCTAGCCGCAAACATTATGTTTATCCCTACATTTACAAGGTGTTATATTATTAGTACATACTTCTTTTACATCCTTTGTATAAGTGCTTTCTAATGTCTTCTTAGTGATTAGATCCTTATACACTTGAGACCAATCATCTCCATATAAATCTATTAGTTCTTCTATTTGTTGGGCCTGTTCTAAAGTGGAGCCTATTAAGAATACTTTAGGGTTGAGAGTCAATATCAAATGAGGTGACTCTACTAAAAAGACTTTTGATTGCCTTTCTATATTTACTTGGGCTAAAAGCAAACATAACTCCTTGAAGTTTCTGAGGAACTTGAGCATATATTAGTACCTTGGGTGAATTGAATATTTGTTGGGCGCGCCTAGTAAGAAACTTTCTTACATAGTCATTGTATAGTTTATTGTTACCACTGTATGATGTGGGTATGTAGTACTTTGTATACTTGTTTATATCATCAAATACTTTAGCTAGATTGTTAGCAGTGTCATCATTAGTACAGTTGTCTAATTCATCATCTGATAATATCTCTTGTCTTAGTATATCAGCGTGTTTATTACTGTTTAGTAACTCTTTATCTTCTGCTAACTTAGCCTCTGTTAACTCATAAAATTTACCCATAGTTATAGTTATTGTTAGTTACTTGTTATTAGTATAGTTATATAGTATCACTAATAATAAAATAAACAACAACTTGTACTGTGTTTTATAGGGTGTTTACACAGTACAAGTTGTTGTTGTTGTTAGAAGTATTATTTAGTTTGTTTAGGCTTAAAGCTGTAATTACTACTTTCTTATTTTAGTGCCATATAAAGGTCAATCCTTTATATTAATAAAACACTTGTTATTAGAAATATACATCCTCTGGCTCTGTTGTTAGTTGACCTTTATATAAGTAATGGGGATTGTACTTAAGAGGTTTATCACTAATAGAGTTTGTATTTCTTCTAAAGCGGGATAACCCTGTCTTCTTTAAATAGGTTTCAGCACCCTCATTGTCATATGAGTAACCCTTAGTAATGGCACATAGTTTTGCCACTTCTAATTGGTCATCATTTAAGTATGAGATAAGAGGCCTTTTGATCAAGTCTCTTTGATGTGTGTGAAGAACATTCTTTGTATAGATAAAAGGTAGAGGTCTATATGCATCACATATGCCTCTATCTTCATCTATGTCCCACAACACATAAGGTGCCTCTGTTGTGGCTTCTAATAGGGAGACCCTCTTGTATAACTTAACTCTATTAGCTTTAAACTGTTGTAAGTACTTGTCAACTGTTCTTCTGTTTACACAAAGCTTTTTAGCTAGTGTTTGTGATGTTATTGCTGCTACCTTATACTTAGTACTATTAACAATCTTCACACCACGCTGACCTTTAATTGCGTAGCTTATATGTTGTTGTTTAGTACTAGTTGTATTAGATAAAACAGGGTTTATATCACTGCTGTTATTACTATTGTTAGAAGGGTAAACAATGTCATAACTAGGTCTATCCAGAGGGGTAACTTTACCCTTGTTAGCTCTACCTTTAACTAGTTGTTTGTTCTCCTTCTTAATAGTTGATAAGGAGAGTAGCTCACCACTTATCTTTCTCTTGCCAATGCTATATGATAGCTTGCTCTCTACTATAGACTGGGCCCTATTCATCTCACCTAAGTAACATCTAGCCTTTATAGCTTTCTTGTCTCTAAGTAGTTTAAGAGGGGCCACAATATATAAAGAGTTGTTAGTGTTTATCTTATCTTTAACTATGTTTCTATCAGACACATACTTAATATAAACATAGCCTTTGTTATTACTATTGTTGCCCTTTAACTCATAAGAATACAACCACTTGTTATCTTGTAACTGTGTTAATACTCTATATACACTTGTTGTAGAGAGACCACTAACTTTAACTAGCTTATCTAGCTTACACATAATCCAACCCGCCCCTCTCTTATCCATGCTTCTAATGGAATAATATAGACGGGCTAGTGAACTATTGTGTAAGTAGAGTGTGGCGTTTATCTTCACAGTTAATATAAGTAGTTAGTTATTGTATAGGGTTAGTAGTAATAATAAATATAGTATTGGTTGGTATTTATTATATCAAACAATAATAGTGATTGCAATAATATTAAATAATTAATACTAATATTAATACTAAATATTATATGAAGAAGCTTTAGTTTTGAATGTACATGTAGATGATTATTAAATACTTAATTAAATGTGAAAAGCTTTGTTTTTGAAGGTACAGTTGCGGGTTTGTGAGGGTTATATAGTAGCAGTGTATACCCCCCTACCCTGTGTGCAAATTGTTTTTACAATTAACACTATTATATGTTGTGGCTATGCTTATTGGCCCTTTTTATTAGGAGAACAGGATAAAACTCACTTTATATAATCCTGTGTTAATGTCATGTCTAATTCTACTACTCGCCGCTTTGTTATTCTTTCTTCTGATGTTAATACATCAGAAGATGTATTTAACAACCTTGTCTTGGTAAGAGACAAGGAGACAGGTGAGGAGGGCACTCTATTGTGTTCTCACATGTGCAACTGGCCACAGGAGCTGTTCTCTCAAGCTACATGGCTTGAAGGATGTAAGACTCCTGATGAGTATAAGGATGAACCAAGATTGGCACTTGGGTATCATCCTGATCAGTACACTCAGTGGAGGGTATACAAAGAGACCAATGAGATTGAAATATATCTCACTGGTTCTTGGGGTCAGGACACCCAAGATGAAGACCAAGATGAAGGTATTCTATATCTTCATACTGGTCTACCTTATACAAGAACTAGGTGGGAGGGAGGTAATGAACCTATTATTCCACCTAGTTTGTTAAGACTCTTTAGAAGGGTCACTCACTCTAACGAGGGTAGGTATAACTACTCTCAGGAGATGATAAATCAGTTTGAGAGCTTAGTTCATAGGCTCTTTAATGCTGGTAGAATTGATGGGTGGACTGCCAGTGTATTAGGCAGTTATCTCTTTCGTGAATTGGATGATGTAAGAATACATTGGGAGGGACCACCTGATCTTTTCTTACCAGAAGGTACTACTGCCTTCTATGATATCAGAGGTATCTTTACCTCTGATAAAGAGGATCTTCCTCTGACATACTCCTCCTTTCTTAAGCAGTGGGAAGTAACTAGGTCTGTACCTGGTTATTATCAAAAGGCAGTTGAATGCTGTCTTGAGTTCCTTGATGAAAATGAGGAACCTGCTATTTGGTATGGAGATCCAGATAGTTTAGTGTTAGTTGATGATGAGGATAATCTTATTAACTAATAATAAAAGGGCTGTAATAGGCCCTTTTTATTAGGAGATGTGCTGCATATAACTCACTATATATTACCAATGCAGCAGTATTAATATCATGGGTATTTCTATTAAGACTGTTATTGCTTCTGAGTTTCCAGAGGCTCAATTACTGTCCAGTGGCTTTACTGGGTCCGTGTATGCTCTTAGTGAGCATACTGTTATTAAGTCTCTGTCACAAGATGACTTTGATAATGAATTGTTAGTTTGCTGGGAAACTAACAAGGATGGCTTTGTCCCAGCAGAGTTGTTAGCTATGCAATGGGCTAACAAGATTAATTCTTTAGTAGTGAAGTATGTGGATCACTTCCACATTGAGGAGGTGGGATATATTATTGCTATGGAGAGACTATATCCATGTCTTCCTACTGCCTTCAGTAGGAATGAGATTGAAGCTGCTATTGATGTGGCTGAGTCTCAACTAGAAGAACTATGGGCTAGTGGCTGGGCTCATGGTGACATTAGAAGGCCGTCTATGGTCAAGAAGAATAACATGTCTGATGATGTGTTATTCAATAACATCATGTTGGTAAGACATGATAGTGGTGTTGGATGCACTATTAGACTAGTTGATACTGGCTTTAGTGCGTTAGAACAATATGATGAGCATGATGAAGGTATAGACCTTTGGATTGCTAAAGATAAAGAAGAGTGGCGGCTCTTCAAAGATTGGATATTAAACTATCCAAGAGACTAGTCATCTCTAATATAAAAGGGTCTTAATTGGCCCTTTTATTAACTCATATATTACTGTATATATTGTCTATGTTTATACAGTAATACTATGGCTAAAGATAATAATAAATTGGATGTTGACAAGGCTATTAAAAGACCTGGTGCCTTGTCTGCAAAGGCTAAAAGAGCAGGTATGACTACTAACCAATATGCTAATAAGCATAAGAATGATAAAGGTTTAACTGGTAGTCAAGCAAGGTTTTATTTGAATATATTGAAGAAGTAATTGATATTGTTAGGGGCTTAGTAATAGGCCCTTTTATTTGGCCTAAATTACTTTATACAGGCTAGGTAAATGTTATGTCTTCTAATACAGTTGTTGTTTCTTACAATACTTCTTTTGCTATTGACAACAGCATGTTTGTTGTTGATGGTAGCTATCATGAAGGATATGTTTATGATGAAGATATATTCTTTATGTTGGGTCTTGAGATCCACAAGGACTATTGCTTTGTAGGTGCTTCTTCTGAGGTTAACTGCATTTGGGATTATGTTTTAGATGCAGGACTCTACTCTAATGTAGAGTTTAAAAAGTCTTCTATTGATCTATTCATTGATAGATATATATCTATCAATGGACATCCTGATCTTGGTCTCTCTGAAGAGGATTTACAGGATATTGACCCAGAATCCTATCAAGATCTTCTTTATGATTGGTATAGAGATACCTATTCCAATTTAGGAGATACAGATGGTGATCCTATCTCTCTAATCTAATATAAAGGGCTCATTAAGTTGGGCCCTTTTATTTAGCTATAGGATGCCTTTATGCCTGTAGTAAAAGGAAAATATCATGGCTATTATTGATATGAGTTCTAGAAAGATGTCTGAGTGGTGTGCTAATTCTAGCAAGCTACTTAGATATGTTGCTAGACAACTTAACTATCACTCTGTAGCAGTGGCAGATGTACAGTTGGATTACTACTGTAGAAAGACTTGTAATAGCTCTCAAGTTTATGATCTCTATGTGCTTCTTATGGAGCTACGTTCAGAGATTATGATTAGAGTTAAGCAAGACTTTGACTCTGTTGATATTAAGTATATTAATATACTTAATGATGTCTTCAATTCTTATAATGAGGGTTATCCACCTCCTTACAAGAAGTATATTAACTAAATAATTAGGGCCTTTATTGGCCCTTTTATTTATCCTAGGTATAAGTCATTCAGTACTAGGGAAAGGATAATCTATGTCTTGGTTTAGTTGGTTGTTCCCAGCAGCTAAAGCAACAGTTGAGGTCTCTTATGAGGATCAATTGTTGGCTGAAGCTAAGGCTAGAGCTTCAGAAGTTGAGCGTATGAAAGAAGTAGCTAAAAAGGTTGCTTTGATTAAACAGCTTAACTCTGAAGCTGCTGCTTTTGATGCAACATCTATGGCAATTAAGATTGCTGAAGATCTTGCTGATGCAGAGGATCTTGCTGAGGAAGCAGATAAGAACTTTGCTGTGTTTAACAGCATGATGGCAGATCCTAAAGCTGCTGTTGCTGCTGTAAGACTTGCTAGACAAGCAAAAAACAAGAAGAATAATCCTTAATCTTCTTTAAGTAATTGGGTCATTAATTTGGCCCTTTTACTTATCCTAGATAACTCACTAATTAGTTCTAGGTTAAGGAAACTATCATGTCTCTATTTACTGAATACTTGGCTTCCATCTCTGCTCAATCTGTTCAAACTGAAGCTGCTCAAAAGGCGGCTAAGGTTAAAGCAGAACAAGAGGCTAAAGAAGCTAGATCTGCTTTATTGGCTCAACGTGCTGATGCAGAGGATCAGTTGTTAGAAGATGCTGGTTTGTCTGATGAGTATCAGGAGCTTTTGGAAACAGAGGCTGTTGTCAATCACCAGTACAACTCTGCTAAAGCTGAGGTGCAAACCTTTGCTTTCATGGCACAAGACGCAGCATATGCTGCTAATCTTGTAGAGCAAAAGGCTCAAGCAATTGAGTCTCTTGTTTCTACTATGGAAGCAGAAGGTCTTCTTGCAGATCAAGTGGCTGCTACTAAACAGTCTCATCTTGATGCTGCACTATCTTCTCACCTGGCTGCAAAAGCTGCTAAGGAGAGAATTGCTAGACTTCTTGCTAACAAGAAGATTAAGTAGTTCTTTTGCTTTGTTATTGGATGGATGAGCCAATTAAAATATAGAAGTCACTGGATGAACTAGCCAGTAAGAGATATAGAAGTTTAAATATATAGGGTCAGTAATGGCCCTTTTATTTAGTAGATTTATCACCATTTGTAGAGCTGGGGGCCCGCTTACATCTAAGGGAGATCTTTGCTCCCTATCCCTATGTTTATTTATTTAAAACAATTTTATGGCATGACAGGCCCTTTTATTTGGCACAAAATTAAATTCACAAGTGCTAGGTAAATAACTATGTCTTATCAAGAATTCCTTTCTGCTTTAAATTCTTACAGCTTTGATTATAAAGCTGTATATACTGTATATAAGCATGAAGATCTTCATGTTTATATTGTAAATGAGGGTACAATGACTCTCAGTGTCAAGTATAAAGAGAGTTATTATAAAGATGACTCTACCAGTCCAAGCAAGAGTACTATCCTCTCTGCTTTTAGAGCAACTAGAGGTATTATCCAAGATATACTTAATCTTGGATTCTCTGTTCAGTGTGATATCTTTTCAAAGGATCACTATACTGATAGGAGAAAAGATTGGGCGGCTCTTCTGGGTATGGAGTCTATTTATAAGGACTCTAATAAATGGAAAATCTCACCACCTCCTTTGGTTGAGGAAGAAGAAGAGGAGGAGTTTGATTACTCTGACTATGATTAAATAATATAAAAAGGGCCTATCCTATGGCCCTTTTTATTAACAAGATATAAACTGCACATGATAATAGGCAGGACCCATATATGGATGCTATCTACATTAGTACTTTAACAGGTTAACCGCTTGTTACTGGTAGAAGCTAGTAGGACTATATATGAGTATAAAGAAGACTGAATACTACAACAATGAGAGTTACCTCTTATTGCATCTACTACTTGCTATTAACTAGCAGGCCCTTTTAGTGTGTATGGTGTGACAGATCAGTGCAATGCATCTAAGAGACTGATAGACCCAACACAAGTAGATGACAGGGCAATAATGTGGCTCTCCTTCATCCTCAAGAAGAGAACAATTAGAGGGGTTATATTGCTTTTTCCTTAAAGGTAATGTGGGTTATACCTACTTTGAATCTGTGGCTGTTGATCCTTATATCATCAATAACAATAACCATGTGTGCTGCGAGACTGCACATTCTTATAGTTAAGTTTATAAGATGTTGTTTACCACATACAAATTGAATAATATAGCTGGAGATGTTACAACTAGTATAAATAATAACTACTTAGAAGGGTCTTGTCTGGCCCTTTTATTTAGGAGACCCCTAACAACTCACTTATATAATACAGGGGTATTTGAGTATCATGGCTAAAATTAAGAAGGCTGGTCAAGTTGGAAATCGTATGTCTGAAGCAGAAAAGGCTAAGGCCAATGCTGCACGTCTTGCTAAAGCTGCTAAACAAGCAGCTAAGACTGCTAACAAGTCTGCTAAAGCTAAGAAGGCTAAGTCAGTCTTCAAGGCTGTTCAAGCTAAGAAGATTGCACTTTTAGTCTTTGTAGGTTTAATCCCTACAGACTTGGTGGAACCAACTTGGGATAATGCCCAAAAGTTTGTACAAAAGCCTAGAGCTGCAAAGAAGGTCGCTCCTTCTGTTAACACTAAGCCTGTTGTTAAGGGCAATACTGGCACCAAAGCTGACCAGTTTGCTCCTAAGCCTAACAAGGCTGTAGATCCTATCATTAATACTGTTGTTGATGATAGTAATAAGGCATTGAAAGATGCTTTGAAGAAGGCTATGTATAAGACCTTCTATGAGCAACAGAAGGGGGCTGTTGCTGATCTCATCTTTGAGAGAAAGAGTGAGATTCATGCTGCTTATGTGGCTCAGTATGAGTCATATAAAGCAGAACTCAAAGCAACTATTAGTGTAGTTGTTGATGAGTTTGAGTCTATTAAGGCTCAGGTAAATCAAGACTTGAATGCTTGGGCAGACCAAGAAGTTCAAGTCTATGAGAGGGACTTGGCTAGTGGCTTTGAAGCTGCTAAGCCAGTCTTGTTACAAGAAGTGCTAGACGAGTTAGCACTTCCCTTTGATAGTAGTAACGTTACTACTATGTTGGCAACTGCCAAGGCTGAAGCAGAAGCAGCTAAACAAGCAGCTATTGTTGCTGCTAAACTAGCTGAAGAGGCTGAAGCAAAGGCTAAGGCAGAACGTGCTGCTAAGGCTGTTGAGCTCTATAAAGCTGAGCAGGCTAAGAAGCAAGCAGATCTAGCTAGGGCAAAGGCTAACAAGGCTAAGCAGGAAACTGCTAAGTACTTGGCTAATGCCAAACAAGTTGTAAGAGATGTGGAAGCATTCTTACAAGAAGGTGGTGATTTAAATAGCAATCATAAAGCCCACTTCAACACTTACAAGCAGTTAGTTGATAACTGCCAAGCGCTCTATGACGCTGGTAAGTATGAAGAGGCTTTAAGAGCTACTAGGAAGTTCTATGCTGTCTTTAAGAGAGAGCTAGAAGCTGTTATGTCTTACATTGAGTCTGTAAAGGCTGATAAGAAGGCTCAAGTAAGACGTACTATTAATGGCTTTAAAGATGCTATTAAGAAGTACAAAGAAGAGCTAAAGACTCCTCTTGCTAAGAGAGCTTCTGGCATGTCTAACCATGACATTATGTTGGCTATTAGAGATCTTAACACTGAGATCTCTAACTTTGAAGGCCAATTGTCATAATAGATTATAGATAATAATAGTATAGTTATTAGTACTTTGATAGATAGTATTACTACTATATTAGAACCTAAGTTTATGGAGATTAATTCTATGATTAATATCAAAAATGTAACTTGCTATATCACTGTTGAGGGTGAATGGCAACAAGCAAGTATCATTGTTAAAGATGCTAATAAAGCACTCAAAACAATGATTGATGTGGGTACTTATACTCTATATAAGCTAGAAGATGGTAGCATCTATGCTAATATACCTTCACATTTAGAGCATACAGCCTATGACTCTGATGAGTATGGTTGGTTCTTCTTTGATGAAGATGAGGAGAATATAAGGTTTGAAGAGTGGTTTCTTCAACATGAGTCTGAATTGGTGTGGCAGACATACGTTGAAGATAAGTCTCTTGTTGATGCTCTATATAAAGAAGAGCAGGAGAAGCAAGCTGCTATTAAAGCCAAAGAAGAGGCTGAAGCTTTGAGGTTGAAAGCTATTAAAGATGAAGCTGATACTAAAGCGGCTTTAATTGCTCAGGCTAAAGAGATAATGCTTGATAAAGACTGGTATCCTCAAGTATGGAAGGATTATCAAGCTATAGTTGATGAGCACTTTAGTGGAGCAATATTATGTATTGATACTCCTTCCTCCTGTAAAGTTACTGAAAAATATGGAGGTTCATCTGGGGATGGTTTTGCTGACGCTTTTACAAGCTTTAGTGAAACTTATATTAAGACTTTTCAAAAGAAGGTCTTGAAGTTAAAAGATGGATCTGTAATCAATAAAGATACAACTTTTATTGTTGATAGTCTTGAAAAGGCTGAAGCTTATATCAACAAGTTAAAGTTAGAGGTTTTTAATGATTATCACTTCTATAAACAGTATAATCAAGAGTATAAATATGCTGTTAGTGTTTATACTCTTGATGCTTGGGTTAAGGAGAATTATAAAGATATAATTCTATATAATTCTGAGAACCCAAAAGCTACAGAGTATATTCCTTGGCTATACAGAATGGAACACCAATGTGATAATTGGGCTCATTCTGTGGCCAACTCATTAGGAGTTACTTTTGATAGTTGGAAGTATACTCAAGGTAAATACTTGGCATCTTATAAGGATGAATATGGGGATAATGTGTATTTCTATATGCCAGTAGATGATGCTTATAATCTTAATCTTATTAGACAGGAGATTCAATCTTGTCTTGATAAGAATAGGAAAGCTAAAGAAGCAGAAGCTAAGAAGAAGGCTGACATTGCTGCTAGGAATAAAGCTGAAAAGGAGAGACAAGCTGCGGTGTTAGCAGAGAGTCTTACTAAGTATGCTCCCTATATAGAAGCTGCTAAAAAGGCAGGTCTAACTTTAATTGAAGAGGAGGGCAAACTTCCTAAAGTTAAAGGTATTTTCTTCTTGAGGAATTATGGGGGTAGAAAGGGCGCTAATAATCCCTATATCAATTATATAGCAGATGACCCTAACGGCTTTAAGTACTTAAAGGTTGCTGCTAAACCTGTACTTAAGAAGAAGGTTTAAAGTGGACAGTAAATGGTGATAAAGTTGATCTTTATACCTTCTGTAAACAGAATAAGCTTATTATTCCTAAACATCTTCAATAGACTAATACATTATTGATTACTATAAATACTCCCTGAGTTTATAGTAATCAATTATAATAAAAGGGCCGTGTCTGGCCCTTTTATTTAGGCCCAAAACTCACTTTATTAAACAAAAGGGCCAACGGAGAATATTATTATGTCTTTATTTAACAAGGCTGCTTCTAATAACGCGTCTGAAACCAAGGCTACTTCTAAGCCTAAGAAGTCTTTGAACTTTGGTTCAATGGACGAGGTCTATGAAGCTGTGCTGAATGGTCATAAAGTCTATTCTGTCAATGTAAACTTCTCTCAGAAGGTTGCATTTGGTCCTAAATCTGCATTGAAGACCATTGGTGGTGCTTTTACTTCTACTAATGAAGGTGATCGTGCTTTCATGAAGTTCATGCCAATGGGTTACACTTTGAAGGATGGTGAGCCTAAATACATCACTGAAGGTACTACTACTGTCTACAAGTTGGTAGATTGTGAGGATGATGAATTGGCAGAGTTGCAACAGCGCTTGCCAATGCTGAATGACACTGCTAAGAAGGCTCTTATGCAGTCTGTTGTTGTCAATGAGAATATTGACTTTGAAGCTTGGCAAGCAATTGCTGCTGACAATAATGTTGGTGGTGAGATTGTATTTGAGTTTAACTGTGCTCATTGGGACAAGTCTTTTGTTCAACAGTTGGGTGCTAAGACTCTTGCTGGTCAAGTTAAAAGCTTGAGCATCTTCTTTGTTCTCAGCGCTAACCCTAATGGCACTGCTAAGTGCAGTGATATTGTTGAGGTGTTAAAGCCTAAAGATGGTGAACCTGTCTATGGTCGTTTCTTTGAAACTGTTGTTGTTGCAGCTACTTGGAATGAAGGTGTTTTCTACACACCTAAGTACAAGAATGAGATTGCAGTTAGCAGTTTCTCTTCTTCTGTTTCTTCTGTTATTAATCTACAGAAGAAGATCAATGGCACTGGTTCTGTTGATGGTATGAAGAAGCAGGTCGAGGCTAAGAATCAGTTTGGTAATAAAGCGGTTGCTAATGCCAAAACTGCATTTGAAGCTGAACTGGAAGCTGGCAAGTGGAACAAGTTTGTTGAAGCTAAACTTCAAGAGCTTGCTAAATCTACTCAGTTCCCTGGCTGGTCTTTATTAACTTGCAAGGCATATCTAATGGATATGCAAGACAAGTATTCTGATGTTGAGTACACTAATGATGTTATCAACATTAAGGGTATGGCAGGTGCAGTTAACACTGCTAAGACAACAGTACAACAACAGTCTGTTGAGACTACTGTTGATGAGCCTAAAGCATCTTCTCCTAGAAGGTCTTCTATGGTTTAGTAGCTGATTAATAAAAGGGGCAATAAAGCCCCTTTTATTGTACTTATGTAAGTACAATAAACATTAAGCAAACTCACTATCAACTATTATGTCCAATCTAAAAGGCCTTGAAGCAACTCTATCATTCCTTCTCAACTTCCAAGTTGATGAAGACAATGATCTTCACATTGATCTAGCTAACTACCTTGCCTCTGAAAACATTAGCCTTGCAATTGAGACTCAAGAACTCAACTATGTATTACCCTCAGGTCCTTCTAAGCTTAATGTAAGTCCTCTGTTGACTTATCTTCATGCTTGTGGTTGTGTGATGGCAGCTTCAGGTGTGGTTAAAGGATTTGGTAGCATGACTACATCTGATGGTTATCTTCCTATTGAAGATATGTCTTATCATGATCTCCTTGAAGATGATCTTGTCTACTTTGTAGATGCGTCTGTTGAAGACTTGGAAGGTGTTCTTGCTGTTAAGCATGATGATCTTCCTAACTTTGTTATGGCTCAAGTAGCTGCTAAACTATCTGCTCTGTCTCCAGATGTTCTAGCTAAGATGTTTAGCTATTTGAGCTATGGTATCGAGTTGGAAGGTACTAAAGTCACATATGCTGCTAACTATGGTGGTTTGGAACTTGACTTTGCAACTGGTGAATTTACGGTTGGTAATACTACTAAACAAGCTACTAAGCGAGTTGCCATTGATGCAATAACTGTTGGTACTTCTGGCTTCCTGTTCTTGCTAGGTGCTGAGATTGTAAAGCTTGGTCATGATGGTCTATGGAAGGGTGAAGGTATCATCAACTCTATTCCTGCTTTGTGGGATGAAGAGCAGAACTATGGTGTTGTTGCCAATGATAGCAACAAGTACTTGAAGAAGGGCCAAGCTAAGGGTGTAAAGTTTATGTATAATCCTGGCAGACAAATCATGGGCTTTCCCTTCTATGCTATGACCAACGGCAAGATCAAGACTGCTAAAGTTGAATGGGGCAACACTATTCTTATGGATAAGGTTGGTTCTAAGACTGTATACAATGATGATGCTGCTAATGCTTGTGGTATCTTTGGTGGTACTGTTTCTTATAAGAGCAAGGATGGATCTACTAAGACTCAGAAGGGTCAATTTACCATCAATGATACTGGTGCTAAAGCCAACAAGAAGACTAAGGTCATTGAAGTTGGTGCCAAGATGTTGAATAGAATCACTCAGTCTTTCAAATATCAAGGCTCTGATTTGTGTCAGACTAATCCTGATGGTACTCTATCTTCTACTAGGGTTGAATCTAAGTTTGGCACTAAGATCATGTCTACTGGTAAGGCATGTATGATGGAAGGTCAGATGGTCAAGATTGCATTGACTGATGGTAGCATCTCTAGTGGCAGTGGTGTTGCTGTTATGAATCCTGAGTATGCTGCTTACTATGGCTTAGACAAGTCTATTCCTACGTTGATTAACTTCAATGATTGTACTGGTGAAGTGTGGGAGAAGTACAACTCTGGTATTACTAAAGACCATGCTAACTTCTTTATGTTCTTGAATGACATTGAGAATGTATTGGAAGCTATTCCTCAAGACAAGGTGTTTGGCCCTGGCGAGACTATTGCTGTGTTTGATTATGGTAGTGGCAACATCAAGCCATTGTTTACTAACAACACTCATAATCAGTTCTTTATTGTAACTGGTTACAAGGTTAAGCCTCCTAAGATGAGCAAGAATGGTTATCGCCCTAGTCACTGCAAGATTCAATTGAAGGTGAAGGCTGTAAAGCAAGTCCAATTTGCTAAGTTCAGAACTGCTGGCCTCAAAGCTACTACGGTTGTTTCTCCTAACTACAAGTGGTTTGATGCTAATGGTAATGAGGTTGGCTATCCTGCTGATATCATTTACAACAATGAGACTAGAAAGGGCAATGTTGCAGAACTTGTAATGTTTGCTAATTCTAATGCAAGCATCAAAACTGCTATTGTTGAAGGTGATAATGATGGTTGTAGAATGGTGATTACTTACAACAATGGTAAGGTCAAGAAGTCTGACTTGATGAATCCCAAGAACGTTGTATCTGAATGGGTTAATAAGACTACTGAGAAGATGAAAGTGCAAGTTACTATGCCTAAAACGCACTATGAATTTGCTCTGGAGTCTGCTATTTCTGCTGGTTATGATGTTAATACTGGCAATGGATTTGACTTTAAGTGGCGGCTTGTTGAAGACCTTGGCAAGGGTGCTGTTGTTGTGGAAGAAGACATTGAAGTTCTTGTTGGTTATATGCCATTGAACTTTGAGATTTCTACTGCTGATGAGTCTGTTGGCGAGTCTAATCTTACTCCTGAGATGATGGCGGGTATGTCATTGATTAGTCCTAAGCTTGTAGAGGCTTTATACTCTGAAGCCTTACCTATTAGACAAGCTTTGCAAGGTCTATTAGACATGGCTAGTTATGAGATCTATGATGAGACCTATGTCTTTAATGCTCAAGACACTGAACAATTGAAGGCATTTCAAGCTATCATTCCTAATCTCAACGGTAAGGACGATAGACAAGTTTGTAATATTATGGCAAAGATCTTTCCTGATGGTCTGATGATCACTTCTAATGGTCAATCTAACAACTCTAAGTTGCTCATTGATTGGTCTACAGTTAATAAGACCATGACCTTTATCGGTGGTACTGCTGATCAAATCTCTCAAGAGATTGTAGGCGCTATTAGATTCTTTGCTGATCCCGTTAGAACCATAGGCATTAGTGGTATTGACAGTAAGATTAACGCTACTGTTCTTAAGCTTTCTAATAGCTTAAGGGGCTGGTTGATTGCTGGTCTACAAAGCAAGGGTATTATTAAGAAGTTGTCTAGAAGTTCTAAGTGTCTTGTCAACGGCAAGGTTAGAACTGTGTACAACTTGTCTTTGATTCCTGATACTGATGGGTTGCCTAAAGCTTTGGTCAATCCTGACTGTGGTATGGCTAAGTTGTTGGCTAAGAATGCTGATAAGACTTGGAATGAGAAGTATCTTGTTACTAAGTACTTTGACAACAAGGATGATTACAAGACTAACTTTGTAATGCCCGAGCATTGCATTGAAGTTAGCACTAAGAACTTGAAAGCAGAAGGCTATGAGGTTAAGTACTTTGATCCTTCTTTGCTTAATGGTACTATTGTTGCTGCTGTACGGATTCCTATGTTTATGCCAGCTATGTGTAAGCTTGTTATTACTAATGAGATTGAACCAAGTCATGTTGGTATTCTTCCTTGTATTTGGGCTCAAGGTAATAGCGGTGACTCTGATGGTGATGGTATTGGCTTGATCAACTGTTCTATTAGAGGGTTGACTATTGCTGATGCTATTGCTGCTAACAAGTCTATTGTAGGTCTCACTGGTTATAAGACTGTTTATGCCAGTTCTAAGCTGCCCTTCAGTGACTTTATTGAGTCTCCTGCTAAGAAGAAATTGATTAGACCTGCTGGGTTTGCTTATGCTTCTTTCTTGCCTCATGAGGATGTTGAGGAGTTTGCATTTAACACTGAGTATGGTCATGTTGGGCTAGCGGGTATTCATGTTAAGACTAGTAATCACTACATGTACTCTGTTGGTACTGGCTATGGTATTGCAAGTGCTATTACTTGCTGGGCTGCTGTTAAGTCTTATGATGAGTCTTTTACTAGAATGGACTTATTGGAGAAGGCTATTTTAGTCATTTGGACTTTGATCTATGAAGGTCTTGGTCTATCTGGCTATAGTGCTAAAGCTGCTGAGTTCTTTGAAGTGTTGAGAGCTGCTAGCCTTGTTATGTATGATAAGGTTCCTAACGGTCCGTTGTATGCATATGCTAAGGCTGAAGATGGTTCTATTCTTCCTAGAATTGCTGTGAAGGATGACAAGAATGTTGTTCTATATGATGCTATTGAATATATGCTTGATGCATTAGACTTGCCTACTAAGGATTCTGATTGGCAGCAAGTTATGGAGATCATCTGTGACTTTAACTACTATAGAATGCGTTATGGCAAGTTGGACAGGAATGAGTTGACCATTGAACAGATTGAGAAGGTGGATGACTTTAAGCTTTGCAGAATTGCAATGATTGGTATGTTTAGACATATGGGTAGAGGCTTTGATCCTTCTACTGGTCTTGAGTTGATCAGTGTTGAAGAGGGTGATGAGTTCACTGAATATATGTCTTGTTTGAAGCTTGTTTCTAAGCATGAATATCATACTAAGCTTCTTCCTCAAGATGGCTGGATGAATAAGATGTATAGAAATGGCATCAACTTTATGATGCAAGCTAATAAAGTCTTATTAGCTTCTATCTAGTAATAACTGGGGCCTTAATTGGCCCCTTTTATTAGCTATTAATACTAGCAAGTTTAGTTGAACATTATAGTGAAAAATTGCATTTATATTAGCAATTATTAGTGGTTATATAACGTAAGTAGCTTAGGTGAACACTTATATAATTACTAATAGCTAATATATGATTGCAACTCCAGTAGCATATATAAGTAAACAATAATGCTAGGTTCCTCCCTAAGTTTTGAACAACTTCGTTGTCTTCTTTTTCTTATATATACTTACTTATTACTGAAGTATGTAACTATGTATTAGATATAACTAATATATACTTACTTATTACTAATAGCATGTAGGTGATACTAACCTATTGCTAAAAGTGTAAGTTGTTTATTAATTAAGGACAAAAATACTATGTCACTAATCGCTCAAGCATTGCAAAACCTTGATTCTCAGATTGCTGAGGAGTCAGCTATTGAGCAGGCTAAGGAGGCAAAGAAGGCCGCTAAGTTGGCTAAACAGAAAGAGATGCTAGCTCAACCAGGCTACATTTTTGATGTTTTCTTCAACCGAAATGCACCCTTCACTCAGTCTCAGGGTTTCTATCTTACTAGCTGCCGTTTGGCTAGTACTGAGAATGGTGCTTCCCCTTTGCCACAGGAGCTAGAGTCAGAGTTCACAGCTTGGTCTTATGAATCGGTCAATACTGTGAATAGACTCAGAAGCAAGGGCATGGGTGCTTTCAAGGTCAGTGTCTTTATTCCACAATCTTACTTTCAATCTGAGGATAAATATCCAATGATTGAGATTGATACTATCATGAATCTTGATGGTGTTAATGGTAGATTGGCAGTCAATGCTGATGGACATGAGATCGTTGTAGTTAGAGGAGAAGCAATTCCTGCTGGCTATGAGACTGTAAAAGAAGATGCTTTCAAATTCTATATTGAAAGCCATTTGATTATAGGCTCAGAAACAAGTTGGGACCCTCTAGCTAAAAATCCCCACAAGGGTCTTGATGCGGAAGCATTTAAGACTAGACTTGCTAAGTCTGCTGCTTTGCATCGCCGTAAGCAAGAAGCTGGTCTTCAACAATGGCGCAACAATCAAACTGCACAACAAGCACCTGCTACTAGTGCTATGAGTGCTAGTGTTGCAGGCGCTGAGCAACCAGCTAAAACTACACGCTCTAAGAAGGCTGTAGTATAATTGTCCAATATAATCCATAATGTCATGTCAGATGTTATGGATTATATTAGCTCACCTACAACAGGACAGTAGGACAGACATGTGCTGAAGTAGTAACGTGTAAGCTAGGGTGGGACCACCTGAACTTAACAAAAGCCAATAATGTAGACAGTATAAATATGTATTGTCTACATTGTTTTTATATAACAACAACTAAACCCACAGCCTACACATTCAAAGTAGTAGCTGGCCCTTTTCATTAGAGGTGCCAAGAGGTGATGGATGTTGTTTTGTTTGTAAATATAGAGGGGATACTTGTATGTTGGCAACAGATCTGACTTTATATAAAACCGAATTAGAGTTGGAGAATATTGACTTTGAGACGGCGTTTGAATATTGGGACAACTATGACCGTTGGGCCTGATAGTCAAACGAAAGGACTTTTTAATAAATAAATGATCCCTCTTTGTAGTTGTAGAAATACAACATGCATTGAATTAAGGATAAACTGATTTGGTTCAGTGGGGCTCAGGTGGTACATGTTGTAATGTGTTAAGTTGTAATATACTTAACACATTACTGCTTAAAGTATTTATTTTACAATTTAATAAGTTTATTGCTGTAGGAGGCAATTATGTATTATTGTTTAATGGATTGGAACTGTTCTATCCCAGGGTGTGAGGCAGCACCTGTTGCTCTATCTCTAACCCCTATTAAAGCTGGCCCTGGTCAGTGGGTTATTAGTGGGACTCTAGATGCAATTAAAGCTGAGGTTGCTGCTGAGCATCCTTTGGCTTTAAAGGAGCTTGAGACCTATATTGAAGAGGTCTTTGAAGTAGTCTTTATCAAGGGCTACTCAGTAGAGGCGTACTTGTGTCAAGATGGCAGTTGGTCATCTTGGTGTATGGATGATATATCTGGCATGTTAAGTGTCAGTAACATGTCTTCTAAGGAAGACTTGATTGACTTCTTGATGATGGTTCCTGGATTTTAGGAGTAAATAAATGCGTATTCTATTCTTAAATAGTCTTCCTAAGTCTCTTCAGGGGACCAAAGAAGATAGGGATATCTTTATTAGTTATGCTAGTAAAGAGACTGTGTTATCTTATCTAGATGATGCTGATGTTATTAGCTTCATTGGTCATTCAAAAACTGTTGAGAGTATCAACAATGACCTTGGAACTAATTTAACTATT